CAAAAGCATCTCGCCGCCAAGCAATCCACCCCCAACATGCTTATCTATGACAGATACACCTGTGGGAACGTATGTCACATCCGGCGGCACACCAAGACCGTCAAAGAACAACTCGTCGATCAACGGAGAATCCAAACCTTCCAGCCGTGTCTTGGTTGTTTCAAACGATTTAACCAGCGTGTTAACACGATCAATGTTCTTGCTGTCGCCTTGAAGTTCATTAAACAACGACGTGGTCAGATTCAACGTAGCCAAATGCATCGACCAGCGTTTAATAATCGAAATAGCCATGTCTTGCAGTAATTTATCTGCGGCGTACCGTTCACTGCGTTGGTTCGGTGTTTTAACAAACTCAACAAGCTCATAGATTTCGTCGAATACATCCGGTGCAACGTAATCGCCGTACCGTTCTCGGCGCCGTTCAATGATTCCACAGATTTCTTCGTGGAGCGGAAGCCTATCGTGCTTGTCCACGAACCAGCAAATCAACTGGATTACTTCTGCGTACGCTGGGTTTTCCTGTCCAATCAATTCTGGACGGAATACTTCTCGTACAAATTTTTGCACGTTGATGTTGCAAATAAACACCCGCAACGCACGTATCTTTTCTTTTTCCGACGGGGCGTCGTTTTCATTAACTAGCTGTTCCACAACGAGCTCCTTGTCGCAAAGCGTAAAACTGCTTATACAATTCCGGAGCGCTCTTCACGAACGTTTCCGGTAACAGATGGGTCCAATGCGCCGTGTATTCATTCTTGAAAAAATGAAACTGCACAGCAGCTTTGTGTTTAAACGCTTTAGCGATTTCTTTGAACTCAATCATCCGCGTTGCCATAAACGCCCGATACGCATAACAGTACCGGAACAACATTGAAATGCTCAGATTAAAATCAAGTAAGCTTTGTATAACGGCATCTAGTTTTTTGATACCTTGTTGTTCTAAGTACGAAACATTTTGTTCAAACACGTTTTTGTTCACATCCAACAACGTGCGAATCTCATCGCCTTTAGCGTGTTTAAACTTTTCCCAGTGCTTCAGGCATTGTTCCGAAAACAGATGATTAGGCTCAGGTGGTCGGTGCGCAATATCCCGAGCGTCAAACTGTATAGAAATGTACGCCTCTGGATCAATTTCCAAAGTCACAAATTTTTTAGCCAGCTTAGGCCACAACGGCGGTATGTCTTTCTCTAGACAAACGCCGTCATCAGTTTCTACTCCCTGCTTACCGTCGTACAGCTTGGGAATGACGTACACCACCGGATACCCCGCCTTGGCCGTTTCGTACAGGCTACGAGTCAGACTGTACGCGGCACGGACAGTCTTGGCCAGATCATCAATGGCATTATTTGTCACTGATCTCTCCAGACAGATATTCCAACAATCGAGATCGCTGCGTTGGGGCTAACTGCTCCCATCCCATCTGTGAATAGGATGTCGCTCGCTTATCCGCACGCTTGGCAAACCGACTGTTGAACTGGTCCTTGTAATCGTGCACGATGCCATACGACTTGTCGTGATGGAGTCGGGATGTTCGGCCCGGTATCTGCACGTCATTAATCGGAGAAGCGCCGCCGTCACCACGGATCAGCACCTGCAATTTACGAAAGTTTACGCCCCGATTCCATACCGTGGTTACAATAACTTTCTTAAGTTCGCCTTGCTCAAAGGCTTGTGTCAATTCTTGTCGTTTGCTGGCAGTTATAACTTCAAAGTCAGGCGGCAACAAACCGCGTTTGTCAAAATACCTTTGATCCCCTTCATCAATTCCCATCTCGCGATACACCAGCGTGAATTCCGGTAACAATCGTTTTAGATGTAACGCATGCTCGATCGTCTCAACAGTAATCAACGTTTGAACACTGGCGTCATAAGACTTAGCATCTTCAGCTATGACACGATTACGCGTTTCGTTCTGCCATATCCCCAATCGTTTGCGTTCAATCGGATCATCGATACCCGCTACAGGATCGTAGTCCGCCATGACGTTGTTCCATTGCACCACCAGAGGTACTACCATCTCGTGCTGCACAGCTTCGTCGTAACTAACTTTTAACCTTACTGGACCGAACAAGCCTTCGCAGATAACGTCCTTACCGTCAATACGCATATCGTGAGATGCCGAGAATCCCCACATATGCGCATGCGTAAACCGAGCCAGTTTGGCGGAGATTGAATCCACAGGCGCTTCGTGGCATTCATCGTAAAACACAAAGTCCGCATCTGCGGGAGCGTGATGCAGACTGTCCGCTGTGACACAAAAAATTCTGTGCCCGGGAACCTTGCGACCTCCTCCAACCAAACCGACCTCCGGAATCATTTGCGCCAGTTCTGGATACAGCCGTTGCGTCATGACATCAACAGACTTGGTAGACACCACGATCTTGGCATCCGGGAAGAGAATCGCCGCACAACCAATGACAAACGATTTACCCCAACCGGGAGGACAGTCAATCCGCCCGTTGATGTATTTCTCAATAACCTGAAGTGCCTCGTCTTGCCGGTACCTCAGCTCAAAGTTCAAACTGTTAAGCCTATCCCAATCCGCTATGAATGCGTCGGGACGGGGGTATTCAGTTAAGTTCTTGTACTTAACTGAATACCCATGCGCTTTCAATTGCTTAGTAACACGTTTGTAAAAACCAAATGTTGTCACCAGCCGGTTTTTGACATCTCGGGTAAACATGTCAATTGGTACCGTCATCATCAAAGACTTGTTTTCCCGTTTGGCTTTTACACGCGCTGCACCATACAACGGTTTGACTTCAATACAAGTCAGCACGCGGCGGAGAACATCAAAGACACGAGCCTCTTGTGAATTAACAATCAGACGGTTGCCGTAACGAATCAATTCTATTGCGGACTGCGGCATCGACTGCTCCTTCCAAGGCAGCAATGTGCCGCCCTCCTATGTGGTTAATCCTATATGTTTGTAAAACGCTTTAAGCTCGTCTTCCCGTTTGAAGAACATAGACGGCATAAACTTAACTTCTTGATGGGTCGTCAGTTTAGCTCGCCACAGCAAATAAGTGTAATCCAACAATTTTTTAGAAACCTTTGTCAGACTAATTGCCGGATCAGAATTTGTCATGAAGATACGCCACAGAAAATCTTCTGGCCTTGAGGGTTTTTGCTGTTTGTAATACTCACACGCCTTTTCATTGTGCCACGCGTTAAACACCGATAGTGCTCGGTCAAAATTTACACCGGGAGTTTCGTCTTCAAAGAACCGTTTACCGTTCGAGTAGTTGATGCCCATGTAAGCATACAGACGACTCAATCTATTAGGTTTAAACGGATGCACAAATCTGCGAGGATCACCAATTTCCGCCAATATGTTACCTACTGAATGTTTGTCAATAAACGGAATGAACGACATGAAAGACCACGCCGGATGTTGTTTTAAAGCTTTGTCAATTTGCTCAGGCGTACTGTCGGTCTGCAATGACACCAATTTATACGCAAAATACTCAGCCTTATGCATAATCGCCGACCGATACTGCGGCGGCGGCAATCCGGGCAGCGTCGCAGTCACATCCATAATCTCAGGCCCAAACACTAATCGTATTTGCGTTGTTGTGTCGTGAAACAATTCAAACAGGCGACACATCAACGTTGCGTTTTGCGGTGACGCCAACACAGAGATCTGTTTAAACTTGGCCGTCGGAAATGATCCAATAAATTCCATAACATCTTGTTCGGAATTACATACCGACAACGAATCGTCGGCGTACCAAACCGTTTCGTCATAAGCACAATGAACTTTCAGGTTATTGTGCGTCATGGCGTTATCCCAGTGTGATGATCTGATCAAAACATCCCCGCAAATTATCTGCGTGTGTCACCATTATAATTTGCTGATGTCCCGAAATCTTTGTCGATAGCGAACTTAGCGCGTCTGCCAAGAAACTCCGATTGTCTTCGTCGAGGTTTGCTGTTGGTTCGTCCAACGCCAGCAACCCGACAACAGACGCCAAAGACAGCCAGAACGCAATCGCCAAGATAACCTTCTGGCCCGTAGACAATCTACCTGCGGCCTGCGGTGGTTCCCCGGGTTTGTGCACGATGAACGTCAAATCATCGTGTGCAGTTTCAACCCAGAAGGGACTACCAAACTTGGCCAGATTATCGTTGATGCCTTGCTCCATCCTTTCCATATTGGCAACGGCAACGATGTTCGGCAATTTATCCCTATGCACAACCGTTCTGACTTGCTCCAACATTGACAACAACTGACGCATCTTCTTGTTGCGCTTAACCGACATGCGCAAATTATCTAGATCACGTTCGTAGCGTTGGATGCTTTTCTGATTGGCGGCAATTAGGCCTTCCAGTTTGGCAATCTCGACTGTCGTTGCATAATGCTTGCGGCGTCTAGCTGTTACGTGCTCTACAAGGTCTTCCGTAACCGTGTACGTTTTAGTGCCGGACTGAACGACCGTGTTGTCTTTGATCGTCGTCTCTACGTCTTTCAACTGTACAGAAAGCGCGCTCAACAAAGATGACGCTCTTGTTGATTCAATCTCGTGAATCCGTTCATCGGCTTCCGCACCACTCAACGCTTGCTTGTACTTCTCGTATTTATCAAGCACCGTGATAGCGTCTTCCAAATCTACAAGCGGTTCTTCTACCGCAGGAATGTTGTCCAGAACGGCAGTAGCTGACGCATGTGCTGCCGTTGCTGAACTCAAATCATCCTCATACGTTTTCTTCAAAATCAATGCTTGCTGAAGTGCTTGCAACGTTTTCTTGCGCAACGTACACGCTTCTGTCAGCGTCAACAATTCTCTGCGGTATTCCACCAACTGAGCCTGCAACGAATCCACAGGCGTCAAACAAGTCGGACACACTACCTTCTTCGTGTTCTCAAACGTATCAAGAATTTTTGTCAATTCAGCAACACGCGTCAATCGTGTCTGCTGTTCTTCTTTCAACTGATCGTACTGCTCTCGAGAAACATCTTCAGGCGGCGTAAGCGCATCAAGTTTGCGTTGAGCTGCTGACACTTTAGCTTCGGCAGCTTTGCGTCGTTCTGTAACTGCCTCGTATTGCCGCCATGCTGTCTTAGCGTCTCGAGCTGTCGTTACCTGCTCTTCAATCTTAGTCAGGCGTTCTTTGATCTTTTCCGTATGCGCAACAGCTTCAGTCACCGCTTGCTTGGCCGTAACCAGTTTAGTACTAGCGGTTTCGATCTTGTCAGTCAGCGTCTTCTGTGTCGCCTGCGCCGTTGTCAAATTCTCAAATGCTCTAACAATTGCCTCAAGCGTCAGCAACGTTTTCTGACTCAGGACCTGCTGCGTACACTCATCCATCTTTTCCTGCACCGTACTAATCTCAGACGTGAGGCTGGCAATGTTGGCCATCAGTTGGTCGCTGTTATCTACGGTTGTCTGCACCGAAGATGAGTTGGACAGAATGAACCTGCCCAGTGCCAACCACACCGTTTCGCAATGCTCAGTACCACACAACTTCTGAAACGCTTTCTTGCGATCGCCATCTGTGGCCGCAAGGAAATCGTAGATCAAATGCTGTTGCTTGAAAACAAACCTGTCCAACACGCCAAACTCGACACCAAGGATGTTCTTGAGTTCTTCGGCAATCTTTTCAGAGTTGGTAATCTCAATGCCGGGAGTGTCGGCATACGTGAACACGCTCTTGTTGGGGCGCAAGCTACGGCACAGTTTGAAGTGCACGTTGTTGTGTTCTACTTCAATCTCGGCAAAAGCCTTGTCTGTGGGTTTAGCTTGATTGTTGATGCAATCCGCTTTGACACCCTCGAACCGACTCCAGTCATTGGTCAACACTGCGTAGAGCAAATTGACCACCGTTGATTTTCCACACCCGTTTCTGCCGACAATACCGACCAGCCCGCACTTGAAATCAATCTCCAATTTCTTGTGCGGACCCACATTCAACACTGTCAATTTCTTGATGTACATCGTCTTTCCTCAGCCATTCCTGTCTCAAAGCTTCTAGTTCGGCGTCAACATTTGTTGCGGCCAGAAAGCGAGAAACTACAGAGAACAGGCGGGGATCTTCCTCTGGATCTACAGCCAATCTCAGCAATGACGTTGGCGTAAGCACTTCCACATTTGTCGTGGGTGCGGAGACTACCAGCCTCTCCTTGACTTTAGGTGTTTCCTTCAAGAACAAGTGCACCTTGTCTACACACGCCGCTTCCAATCGTCTGGCTGCGTCGTGAAGCTCGGCGTTGTACTTCACCCTCAGATACGGTCTGCGTATGTGCGGTGGTAAATGTTCTGACTCCGATGCCAACTGTTCAATACGCGCGGGCAGTTCTGATAAGTATTTATCTAATGTCGGGTCGTCTGTGATCTCGACATCGTCCAACGTTGGCCTAACCTTGAGTTCTCCAACCATCCAATGTTCGTCGGCGTGAAGCATAAAATATTTATCGGGCTGCTCGTCGATTGACTGCCGACACGTCGATCCCGGGGAATACACAGTAACAGGCTGACCTGTCTTGCCTGTGGTGTGAAAGACTTTGTGCACATGCAAATCACCCGTGAAGATTGTGGACACATGCGGCACGTCACTGAAGTTAGCTTCGGGCGTCGTGATACCGCCCATGAACTCTCCCCACACCTGATGGCTGACCAGAATATCAGTGTCCACAGGGATCTGCGCAAATTCATCGTGAATGCGATCGGCTGGCTGCCAATCCATACCGTAAATCGTTACACCGTCAATCATTACGTGACGACCGTGTAAATGTGTGGCGTGAGCATGCGCCGACAACCACGTGGGACTGTCTCTGTCGTGCTGCCCTTGAATAAAATAAAAAGGGATATTCGCCTCCCTAAGCCTGTCTAGTTGCCGGAAGAACTCTCGGATTGGATAGGCCCGATTTCGTTGCTTATCGATTAGGTCGCCGGCCCCAATAACCGCCGAGACTTTCTTAGTCACGGCATGTGTCACAATCTGTTCAAGGGCAAATGCAGCGTCACCAGCCACGGCACGAGTTGTCCATGCCGATTCCTGCAAATGCGCATCAGCAAAAAACAAAAGCATTGTTTGCTCCTGAGTATTGTTACAACAACGCGTTTTAAATAGTGAAGACCAATGCGGCGTAAGGACTGTCTAAATTGTTTGCAAGTTTTAATTGCACAACACGTACGTTGCCGTCTATTTTAAAATCTTCACGTTTAATTGCGTCTTGAATTGAACTTGTTAATTCCGCTTCGTGGTTTTCGTTGTATGTGTCTTCATTATTTAGATCAAACGAAAGACCTACAACTTGCACCGTTACATCTAATTGCATTTGTATTGCGGCGTCATACGTTTTCTTGTACCGTCTTTCGTTAAAAATTGCATTAAAATCGTGTTGTCGTCGATTAAAAACTAAGAACGGCTGGTTTTCGTCAAAGATAGCCACCATATCCTCTAAAACGTCTTTTTTCATTTCTTCTGCGGTTATACAATCAGCAAGAGAATACGGCGTATCTTTAACTTCGTCGTAAACAGAAACTGACATTTCTAATTGTTCGTCTGTAAAACCTTTTAACACTTTTAACAAATCTTTGTACGAAGGGTGCCTTTCGTTAAACCGTGACATATCAACCTCGCTTAAATTACTCTTCAGTCCAAAATGCCTTTCCGTTTAACTTATCTGCGTATTTTGTATTTTCTAGTCCGTGCAACCCGACGGTGTAATTATTGAATGTGCACACGATGTAATAATTTTCTTTATTTTTTATAACTTGATATGCCTTAGTGTCAGCAAATACAGTTTTACCTGCGTCAACAGCTTTTTTTATCTTTTCAATTGTGTCTAGTTTCACGCATCATCTCCTATTAATGTTGTAACGTATTGTGCCAATTCTTTGCTAAGAATGAAAAGCAGTTGAGCTAAACCCGTGCTGTTCATCTCTATCTCACACCCCGTTGTTATTTTCGTCGGCGTCTATGCGTTCTATTTTTAAAGCTTTTTTAATCGTTCTACTGAGGTGTTCTTTTGTTATTACAAAATCAATCTCATCCGACAGATCACACATAATGTGCTGGGGACCGCCGTATAATTCTTCTTTGTCAATTAAATACCGTTCGCAACATTTTTTTGTATTTTCAACGTTCGGACAATTACCGCCGCAATAATAACATGGCGACGTCATCATGCTTTTATTTGCGTTTTCTAAATTTTTTGACAAATACTCTAAAGCCGCAAGCAATATAAAACGGTCTCGTCTTTTCATTTTCATTCGCCGTCTCCTACTAGCGTTGTAACGTTACGTAATTCCTCAAAGAACGCGTCTGTGTCTAAATCCATGCGGTCTAAAATCTTTTCTAGCGTTTTGGGAGCCATAACATTTAACGCGTTTACAACTTCAAGCACTGCGCACAAACCGCTGTATTGTTCCTGTGTCATTTTGGGTTCTCCGTCACTGCTATAATCGTACAAGTCCCCGATTCAGATTCGCACCATTCAACGTCAGATTCACCAGACATGGCGCGATCCAAGACCAAATCTTCCGCTGCTTCTCTATCGACAGCCTCAACATCAATGTCTGCGCTCATAACCACGTCACGTAAAACTCTAATGCGATACTTTGGCATCACGCACCTCCGTTTAATTTGGCAATTAAATTGTTTGCCTGATCAAGTGCCTCATACGAAAAACCGTCTGAGTCTTCGCCATCTTCAATCTCCAAAATTGTCTCAAAAGACTTAACAAGCGCAATCAACGTGCTGAGCAAGCTTGGAGCTTCATTAATCAACTTGGCATTTGCTTCTTTGTTCTTGCCGTAAACAGTTACAGACTCCCACTCTAATGCTTGTTTCCCTCGCTCCGGATGAGGCACATGGAGAATTGTTCCCCACAACGAGTTGTAATGCTTATCGAACTGCCACTGAATGTTCCACGGTCCTTCTGTATGCACAATCAGCTCCTATACGTTGATGTTCTCTTTGTTGATGTCCAATACGTACCAGTCTGCGCGGTCCATAAAATCGTCTTTGGCCGTTTCAGCCGCAACGTGCATTGCGTCTTTGTCGTCATCGGCTTCAAAAGATTTGACAATATCCCACGCACCGCTTTCTCGAACGAAAGCGAAGTAATACATCGGCATGCTGTTTCCTATACGTCAAATAGAACGCGCAACAGCTCTTGCAGTCTGCGCACTTCACTTGCCACTTTGTGTAACTGCTTGATACAACCGACGGCGTCAAAGCCGTCGATTGTCTTCTTGTCTGTAGACTCTTTAATCAGCGTTTTTGGAAACTTTGCAACGGCGCGGTCCGTAATGTCCATTGGTCTGCCTCACCACGTCAATGATGCGCGTGGTGTGCAACTCACCACACATCTCTATATATTTGACGTTTTGAGCCAACTCTCCAAGCTTACAAGGGCTGTCTCGGTATTCAGCTCCCTTGACAAACGTCGTAGGTTTAAGCGCCTGCATAACGTCAGGCCACTCATCCGTCGAACCTTCAATGACGTAATCCACAAACTTGCACGCCAACAAAATGTCTAATCGTTCGGCAAATGAATAGAAAGGTCTAGAGTCACCTTTTAACTTTTTCACAGACTCATCGGTGTCCAAACCGACAATCAACCGTGCACCCAGATAATGTGCTTCACGCAACAAATGCACGTGCCCGGCGTGAAACAAATCAAAGCAACCCACAGTAAAAACTATGGGTTGCGAAAACTCTAGTGCCCGTAACTGGTTGAATGTTTCTACTTTGGACAAATCCACACCAATCGTAGTAATGTCATACCCGTTACGGAATATTCTCATTTCAACGCATCCTTGCGAGTTACTGTAGCTGTACCCGGCGTACGCACAGCTACTCCTGCTGCGCTCTGTGCAAAATCACATGCGGCAACAAACGGCATACCTTCCATCAGGCCCACAGCAAGACCAGCCAGAAACGTGTCGCCCGCTCCGCAAACGTCTGTCAGATTGGGGAGCAAATGCTTATACGGTGGAGGTGCGTAAATAAAATCACCGTCACACGTTGCGTAACCCTTATCGCCAAACGTGATAACCAAACGTTTAAACAATACACCGTGACCTGCCACTTGCTGATTAAACACGTCATACACAGCGCGGTACACCAGTTCGGGTTCTGCATCAGGCGCAATAGGCTGTTCAGCAAACGCCAAATACTCCCGAGCCTGCCGTTCGTTAAACTTAAAAATCGTATCTTTAGAGCCCCACGCCTGCCAGTTAGAAAGGCGTCTGCCCGGGATATGTCTGCCCGGATCCACAATCAGTAATTTACCTTCAGCCGCAGCCACAATGCGCGCCCTGACATCCCCAGCCCGAGGTTCTAGACCAAAGAACCCCTTGTGGTAATCAGACACCACAAACACATCAACGTTACTGGGCCACTTCAGATCGTTGCCTGCTTCTTCGCTTCCAATCAGGTTGACACTAGACGTCAGCCAGTGGTCATAAGGATCTACATCAAACCGGGTTATCCTTGGGCTCATCGTTTGCGTGATGTCGTTGTTTGTGATCCTGCATTTAATTACAGGTCGAACGCGCGTAGACGACACAATAGGCGTAACTCCTGCCAGTAACAACTGCTCACGCACAATGGCATAATCATCGCCACGAGCACCTGCCGTATACAACGTTACAGCATTATCGTTCGGGCCAAACTTGCTTAGCGATTGCACATTCACTGCTACATTGGCTGCGCCGCCGGGAGTCGTGTGTCGAAAAGATACATTGGCTTTTAACGTCCCCGGCTGTTCGTAATTGTCTTTTACACTGTTAATTGTCAAATGACGGTCAATAATCGTGTCACCAAATACAGCGATGTTCACTGATACACTCCTCTAATGTTTCCTGCGTCTGGTGATATGCGTCCCAGTGGTGGCTGGTAAGCATCTTCTTTAGATTTACAATCAGAACACCTACGGACACGCGTAGAGTCAGGTGTGATAAATTTCCACTGACACCCAAGACACACACGTACCGTTGGAGTTGGTTGCATTGTCATTCCTCAGTAATTAAATCGTCGTCATCGCATTTGTCACGGCATTCGCCAACAAATATGTCGCAAGGGTCGCCCTCGCCACTTGTTACGTACAATTTGCTTTTGTCTGCTTCGGCATTTAACTTGTCGCTGTAAAGCTCGTCAAGGTAAGCCTCTCGGCTACCTATCCCGTTACAGTAAGAACAGGTCTTGTCGTAACGCGTCAACAACGTCCGAGCGTTTCTGTAATAACGAAACCAGCCGTGCTTTTCCAATTTCTTAAGATTACCCGCCAAATTAAATTCAGCAGCCCTTACGTGCGTCCTTGCAACGGCTTTTCTCCATTTCTTGAGAAGCCGTTTATTTGTCGTCTCAACTTTAGCTCGTCCTTTACATTGTGGACATGGCGCTAAATTACTGCACGCCCAAGGCATGTAATACTTTCCACTAGGCATCAAACTAAATACCGAACCAATAAAAATCGAACGTTCAAACTGATCGTTCCACTCGTTCCACTGCCATTCCTCCCGGTCAAGATCTTTTCTGACACGATCCCAATCAATACCTGTTTCTACAGCCGTCATGGCATTTCCTTTCTATAAGTACTTACGATTTTGTTCTTCAATTCGTTGTTCCATTCTTGATTCTTGGCAGGGTCACATCGCCATGAAATTATCACCCAGTCATCAATCGTGTCATCGTCATTAATTGTGTACGTCTCAACCACTTCGTACCGTCTAACTGTTCCAATAATCCGAGCCGTGCGCAATTCTACACGCTTGTCAGCCATGATCGCCAACGTGTAATGACCAATCTCTAAGTCTATTACTTTTAAGTACTTAGGGTCATCAATCCATTTTTTGTAACGGTCACTTGCGTGTTTTTCGGCACTTGTAGGTTCACTAATTGGCACAAACACAAACATAGGTTTTCCTTATTTGTCAAACGACAGGAAATTACCATCTGCGCCCGTAATCGCAGCGATCAATTGCTCGTACGAATACGTGATGTCGTCGTATACATCTTTGTCTTTCAACACAGAGATAGTGACAACATCATCGTCAAACTCAAAACGAATAGCTGTGTACCCCAAAGCTTCCGCTGTTGGGGTTTCAGTGACAACAACTGTGCGTTCGTCACTAGCCAAAGGAATGGCTTTTTGTTTATTTCGTTTGTTGACGACGTGCACGCTTAGGTTTTGGTTCATCAGGCTCACCCCAGTTCATTTCTACAAGAAAGGCCCGCCAAGCCTCGATCAAGGTCTCACGGGGGCAAAGTACTTCTTTGTCACAGAAAGCGCTCACGCAGTCATAATCGAGGCCCGGAAAGGCACGTTTTAATTCTGCGTGTAAAAACTTGTACGCGTCAAAAAACACTGTGGCTTTGTAACACGTGCGGTAATGTTCTTCTACCACATCTAACCAACTTACCAAATCACGGCGACCTTGAGCATCTTCACTGGCGTTATAGCACAACATATTTGTAGTTAGCTTAAACGGTATTTTATATTTTTGGATCGTCGCATTTGAGATTAATTCGTCGTCGGGTACTGGCGGAAGTTCGATCATGTAAAGATCCCCATGACTGTTGAAGGTGAAATTTCTTGTCCATGAGTCGGCGCATACCAAAGAGATACCCAACAACAGCGCCAGCATGAATGTCGGTAGATTGTTGCGACAAAAACAACGCGTCGTACAAACCATACGGAAACGTTAATGCTGAACCAAAAATAGACGTGGGATCAAAATCAGACGCTAGATGCCATTGAAACGCAACACGGGTACTGATTGACGACGGTAGTGGTGTCTGTAGTGCGTTGGTGTTGGTCAAATGCAACGACAGTCGATTAACCGTGAACACGTTGCGTGCCTGTTGATAATCAAACCATGTCGTACTAAAACCACCTTGCGGTTCTGTCACACGACAATTTAACGAATCGGTTTCAAACCACAGTTGTTCGTAAGATCGTAACAACCTTGCGTTTGTTAAAAGTTGTGCCGCTAATTGTTCGGCATTAGCAACTGAAACAATCGATGGAATAAAACTGTCGTCAAATGCATTGCAACCAAAGATTCCCGGAATAATTGGTGCTGACAAAACAAACGATTGACTAAAAGTTACGCCTACATATTTTACGTCGTTGCGTAAAAGCGCAGGTCGTAATTTGTCGCGACAGAAAATGTACATCTTTCGGAAGAAACAATACGGGCAAATAAAAGAACCACACCGAAAAGCACTAGCTTTAGTTTCTGCTGTCGGTAAATGGTTGCAATACAATAAACGTTTACTAAATTGTTGAGTTAATACGTCAGGTCCAACACGTTGCAACAATTTGCTAATTGCGTTGTGACGATATTGTTTTAATCGTACAACTTGCTGGTTAAACGAAAGTTTTCGTTTGGTGTTGTTCAGTTTGGCATTTACAAAGATCGCATCAAGAGACGCTTTGTAAAACTTGTGTGGATCCCACGACATTTGGTGTATTCCCTCAAAGCGGGGCCTGCTTTAGCAGGCCACGCTTATCTACTTACGTAGTAAGTAGGTCGTCCTTTAGTAGACCTTATCTTACAAACTTGCCATAACATTGCGTGCAGTAACAAGTTATGGCATCGAGTTGTGCTTTACATCCAAAACCTCACAAACTTGACGTAAGTCCCTTATTCGATCAGTACATATGGCGTCGAGACAAAAATAATTACTTACGCGTTTGCGACAAACTAAGTTGTTTGTATTGAAGAAAGTAAGGTGGTTTTTAGCCAGTAAATTTGACGTAACATTGTGCGCACCATAGAGTTGTGTCATTTTATTGTGCTTTACATCCAAAACCTTACAAACTTGCCATATGTACGGATCGTTATTAGACTTACGGCATTGCGGCTTCGATAAAAAATGCGCTTATTTCTTTCCAGTCAATTTTAGACAACGCATCGTTTAACAGTTCAGCGTGAAGGCCTGTGCATTCGTGTTGCGACAAGTCTTTTTCTAAAGCATTTGCTAATAACTGCGTTGCTTCTTCTACGTCGTTATCGTTGCGTTCTAGTAATTCTTTTGCTTCGTTGTCCCAATAATTAGTTGCGCCCTCTGTGCCGCCTATCCACATGTTGACAGCCCATGTTTCGTAGGTGGACCAGCCGTTGTATTCTTTGTCCATAAACGCAAACTCCTAGATTTGTCAGAACATACCGTAAAACATTAAGTATCAAAACGAACTCAACATCGTTTACACTAAAAGCAACGCACATGTAAATACCTGAGGTTTTGCCATGCCTACGTTAACCGCAGAACGCGCATTTTTTGGTTATAGAGGTTACAACGCTTCAGGTATTTGGGAAACCGGTTCTGGTACTTTAAATGCGCATATTGCCAGTGCGTTAGCTGCGTTAGCTACAGCTGTTACTAATCTTGACGACGCTAAAGTTGCGTTACCGTTAGCCAAACAAGACGTAGTTGCCGCAAAAGCGGCTCTGGCTACTGCAATTATACTTTTTAAACAACGTAAAACTGATGCTTACGCTGCCGCTGCAATTACATTAAAAGAAGACCTTATCATTGCAAAAAAAACATACGATCAAAATAAAGCTTCAGCGCAAACTACGTATGATAACGTTAAAACACGCATTTCTGCACCGGAAACCGGAGAGTTAGCCGTACTTAAAACGGAATTAGACGCAGATAAAGCGACGCTAGTAACCGCTACAACAACTAAAGACAATGCGATTAACACTCCAACGACCGGCCTTAAAGCAGTTTTAGCAACAGCGTTAGCGTTGGCTAGATCTAATTTGGCTACAGCGCGAAGCACAGCGCAAGGAATTTATACGACAGCGTTGGAAACGTACACAACTGACCGCGCAACGGCATTGTCTGCAATTACAACAGCTAAAGTTAATAAGAAAGCAGCATTAGCCGCAATTAACATTGCAAACGCAGCTATTGCCGCAGCTATTGCCGCTAACAACGCTGGAGCCGAAGCTACAGCACGCGCGCAATTAGCCGATGCAATAGCCGCGCAAAATGCAGCTATTCAAGCGGAAACAGACGGACACGCTGCAATTGACGCGGCACTTGTTACACGTAATGCAGCATTGGTTACGCGCAACACTGCATACGATACAGCAAAAAGTACCGCAGACGCTGCTATTGCTGCGGCTAAAGAAACATTTGCAACAGATTTGGCAACTGTTATGGGCACGTTTAACACGGCTAAAGGCGTGTATGACGCAGCAAGTGCACAATACACATTGGATGTAGCTGACCTTAAAGCAGAACTTGCAACGGCGCTTGAACAACGAAACATTGCGTGGGGGTTGGCCAAAATAATTTTTGACGACATGACTAAAGACGCAAACGAAAATTTAATTGTTTTGAAACACGCTGCGGACGAAGCGTACAACGCCGCAATTGCAGATGCGTAACGAAACGTCAGGACTTATGTGTAATGCCTGACGTTTCGTAACATGTTTAACAATTAAACTTATTCAGAACTACCACCGTGGTAAGTTCTGTCGTGTTGAGCGCCGCTTCTATAATCGTCGCCGCATTGACTAGAGCCTAATGGCAAGTCCATGCGACAAACAGAACACTCTCGGCCCCAAAATGCAACATCTTGCTCGGGCATAGGTTTTTTACAGCCGTCACAAGGCACAGTAGGTATGTTTGGTACAATCTTTCGTTTAGGCATGTGTTACTCCGTTAGTTGAGCTTCGATCTTTTCGGTCTTACCCATCCAAGGACATGGTTTGATTGTTACAAACCAATCTTTGAGCGACGGGATGTGGCCTAGATCTTCTTTGACATGGCGTTCCGCAATCCACCTTACAGGGATCTTTCGCCCTGTGGAAATTGTGATGGTGTGATCTGTTCCGCCAAATAATCTTTCGGCTTCGTAAATGCCTTGCGAATGGTGTCGCAAGGCACGGTGTCTAAAATCACCAAAGTGTTCTTTTGACGCGTCGAACCAGTCGTGGATTTGTATGTAATCCTCGACCGTTCCGCCCCATACTTTGACACAGCTCAAGGCATGGTGGTAGGGGTTGGCCACGATTAAACCTCTTCCGCTACGTTGTTAAGGTTGAACGTTCCTTCGACAACGTTTACGACGCGTTCGTTAAATTCACACCTAATTGCGCCGGTATCGATGTTGTAATAGATTGTCCCGGATGTGCCTTCGTTAATTTCCCAGCCGGGAATATTTTGACTTAAAATGTCATACGTTACCGTCTCCAATGCGTCTGCAAGTGTTAGTTCTTTTTGTTTTATTATCGGTTCCCACTTGCCTTCGTGGTGTGCAAAACCTTCTTGTACGTCAAAATCGCCGATACTAAGCGTTGCCGGGTGTTTTGGCGGCATTGAGTCGTTGAACTGGAAATCCATGTCTTCGATTTGACCGCTGTCTCCGGAGCCGTCAAACGTTACGACAATCCGTGCGTAGTTAGATGCCTTGCACACCGACAGAACTTTGCGCCAAATATTCAAAGCATCGTCTTTCATAGTAATTTGCATAATCATCCCATCCTTATGATTAAACTTGTTTCTTTATCTCGGCCAAGTCACACGTTCCTGTGCTAGTTTTTACACGGCTGAATTCACACTCAATTAAGCCGGTAGCCGTGTCGTATGTAATTGTTCCGGTGTTGCTGTTGCTACATTCCCATTTGTAAAAATTATTTATTAAAATTTCGTACGTTACTATTTTTAACGCGTCTGCAAATGTTAGTTCTTTTTGTTTAATTATTCGCGTACAGCTATCTGTACAAAATTCTTCTACATCAAAAACGCCAATACTATTGCAAAACTGAAAATCCGTGGTTTTAATTTGACCCTTGTCCCCATCGCCTTTAAACGTCACAACAATATCTTCGTGATCAAAATCTTCGCACAGCACTAAAATTTTGCGCCAAATATTCAAACCATTGTCTTCCATTTCAATTTTAAATGCCATGATCATCCCATCCTTATGATTAATTCTTCTGCTCCAAACACTTTCTTCTCGCCGCAAGATTTACAGACACCACGACGCATGTCTGGCTCAACGCCATGAGTTTCTGCGTGACAAGCGATGCAGAAACCTACGTTGTCGCCTGATTCACACGCCGCTATGATTCTGTCCAGATCTAGTTTTGGCACGGTGCGTTCCTCCTTGGCCATGACGAATACCTCTTATCGTTTCTGTCAATTTCCCCAATTACTGCATTGAGTATTGGAACTAGCGCTTCGTTCTCGGTAAGTATTTGCTTGTCTTCGTCCGGATCGTTTTGCTCTTTAATCATTTGTTTTAAAAGAGCTATGTCTCTTTGTGTTCCCAATACTGACAACGTAAACAAACTTTGTATCAGTTGTTGAATTGCAAATTTCGTGGAGCTCTGTAACTGCATTTGCATCACTCCTCGAGTTATTAACCTTTAACGCCAAAGGCCACGGTTTTACCCGTGGCCCGTACGTTAATCGTAAAAGCGTTGACTTATCGGTAACGTACGCAGGCAAACCAGCCATTGCGGCCGCGAGACACTGCAATCTCTACTGGTGTTCTTTTCCCCCAGTAGCAGCAATTGTGAATGGCGTCTTGTGCGCTACGGGTGCTGAAACCCACACCTTCGTACCTGAACGATCCGCCGCGATGAGCCATACGTCCTGTTGACGCAGACGCATTGGCGCTTGCTTGAGCCGAAAGGCCTCCTGCCGCCGATACAGGTGCAATCATCGAAACACTCAAAACCAAAGCCAACATAGCCATCCTGACCATATGTCGAAATCCTTTCATGAACATGCCATCATTGTCCGGCTCGTTCTAAGCCCGGGCCGCTATAACACTGTTTTAAGTTTTGTTTGTCAATACCGATCGAGACTGTCACTGAATGTTGTTTTCTGTTTCCCACAACTTAAGTGCTTTGTCGATACCATTTAACGTTTCCTCTGCGGTTTCAACTTCTTCCATACAAATCGTGTTAATGACAGATTCTTTAGGTTGATTGGCAACCATTTTTCGTTGATTGTTTATGTGTTTATTCAATAGTTTGGTCAGTAACCGCGCAATAACTGGTGACACTTTAATTGATAACGTTGCAACTGTAGTTTGCATTTCTCGATTGTCATACGCTTCTGCTGATACGCGGCGCATGGCAGGCGGTTCAAATATCAGTTTGTTGTCATTGTCATATCCAAACCATGTACCCGGTATTTCCGGTGTACCGTCAGGTAAACGATGCAGTCGTTCTTCCGGTGGCCGTTGATCGAAGGACCAGCGCAAATCACTTAAGTATGCTACAAAGTCAAAACAACTGTCATAGTCAGTTAGGCACAAAATGTGAGCATGGAAAATTTCTGATCGTTGTGTCGAAGTAAGTTCGGACCACGTAGCAAATTCCGGATTGTACTGCTTTGTTGACATCAGCATACCTTTTAAAACGATGGGGGTTAGGACGAATGCCGTTGGCGGCCACTGTACATGGAGTACATGAATTCGTCCATTTGCATATCAAGTTTGAACATTTCGCCAGTTTTTAACTTAATGGCGCACGTGTGATCCGACACGTTATCTTCCACGTAAACAATTTCGTACGTATTCACCGTCAGTCGTCGTCCGTCGTGTAATCGAGCAACTACAAACGGATTAGGATCTAGGCTCATGGGTATCTACCGTAAAAGCCAAACGGATCTTTGCATCGTGACCTTGAAGTAAGACCACGTTGAATTGATGTTGCAAAACACATTCGTAAGTAAGGCGCACTGTTACAGAAGACAAACTGAACAATAATTCGTAACCACTTTTACTTTGCAATTCATCTAGGGTCATTTTTTTGTCGTTGTATTCCGCTGACTTTAACGCAATTGCCGGGTTTTGACACAACGGACAACAAATAGAGTAGCTTGGGCCAGTTTGATTAACTGTCAGTTGCAGGTCGAGTTTTGTTCCTAGCACGTTTTTTATTCCTTATCCATGTCTCGGGTATAGTCAGGTCAGCAAGTTGCAACGCTTTGACTAATTCATCTACAATCCTGTCCCCGTTATCAGGAAGCATTTCTTTGATCTGATCACGGGTTAACGGAATGATTTGATACAGATACACAAACCCTGCTTCTTTTTCAATGTGGTTGATTGTGCGCACAGATAGCGGCAATTCAGCTATGGCTGAATATTGCGGCGTTTCTTGTTCAACCGGAGCGGGTTTAAAGTAACGGCGTTTGCGCATAATTGTTCTCACATCACTAAGCACCGACAGTACTTACAGTAACGTGAAATTAAGCACGATTCTAGCTTTACCCTTCAGTAACGTCATAGCGTCCGGCTTGGAATTCTTTCCAGATGCTACTGGGGCGCGGTCCTGTTTGATTGTTATATTTACCTTCGTACTTCAATGTGGTGGTTCCTTCTACTGTATGAAAAGCTACTTGGCAGATTTCCACGTTGGCATAAATGCGTACAGGATGCACAACCGTGATTTCCAAGGTCCATGTGCCGTTAAATCCTATGTCACCGAATCCTGCGGTGATGTGCACAGAAATACCCATACGCCCAATTGAACTGCGTCCTTCAATAAATGGGGCATACACGTTTGTATGCGTTACTTCATTGGTGTGGCCTAAGTACAGAACGTTAGGTTCCAGCACATAGCCTTCTGGTGGAATTTCAATTGGGATTGTTGTCGGTTCAGTACGCAAATCCAGTAAATGCGTCGTATCGTACTTTAACAGTGTTTTGCCGAGTGTCAGGTTTACACTGTTCGGGTTTAACTGGCGGAGTCGAAACGGGCGGATGACTATTTCCCCCGATTGCATCGCTGTTCGTATTGCGTTGGCCGTTAAAACCGCCATGAACTGATCCTTGGTTTACAATTTCGTAAAATCCTGCACTAAATACTTTTATATACGGCATGTCTGTCGCTACAAGTTCTTTTTGCGGCAACGTATAAAAAGCATCACAGTTAGCTTCTTGCAAGACGTAACACGGTTCTTTAAGCAATTGCGCGCGCATATAAGCTTCTTTTAAAGCATCTTGCAACAACATAAAATTACTCGTGTTATTCCTGTGTTTGACTAAGGACGCGTTTGGCTTCAACCAGCAACACTTGCATTTTTTCTTGGGCAGAACTAACCATAGTGTCGATGTGCTGGATCATGCCCTCTAACATGCGTGTGGTTTGTCCGATACCGCCAAACAGCTCGCTTGGCGATTTTTCATTCTGAGACCGGGTTTGCCAAATACCTGATATGGTATCGGTAAGATTTAACTCATTGTGGTAATCAAATATGACGACGATTCCCCGTAAGTCTGCGTGTCGAAGCAACGCTTTTAACGCAACCTCTTGAAATTCCATGGCAACGTCGTGGTCAAAACGGGAGGGGTTCGTCGTTTCGGTCATTTGATTTATTCCATGTTAGTCGCGGCGTACGACAACGGTGGTGAAACACGTCGTTGCCGATGTTTGCAAATCGTGAAACACTGAAAGCAAACGCCGGAAACAACCAAAGGTTATTCTGTGTCAGTTCGCTTGCCAATACCAATCCCGCAAAACAGAAACCAATCCAAACTGAGAAACACCAAGGACAAAGCAACAAATTACTGAAGTAATTGTTGTACAGTTCCAGCCGTGCGCGCTGCTCTGCAAACAAAGAACTGTGATGCCATATCTCAATGACTTGCCACGTGGCGAAAGCCGCAAGCAATAAACTAAACCAATTCATAGTGTTTCTCCGTTGTTAGATTTTTCACGCAAATTCAACAGTAAATACAGTAGAAAGGATGCTGCAATCATTGGGATGTAACTGCCAGTCAATACTGACAGTATCGTGCCTGCTCCTAAGGAACAGACTACAAACTTAAAGAACATGTGTTTGCCTGTGGAAGCGTTGCCGGTGGAATTCTTTTAAGCGCACTACCCGCATTTACGTGCGGAACTCCACCGGCAACAAAGTTTATTGTACCGGTTCATTGCTCCATGGTCTCATCGTTCCGCGATCTGGTTGCGGTTTACCTTCTGCTTCAAGGAAGGAACTGATCGGGCGTTTATCGACTGGAAGGAAGTTAACAAGTAAGTCGGCAGGGTAGACGCGTGGTCGGGGACGGAGACTTTCGTTGGGATTGATTCCGGAACGGCGGAGGAACGTGACGGGGGAGCGCGATTTAGCCATGGCATGTGTTCCTTAAGGCTGGTACTACTGTAGATGCTTAACAATGTTTGCACTGTACCGAGGACAAGGGCAAAGATAGACTCAAAGATCAATTTTAACAAACTGTGCAAATTGTCAAGAAACGCGTCTTCGGCACTTTTGCGCGGCATAAGGTACTCCTATCGTGACTGAAGCCGTTGATTTAACGCCAAAAATTCTAGAACCTGAACTTGTTGGCTATACCAGTGACAACGTCAAAAAAATCTTGAAATTGCAAAAGGCATTGCGAGAAAGCGGAACGCCGACGCTTAAGCCTTTATTACCGTTGCTATTTTCACTTAAAGGAAAGCCGTATTCGTTGGATAATTATTTTCCGTTTGAGCCGTTTTTTCGTACGAGGATTCCGCGCGCAACGTTACTAAAAACCGGACGACAGGTTAGTAAATCCACGTCACTAGCTGCACAAGGAATTAGCACGGCGATTTCAATGCCGTATTTTTCAACGTTGTATGTGACACCGTTGTATGAAATGATTCGACGGTTTTCACATAACTATGTTCGGGAATTTATTGAATCGTCACCAAGTAAAGAACTTTTGGTTAGCGAAGACTTGGCGCAAAACGTATTGCAGCGTCAATTTAATAACGGTTCTAACATGTATTTTTCGTATGCATTTTTAGATGCGGAACGTACTCGAGGTATTCCCGCAGATAAAAATGCTATAGATGAAGTACAAGATATACAGTATGATTTTTTACAAATCATTCATGAAACACTTTCTGGCAGTCCATATGCTGTGAAAGCTTACTCTGGCACACCAAAGACACTAGATAACACAATGGAGAAATTGTGGCAAGACAGTAGTCAGGCTGAGTGGATTATTAAATGTCATCATAGCGGTTGTAACTATTGGAATGTACCTTCGCTATCTCATGATTTATTAAAGATGTTAGGACCATGGCACGAAGAAATTAGTGAAAAGATTCCCGGAGTTGTTTGTGCCAAATGCCGTAAGCACTTAAACCCTCGGTCAGGTCGGTGGGTACATGCGTATCCAGAAAGACGTTGGTCGTTTTCTGGCTATCACATTCCACAGATTATTTTGCCTATGCATTACGCCAACCCTGAAAAATGGGACATTTTGATTGGCAAATCACAAGGCCGGGCAAATACGACATTTACTACGTTCTTGAATGAAGTGTGCGGAGAAAGTTACGACGAAGGTTCTAAACTGTTGTCGGAAACAGATCTTAAAGCTGCTGCTGTATTACCGTGGCCGAACGACTGGCGGAAAGCTGCGGATCAGATCGGTGGATACGTTCGACGCGTATTAGCTGTTGATTGGGGTGGCGGTGGCGGCACGCTTAAGGCAACTGGTGACAGCGGTAAAAGCCGCACCAGTTTCACGTCGTTAGCTGTATTGGGTTATCGTGCTGATGGCATAATTGATGTTCTGTGGGGCATGCGTTCACTTAAAACCCACGATTATTATTACGAATCACAGTTGGTTGTAGAAACTCTTAATCGGTTTCGCTGTTCTCATCTTGTGCATGATTATGGCGGCGCTGGAGCCATCCGTGAAACGTTTGTGCATCAAGCTGGTTGGCCTGCTGAGAATATTGTGCCGATTGCTTATCACACAACAGCCAAGCACAACATTATGACGTTTCATCCCGCCACTGAGTCACATCCACGCCACTGGTATTCCGTAGACAAATCACGTGCGTTGGTGTTGACGTCGCAATGTATCAAGTTTGGATTAATTCGATTTTTCCAATACGATTTTAAATCAGCAGACGATGCTGGTTTAATTCGAGATTTCTTGGCGTTGCTAGAAGAAAAAATTGATGGTCGCGGAACAACAGATCGATACGTGATTGTGCGGCATCCTAATTTACCTGACGATTTTGCACAAGCCGTTAACATCGGTTCTTGCGCGTTGTGGCACATTGCAAAACGCTGGCCAGATTTGTCCGTTACTATGAAATTTCAAATCCCTATGGATCTGGAAGAATTAGCCAAACCCCGTCGCGTCGTCGATTGGGAGGAGATCTGATTCAACGTCGTCTTCAACGTCACCCGGGTATTGATAAATTTTAGGTTCTTGGAAAAGTCGTGATATGCGGCGAAGCGACATGTCCCCCGAATTAATCTTGGGTAAGCCAAGTCCGGCATCAATACATGTTGTAATAATTTTTTGCTGAAATTGGTTTTCGTCGGCTAGTTCTGTTTTAGAGAAAGTGACTGGCAACGCTTCGCCTTTAAACCACAACACACTTTCCGCCACGTGATCAATTCCACGCTGACAGATTGATTTAAGTCTGACAGAAAAATTAGTCATTTGCAGAAAATCTGTAGGCGCAAGTCTTATAAACCAACCGTCTTTGTTTTCAACAACAAGCCATGCTTTATTTTTGTCAAACAATCGCACGCACTTTACGCCATCAATAACAGTGTGCTCTTGTGCCCAGTCTTTGTACTCGTTTGCAATTTCATCAACATCTATATTGGCTAGTAATAAAGCGTTGAAGAATTCTTTGACTTTGTTTGAGGGTGCAGCCGTTAACCATTTTCGCAACGCATCACGCCAAGGCAAAGCACGTCGAATAATGTAACGCATCAGATCTTCGGGTTTTTTGGTTTTAATCATTTCAGCAAACGCAGCATCAGTCATGTCCAACAACGCTAGCATGCCACCACTGGAGTAAGCGGCTTGTATGACAGACGGTGTTGGCGCGCAGCCGACAATGACAATATTTTTTTGTTTAACCGCTGACCACGACACCGTTTGCGTATTTTGATGCGGTTCAAAAAACCACGATACGATAGGCAAAGGCGTGGTAGACATTAGCGCGTGTCGAGATTGAATACGCAGCGCAATCAACGGATCTTCTAGCGCTATCGCATAATCTCCGCATGTAGTTTGTCCAAGGATGCTAGCGGACAATCCCCACAAGCCTGCATCGTTTGGTCTGGCTTTGCTATTGAACGTGTTGTCACTGGTACGGCATCGCGTGTAAAGCCTTTGCAATTTACCGTGCCTATTTCCAACGCACAGCATGCCTTGAATAAGTCCGGGTGCTAGTTCGTATGGCAGCACCAAAACGTCTCCCCATCCACCCGGAAAACGCACAGGCAACGTAATGATGCGATCGTATAAATGCTTTTTGCGAGATGTACCTACGTAATGTTTGTAAGGGCTACCTAATGCCTTTTCTAATTCCTTGTTATGGTTTGCAGCAATGTATCGTTCTAATTTAGGAACGAACGATTCCCATTTACGTTGCGACAAATTAAATGTGTTTAGTATCGCGTTAACAGCCATGGGTGGTTTGCGAAAGTAAGATTCACAAGCTGCCCACGCGTCCGTCGCTTTGTGTCGAGCTGCAATAAATTGTTCTTGGTAGCGCCGAATTGATTCTATCGGTAGACTTATCATAGAGGGGACGGCGCGTTTACCAAGTTCGACGAATGTGGCGTCAATAGTCATATTCCAACATGCGGCAAGTAATTCAACAAAGTCGCCATTATGTTTACAAGCTTTACAATGCTGCCAACCCACGTTATTTGTGGTATCCTGATAGGCAACCATGCTTTTGACTGCATGACAGAGCGGACAATCAACTGTGACCGGCAAAGCGTCAGCTTTGTCAAGATTTAGGAAACCGGCAACAACGTTCCAGTTGAGTTCGATATTAGGAGGGAGCACGCTATGCCTCGTAATGTAGACCACATCGCTGACAACAACGGCGTTGAATTATACCGTCTGTCGTTGACGCATACTTTGCCAGAATTTGTCAAGAAGGCAAGTCCTGAAAGTATTTATGACGTCAAAGGCGTTGCGTCTAGCAATTATGCCGATGTGATTAGTCATCAGTTTCCGTGTCACACACCGCAATGCACGTGGTTGAGCACAGCTTTTTTCTTTGATAAGAAAGCTGAGTTTTCTGAAAAAGATCAGAAACGCATAGAGTCTCGACTTGAAAAGTTTGCAGCACATTGGGGTATCCGTTCGGAATACAGTGCTGTTAAGTCTCGTAGTAATCAATTAGAAAAGACAGCTACTGACGTATTGCCTGATTCCAGTTATGCGTGGGTATGGGTTGATGATTCTGGATCAAAAGATCGCAGATTGCCGTTGCGCAATGCTTTAGAAGTTAAGACAGCAGCAGATTGGTTACATCAATACCGTGATAATTTCACGTACGCTGATCGTAATCGCATGGCTGTTAAGATTCTTGAGAAGGTAGCACAGTTTGGCGCTGCCGTTGGTGACAAACTTGAGTTTCTGGAAAAGCAAGCTGGCCACGGCGTATGCAATCCAAAAGAAGTGCATGCATTGTTGCAGGACCGTATTAAGTTGGCGAACAACGACGAGCACCGCAACATTTTGCAAGCGCTGGCTGACAGCGTGCTTAATACGCCTAAGATGGTTCTGACCAGTAATCAATTGGTGAAGTTGGCCACAGTCATCGACACGACGGACCGTGCGCTTAATTTGACTAAGGGTTACGGTTCTATTCTTCAGCGCCCAGAAGATGTAATTTTTAGCGCTACGTTTACTAAGACAGCTTCTGAATTGCATGAGCATGTATCGACAACGTCTGGCCGCATGTACAACAAACAAGACTTTGGCAAGGTTGCATTGGATGACCTTAAGTCTTTGTTTGGTGAAGATTTTGCTGACCGCGTGCGAAGTGGACTGGACGTGGACGCGGAAAAGCTGGCGGAAGAGATCTCAACTCTTCCGCGTCCTGACGCCGAAATGTTTGACTCCCTAATGTCAGAAGTAGGAGTCAAACCCGCAGTTGTTAAGACAGCAGGTGTTCACATGAACAAAGCTGCTGCGGCTTATTATGCTAATTTACTGACGCACTAAGCCGTTCTAGAAACCTTGAACGATTTTGATCGCGCTCTTCTGCGGATCCCGGCGGTGGCAACTTAAACAAGCGTGCAACTTGAATCATCACAAGCACGTAATTACCTTCGTCTTGTTCTAGCCATTTTGTGGCATTACGACTTGGATAAATGCTTATTTTGTTTGCGCCGTCTATTGTTGTCAAAACGGCTTTGAATTTAAGGCCGTTAAACTTAAACCACTTTTCGTGCTTGATACGTTCTTGCATTATGTTGCCTCCAGTACGTAATTAGTCACTAGCCAATCAACCTCAGCTTTTACCGCAGCATGATACGAATCAAACACGACGGGCAGACAGAAGTAATGTTCTGTTCTGCCCGTAATCTTAAACAACGGCTCAAAGTCTACCGAAAATTTACCGGCGCAATCGCCGGTTTCAATTACTTCTACTCTGGATGCACGGGCAGGCATCTCATGCCTGTGGCGATATGTTGTCGCCTGATCCACTACCTGCCGGATTGATCCGTCCGGGAGGTATCTCTTGACTGTCATTGGTGCTTAGTCCTTCCCATGTCTCTGCTGGCCATTCTTTGTCGATCATGTACCGCCACTGCATTTCTTGATCGAAGCATTTACGGCAGACAGCGATAACCCACGTAGGCGTCAGTCGCAGGTTACGGCGCTCGACTGTATCGTTGCAACTGTCACACGTTCTCATGTTCAGTTCTCCGCCATGCAATCGAACTAGGCGTCTCTCTGATCATCCATTCGTACCCAGAGCCAACTTCCAGCATCGTGATGTGCGCGATGCTTTCCAGCTCGGTTCGATACTCACTAGGATCAGCGTGCTTTACCATATCTTTTGCTTTTTCAAGCGCTTCGTAACGGTTGTCCGCAAGCACGTCTAGCGTGTGCGTTTGAATTGACGTGATCTTAACTTGGTATTTCATCCTAACTGCTCCTTTGCGGCTTCGGCCATCTGTGTAAGTTGATCGAGAGCGGCTTCAAACTTATCGTCATTGCTACCTGCCAATTGCACCGCTTTGTCCAGTGCCAGTGGGTATTGCAGGTTCAGTTCGGTCAGCACCTTCACACAAAGTACCAATGCCGCTGCTTCTGGTCGTGAATACATGACTGTCTCCCTATAAGTACTTATTTATTGTAATTTGCCTTGATGTAATCCATCAGTAACGTCTCAAGCCAATGCACTTCTTCCAATGCTTCTATGACCGACGACGTCCAATCCACGCTTTGGACTGCGTTTCTGTCGTTGGCCATTTTCTTTAGGTCTTTTTCGGTAAATGCCGTTTCGGCAATTTGCTTTAAATCAATCTCTACAAATTGCTCGGCCATTAGCGTCCTCCGTCGGCGATACAAATTATGATTGTCGAATGAACGCTAAAGTCGGCGCACGCTAACTTATCGCCTACTTTTGCGTTTTTTACCCACGCTTGGACAGTTACTTTGTCGCCGCCAAAGTGTTTTAAGACATGAGACGTATTTACCGTTGCAACGGCGTCTCGTCCAGACATGTCTTTCAACAAAAACATCTTCACGGTGATCTCCTTATAAGTACTTATGCGTTCAGTTCTTAGCTCGCCATCTATCGAGTAATCGCTGCGCGCGTTCTGTCAACGCTGCGTGTTTAACCGCAGGCAATCTGCTGTTTTCCCACGCTCCTAGTTCTTCTTCTGACGCTTCTTTGTATCGATCACTGTCGTGGATAGTTACGTACCCATCTACGGCATCTACGTTAGCAGGAGCGAATGATCCAAAATTGCTAATGTGGTAAGTCCTTGTTTTCATATGCCTGCCTACGAAAAGGCCCGGGGTAGTGTGCCCCGGGCCGTGTAACTCTCACACCAGAGTTTATTTAAACGCAAATAAGAAACGGTTGTTGTCAGAGCATCAAGACCGGTTCCTGTCTCGATTGTGTTGGTATGTCTGTCTAGCCGTTAGGATTGCCAGCGTTAAACAACAGACATCGTAGTGACGTTATGACTCGTCCGCTCTGACAGCGGGTAGAATAAAACAAGACCCCGCCCAACCAGTACGCAAAGTGTATCAGAATTCGTTACGTTCGTCTATTAGGCGATCAATCGATTCGTCGTATAAGGCTTCGTCTTCTTGTTCCAATTCGTCCATTTCTTCTTCCGAATATTCTAGATAATCATCGGGTGGATCAATCGGCTGCTCAGGTCCCATGGCATTCCTCCCATCGAGCAATTGTGGTTAAGTTAATAGGCCGGCGTTTGACGACACCGGCCTTTGGTGGTATTGCGCAGTATTGGTGCTTAGATACCTTGAGTTGCAGTTCTGACAATAGCCGTTGCGCGTCGTTCAAATACTCGTCAATCAACACGGGGCCAAAGTAATCGTCATCTCCGTGAAACAAATCGATTACTTTGTCTACGCACCTCCGGATCTCTTGCAGTTCTTCGGAAGTCATATCACCCCCGTCAATCTTTTTCCCACAACTTGATAGCGTCCAGATTCACAGCACGCCTTACTTTCTTCACGTCATCGGCCTGTTCAAGCAACGTTTCCACGCTGCTGGTCAGTGCCGTAGCCAAAGACTTACGGAAACTCTTGCTTTGCTTGATCTCGTGAGCGATCTCTTCGCTACGCCCACCGACACGACTAAACTGTGCCCGGATTTGATCCAAGGCAGCATCCATCTGAACGCCTTGCGCACCCAACATGGATCGGATGTGACCGAAGCCATTCAGCTTTTCCATGATGTGCTGGATGGTCGAAGTGGTGATACGCTTGCGCTCTTCCGTTTCGACAGGACAGAACCGTGTCTTGAACGTTTCTGTGGGCATCGTCAAGACTTCGGTAACTTTCTTGTCGCCATCCACGGCGTACTTCAACTCGACCGTGATGTTGTCTCCGCTAACAGTCTGCCGCACGACTTCGGCGTTAGTGAAGCGGACAATTTCAGTATCCATCTCGTGTGGATGGACTCGTGTTCGTTGCACCAATTGATTGGCCAACGTTTCAAAAGCCGTCTGCAACTCCGACGTGATATAGTCGGTGGCAGTCTGGATTGTACGGTCAATTTCCGAAGCGACACGGGAGCACTCCCGTTGGTAGATTGCGGCTGGTAATCGTACGGATGGCTTGTACGCCGTGTAGACAGGATCGCTTACAGTGATGACCTGCCGCAAGTTATCTGGGTAGTCACGGAGGTTGAACTGATCTCCAAGGCGTTGACGGTCAAGATCTAGAATGGAATCCCAGACTGTACCGTCAACATCAGTATACGGAACATTAAGATGCTCCGTCACCCGATCTGCCGCTGAGTACAGTTGGTCTCGTCGCAAGAAGAAACCGCGCTCGAACTCTTCCATGTCTTCGACGCGGATCAGCCTGACGCCGCCTTCGATGGTGGTGTCGTTAGCTGCATTAGCCTTTACGATTGTGAAAGCATCTCGCCATGCGTGGATATTACGCCGACAGGTGCTCAATTCACTCAGCAAAGGATGTCCTGACGTGAGCAACTTTTTGCTGACACCGAAACCTTTGCTTTCCCCGGACACTACCGAGACCATCTGGAATTTAGTCTTGGCATCGACCTGTTTCGATTGAGAAAACCAAGAACATGCGTACGTAACTTCCTGACAGTTCAAAGCAATATTAGTAATCGTGGCTGCGTGCTGGTTTGGACTAATCGTTGGCTTGGTCTCATCGAAATTGAAACTCATCTGCTCGGATCCTGTTGTGATAGTGCTCATACGTTTCTTTCTCCAGTTCAAACTTCTTCGGTAACAAACGACACTGCCTGATCAAGAGCTGCGCGCGCTTGATCTGTGGCTTCGTTATCATCTTCTCTGTACGTAGCCCACATGACTTTGAGGGCTTCTAACAAGACAGGTGCTGCTGCAATTAATCGGGCATTGTCAAAGGCTTCCAAAGGATGATTGACAATGTGGGCCACTGCTTCCCCTTCGGGATCATTTACCGGACCAACGGCTAGTACGAATCCGTCCTTGAAACTCCACGGACCGGGCGTATGCATAAGAACCTCCGCAAAGTGGGCCGGGCAAAGTTTATCCCGGCCCACTACGAGTACTGTTATTCACCACGAAGCCGACGACGCCCTGTAATAGGCGGTGTCGTGGTTTCCGTTGTCGCTGTGGCAGCTACCTTGAACAGCTTGCCAGTTGAAGCATCTAAAGCGCATTCCGAAGCCCATTTATCGAGCTTGCCAATTTGCTTTGCCGCAGACACAGCAACAGGACGGATACGCTGCTGAGTCTCGGACAAAGGCTCGGCCAACCTGCAAGCCAGACGACACGCTGAACGGATCTCGGCAGGAGTCCATCCCTCGTCGTTCACGATGTAGCCTTGCACAGCACGACCTAGAACATCATCAAGCGCCGTGATTTGTGCAATGTATCCGTCACGCCCAGCTTTATCTTTAACCAACAACGACATTGCAATCCTTTGAGCAAAAGCCCCAATATCCTTTCGTTTGGCTTTGTACTCCTCGATGATTCCGTCCACATCTGCTTCAAACTTGCGGGCGTTTGGCACTCCGGCGATCGTCGCAGGGAAGAAGCGCTTGAGGTAAATGTTCCATACCTCAGCCCGTTGCTTATCGTCAGGAAGTCGAACATAGAAAATAGCATCGACACGTTCGGCACGAGTAAACGCCTCGTGCATGTTACTGATGTCATTCTCGGTGAACACCCAGAAGATTGACTCTTTGATGTCATTCATCTGGGTCAAGAACGTACCCAACATGCGGCTGCCGACACCGCCGTCACGGTCACCACCTGCGGCTGGCATGACCTTGGACACCTCGTCGATGATCACGACGCACGGGGACATAGCTTTGCACACCTGAAAGAACTTACGAGTGTTCTTCTCGGTCTCGCCCACCAAACCACCCATCAAGTTGCCGGGATTAGCCAGCAACGTAGGAATGCCAAACTCGTTGCCCGTTGTCTGGGCGATCAGAGACTTACCAGTACCGGGAGGACCAACCAGCACAATACCCTTAGCTCGGGCATCTTTATCAATTGCGTCCATGGGGTTAGGCGCCAGCAACTTGCGCAGGAAACCCTTGACGCCTTCATTACCACCGACATCGGCATACTTGAGACGCGTGTCCAGCAACTCGACCAGACCGTCCTGATTGAGAATCTTGGCTTTGTACTGCCAGACACTTTCAGGCGGCACTTCCTTGTGCTCTACATAAGCCGCAGCGAATACTCCTTCGGCCTGTAGCCGCGTCATGCCCAACGCAGCCTTGATGGCCTTGGTGACCCGTTCTGGATCAACTGTAGTCAACACCCCTACAGTGTTGTCGTAGATCTCCTTCAATTCGGCTTCGTCGGGCAACTGGTGATTAACGGCGTGGAATAAAGGAGCCACCTCCTCAGGGAGTTTGGTCCCCGGAGGACTAACAACCACAATGGCTTTTTGGAACTCCTTGCCGATTGGGCAGAAGTTCTGAATGGCGGCAGACAAGCGATGGCGCTCGGCAGTCAGAGACAGGTGACCATTCTTCAATACCAGAATCGAAGGCAAGAGAGGTTGCTCTGCGCCTTCCTCTGTGCTGGTGTTGAACTTATCGTAAAGTGGCCCGTCCTTGACCATGCCATTGATCAAGTCCACGGGTGATTCTTGTCCACCGCGATTGAGCATCACCGCAGCGTCATCGCCTTCAGTCTTTTTGCCGTGGAGGCCCTTGTGGGCGTCCCAGATCATAAGATTCCATTGTCGCTTACGGCAGACATTGGTAATCGCAGCGATTGCGTCCTCGATCTCGTCCGTATGGACGAAGATTGCGGGCTGACAGGCGTAAATGGCGGTCTTGAATTCGTTGGTCAGGCTCATGCTTCTCTCCAAAAGAAAGGGTCCCTGCAAAAACAGGGACCCGTGACGTGTAACTAATTCCTACTAATCGAACTTATATCTGCTGCTGATTCTCTACTCTTTTCTCGAGGAAGCTTGGCTCGACGGCCTCTGCCGTGTCGTGGCCGTCAAGTGCACCTTGACGCCGCAGATACGGAGCCATGGCCTTGCGGCAAAGATTGCCGCCAAAGCCTTGCGCTTCTTTACTGATTGAACCGTCGATACCGTACTTTGTTACAATTACCGGTTCCATTGTCTCTCCTTAGCTGAGTCTTGCTTCCGCAGGTTTGGTATGCGACACATAGCTGCCGTCCGGTTGGCGAATAAACTCAATTTCATCGCCCAGTTGTTGTGCCGCAATAGCATCGGACGCCATGCGGTAGTGCATCTGCAATAGCGGCGCAATTGTTTTCTCATCGCGCCCGTCTTTGCTCTGACTAAACACCGGGTGGCCGATTACATCGTGCAAGCCAAACCCGTTTTTCCACTCATCGTACTTAATCAAGTACGACCCTGCGTTTTCCGGGTCGGGCACGATGCCGACCTCGTACGGATCAAGCCCGTGTTTTTCTTTGATAAGCCGGGCTTGTTCTGCTGAACAAGACAATACCATGACCGCATCATTGCAATCGTGGTGTGCTCGATACGTTGCACGGTCATGAACGGTCATTCCCATTAATCGCGCGGCCATTCTTACCGCATTCAAATCCGTAATGAGTGGCCGCCCTTTGATACTCTTACCAGTTACCATGAACGACATACAATCCTCCAGCCTTGATTAGGCAATGTTTATTCGTTGTGCCGGGGTTAAAATTCAGTCAGTTTCGTTAAAGAAATTTGCGACATCATCATCAGTGTCAGGATCAATGTCGGGACGGGTGTTACTAATAATCTCTTGTTCAAACTCTTCTATAAGCTCTGCAACTGTATCGTGGCGTACTGATAATTTTTCAACTAAGAAACTCATGACCTTACGCGTATCCCAACCCATAGCGACCATTGCGGCGGATAAGACTTCGCTTAGCGTATTGTCAGTGATAGTCACGAGGTTACTCCCTTATGTAGAAGCTGTTGTAATTTTTTAACAATCTCGTCTGTCGAACCTTGCTTTAGTTGAAGCGCGGATAATTGTTCCATCAGTTCTTGCAGACAAAGACGCAGTGTTGCTTCTACTGCGTCTTTTTTTCCTGTCTGCACGTCGTTAACAGCTGCAAACATTTCCGGGTCATCTGTGAAATCGTATGACACGGTTTTGGCGTAATCTTTGACGGCAAGTCGCAATACATCTGGGGCCTGCACAAAACCTTGTTCGTCCAGTATGAATGCGATGTATCTGCGAATCTCAAGACAAAACAATTCATCGTCTTCGTCGGGTGGACTTAACAACAAAGCTTCTGTAATCGCCCACGCACACTCCATGGCATCCGCAGGATCAAATTCATCGGGCTGGAAATCATCAAAGGCTAATACGTTGGCTAACTGCACAAACCTTGAAGCATTCTTAAAAAACAAATCTGTCGTTACAACCGTAATTGCCGCAAGCAATCTGTCGTAATTTGCTTTTGGCAATTTAAGCGCAAAGTCGCTTTCAATTTCTAACCGAATCGTTTCTGGATGCCATGTAAGCAATTCTGGACCGTAATGATCAAGCCCCATGACAAGCAAAGTTGTGGCAAACGTTTCAGGATCTGTCCAAAGTTTTTTCCACGTACTAAGTGTTTGTTGTGGGACGGTCAGGGTCGATCCCATGAGTATGCTGTCGTTCATTCTCTTGCTCCATCGCCAGAATGTATTCTTTCTTGCGATTGAATAGTTCTGTCACATTGCAAACGACAAGCGTCACAGGCGTTCGCGGTAATTCTTCTAATTTATCACCACTGGAAACTTCTAAGAACTTTTCTTCACCTGTCCAGCCAACGTATTTACCATCACAAACCGTCAAACCAAATGTTGTCATTGCGGCTTTAGTTTCGTCTTTCCAAACATTTAAACATTTTACCAGTTGCTCTCTGTAAGTGCTTATAATTATTTCCTGATCTGCATCTGAAAACAGACCAAGATGAATAAGCCACTCCAGCAAATAAATTAAAATTTGCGTTTTGTCGTCAAGCCCTTGTTTTAACTGGTCTTGCGTCAAATGCAAAAAACGGCGGCAAAATTGCTCAAACCTTGGATGGGTTAGAGTTTTTGCCGCCGTTAATACAGTTTTAGTTGGTGTCATCAGAATTTACGTGTTACCGGTACGTCGATGCGATAACGACTTGGCTGCCTGTCAGGATGAGTTGGTGGCAGTTCTGTATTGTTCATGTCAAGCACTATGCCCTGTGCGTTGACAGGATATGGCCCAATAACGTTGCCGTTAATATGTGTAAGCCCCATATGCGCTACGGAGGCAAGCGCAAAGTGCTTGGCCTCATTACCCGACAGCTCTTCCATCGCCTCTGCAAACTTTCCAATGCCATGATCACTCTCGACGACTACCGTACCACGCGACATGTCTGGGGTGTAGGACGTAGCGTTTTCAATAATCTTAAACACAATTACTCCAATACATAAGAAAAAGGTTGGACTTGTCGCACCGAAAATATGATAAGTTCCCCAAATAAATTGTCAAGCACGGTACTGCGTTTGAGCGCAATACCGTGCTTGGAATCAATTTATTTGGGGAAACTCATTTTATTGTCTTCGGCGATATAGGGCGCCACGCAAGTGTAGCGTGGTGCCCAGAGCGATGATCTCAAGCAAGTGGACTAATTGTCCACAGCCTTGTTGCACTAGGCCATAGCCTAGTGCATAGATGATTAGCATCGTAAACCAAATCCCAAATCCGCTGACTGGGACTTGTTCTACATCCGGTCCAAAATTTACGTTTATCGGGGCCGGGGTGTAGTTATACACCACCGACGGAGTTGTCGGTGGTGTTGCGATGATAATATCGTCATGAACTGGTGGCTTCTGTGCCACCGCTTTTGTCGGCTCCTCGATTAGATCGAGGAAGTTGAAACTCCTGCGAGGCACAATGGCCATAGGTCCTCCTTGCTCATCTCGTTATAAATAAACGGGATGCAAAGAATATGACGCGTTTTTGCCTTGGATTTAGGCTGTTAAAATACCAGCGTAAGGATTTTACCGTCGCCAGAACGGTATGTAATTCTTAACTCTTTCGTGTTAAGCATTTCCTTAAGTTTACGTTTACGCTCACTGTCCAATCCTGCCACAGATTTTTTAGCTGCTGCAAAAACATTCGCTGTTTTATTTCGGTTGCATCCACCGCAACCACCACGAGGAACGGTTCTTAATTGCTGCAAGAATGGAAACTCTTGTACAAACGCGTCATTAGCAGCCATAGAGGCTAAAGTGCTGTCTTCTATAACAACCATTTTTTTGCGGTTATCTGTAGACATACCACACCTCACGAGTTAGAGAATGAATCTGATAGGGACTGTGACGGATTTGGCGCCGACGCATCACCTACAGTAACTTCTTCCACCAAAGACAATACATCTAATTTTTTACTGGACGTGATTAGCGCTTGAGTCATTGCTACGATTCGTGTCCATGCGTCATCTGCCAACGTGATGGACGGAAAATCAAGTTCAAGCATATTACTACGGAAAAACGGATATGTTGTGGTTTCGTCCGGTTCATCGACAGGATAAACTTCCATGTCGTAAGGGCTGGCAATGGTTTGAAACATATCTGACGTTTCACCAGTATGCGGATTAAGCGGTGACCTTAAAAAGACAAAGATGTTGGCGTCAATGTTGGTTGCGTCGGTTACAACAATTCTTAGACGCACAGCAGCATTTTGCTTGTACTGCACTTCTTGTGATTGATACCGTTGCAGTTTCAGGCTTTTGTCGGACATGAGCTACTCCTAGAAACGCAACACGCGCGAATTGTTTTCGGCATCTTTATAATACAACACCACCTCACGAATTTCCTGTTTGAGTCTTGCGCAGAAATATTGCTTTAACGGTTGAAGCACATCGGGATCTACGCGGTAAACGGCATGTAACTGTTTACCTAAAGCGTTAACAGATTTATCCAATGCTTGTCGAATTGTTGTGCAACCGCTACAAGGATCTTCTTCCTGTCCCATGGCAATACGCAAAGCTCGGGCGTGACTTTCTTTACAAGGCTCCACTAAAGGCTCAAAACCGGGTGGCAGAGTTTTATAAAAATTGTCGTCACCAAACATTTGATAAAAGTGTGTTGTGTTTAATACAAGTTGCATTATTTACGCCCCCACGGAAAAGTTTCAGAAAAACCGCGACGTCCGCCTTTATCTTTGGGCGGGCACCAGACGTATTTCTTTCCTGCATTGAAGTCTTTGATTTTACCACCAAGCTGATGTACTTGCGCACCTATGGTAATATCTCCGCCGTTGTGATTAAGCCTAACGTCGGGAATGTTAGCTTGCTTCATAGTTTCAGTTGCCAGTGCCCAAAAATAACCCACGGCAAAATCTACACAAGAACCGTTAGATGCCAGCATTTGTTTATTCGACAGCCTCAAGTGTACGTTTCTAAACCAGTCGCTTTGGCGGAACCATAAGTCAGGTCTGTGTCCGCCGATAGCCATGGCGCTTAGATCGTGATACATCTTGGTACCGTACAACCGACAACCTTCTCGATGATTCAAGTTAATTGTTTCGGCTAGACGCGCTGCCCACATGGAATCAATAATTTTCGTGTCGTCATCAAACCAAACAAGATATGGCGTAGTGACAGGACAACTTGGATCGTGGAACATTTCACGCATGACTGGATACTTTTTGGCATTGTCTTCGTGATGGTAGATTTTTGTAACGACGGGTCCAAGCGACGCCACAAAATCGTACGTAGCTCGAGATACGGCATTTAAACCGACACGTAGATCTATGCGTCTGCGGGGCAACGTTTTGAGAATGCCTTCAATGCAAGTTTTAGCTAACTCAGTGTGATCGCCGTAGCAGAGAACAAAGATTGTAAACTTGCCACCGATGTAAGGATTGTCCATAACTCCAAACAGATCAAATTCGGTTTCCTGTGATAGGTCATGTTTTTCAGGAGGAGGGGGCGCAGTCTTAACAGTCACCACGGTTGTCACGGGTTTTAGGATATCCAACGTAGTGGCTGTTTGACTGACATTTTTAACAGGAAGAACATTTTCTAGTGAATATTTACGGGATGGCTGCGAAATAGGAGGTAGAGTCCCGTCTTCGTAATATTCCATGACTTTCTCCACCACATGATCTACAGTGATACGGTTTAAGCATTCAGGCACCGGTTGTTCGTCGGTACGTACAGGATGCAGACATAACTGTAATTTTGCTTTGCTGTTTGTTAAATCCATTTGATCAATAGGCACGGTTCGTTTTTTCCAGCACCCCGACGTTTTACAACAATCCATTTGACCTATCGTGTGCAAAAACTTATGCGGCACTTTAACGGGAGCGCATGTGTCGGGGAATTGACCGTGATTGGAGTAACCTTCCCACCACCACTCTTCGCGTCCTCCCGCCAACACAACGCATGGCTTGTCGAACACGGCGGCGATATGCATAAACGATGTGATGCCGCAGATGACACCTTCAGCGTGGTAGATCAATCTAAACAAGTCGGCAATGTCATCCGTAGATCCAACCATGTATTTCACGTTGTTAAGCACAGGATGGACGTTGCGCGTAAAGGCTGCTCCTGCTTGTACGCAATTAATGCCATACTTGAGTAACGTATCTACAACGCCTTGAAATCTGGAAGGCAACCACCATTTGGCTGTCATATCTACTTTGCCACCACCAACGACAACCCAGTATCTACCCGCAACTAATTTTTCTTCTTTGTTGGGACCGAGAAAAATTTCGCCTTTAGGATGCAGCACAGGAACGTCAATACCTGTGCGTTGTTTCCATTTCTTATGGAAGAATGATACGAAATGCTGTTTGACGCCTGATACCGATTCACGAATGCCGTCGTCGTATTCCATTTGAATGACAGGAGCATTTAGCTTGGGATCTAAAGGGTAGACGTAAGGAAAGTACCGCCAGTAAGACGAATAACTTCCTGCCATAGAAATGCGGTATTTACCGGGATACGTCAGATTCAAATCTCTAACAACCGCTGACAAGGCCACGGTGTCACCCAAGGCCCAACGATTATGAATGACGTAAGGTTGCATGGGGAACTCTGTAAGTACTTATGCTTAGTCATGTAAGTTTAGGGTAAATTTTTTCTAATGCAATTTCAACGGCTAATTAATCATTTGACGGGTGTCGCTGCAACACGGTTAAGCCGTTATTGACATTGGTGTGGTAACAGACAGACCATTCTGTGTGTTGACGACAAAAATCCGATATTGCTTGCTGTAAACCTTGAGGACCATTGCTAAAGCCCGATTCGTCGGTCTTTCCAAACGTATGCGTATCGTGCATGATTATGCACCCACCTTGGTTTACGTTTGTGTGGTGTCGCATTAATTCGGCGTACAGTTGCGCGTAATTGTGCAAAGTGTCGATAAACAACAAGTCTGTGTCAGCAATGGTGATAGAAAGCGTGTTACCGACACAGCCAGAAAAATCAACGTTTAGTTCTTTTGCAATTCGTGCGTGTTCAGAAAAATAACACGGGAAAATGTCGTAAGACACTAATGTTTTAGGTATTGTTGCAAGTAACGCCCACGTCGATACGCCGGTACGAAAACCAAACTCTGTGACGTGTTTGCACTTCTTCGCAAAACTGTAAAGCGTTTGAATGTGTTCAGACACGTCAGACGGCGTGTTTATTGCATCAAAAAAATAATCAGTTATATTTTTCATACTGGAATGTAATCCGCGTAATTGTATTTCCAGTGCGGGTTTAATTTAATGTCGCCTACGGGCATACTTCCTGATTTTATGTTGTCACTTACGACACTTGCAGCTAACTGCGATACGTCACCAGTGCCCCATCCCGATGCATGATAGTTGTTTGCCGTACCCCAGCGATAAATGTAAAATCGATCTTTTTCCGGTATGTCTTTACTAAAAGCACCAAACACATGCACAAGCCTACCAATAAGCTGCGCATCAATTGTTCCAGTGTCTTTGTGTTCTTCGTACTGACCTATTTCTTCAAAAATACAACGCCGAATTAGTAAATTACATTGAAATAAATTTCTAGTTTTAGTTATATGCTGATGTGCTTCTTCAATATAGGCCATTGCGGTGTGAAACAAACCTGCGGGATTCAAATTTTGCTGCTGCACTGTTAGTTTGTTTTTTAGGTAAATATCGTCGTCTTCCCACGGCGTAATGTACTCGCCAGAACACAACGCAACGGTAGTATTAAACTTTTTGCCTAGCGGTATAATTCTTTCCTTAGTATTAACGATTACTACCTCAGGATGCTCAAATATTAGTGTTTGTTCTGCGCAATCGTTGACAATTACAAGTTCTTTTTCTCCAGCGTAATCTTGCTGAAGAAACGAATGGATTGCCTCTTCCAACAAAAAAGGTCGGCCGTACGTAGCGCAAAAACAAGATATTTTTGGTAACACGAGTTTTTCCTTAAATTAGTCGTGGGCTTTAATAGTTACAGCGTTATCGTAATTACGGGTAAATATATCTGGATAAATTTCTGTTAAACCTTGCTCTGCTATAGTTCTTTGTTCCAACGGTAATTTTCGGCCAAAATATTCACGTAATTGCGGAACATTCCAACCCATCTCATAGCCAGCAATTAAATAATTATGGAATTTATCGTTAAGTGTTAAATTGTACGGGACGGCGCCAAATCTTGGAAAACGATGACACCACCCAAGCCACGGCTGATACATGACACGTCCGCCTTGTTTGCGCACCTTATCGTGAATATAAATTTCTTCCCCGGCAAATCCTTTAAAATGTTGCGAAAAAGCTGGCCATTTATCTTTTTGCATAAACATAAGGGCGCTGCCGTGTGCTAAAACTTCACGCGGCGTATCACCGGTATGCTGATTGTTTACAAACCACGTACCATAAAAATCACCACGTAATTCTGGGGCAAGCTCTGTTGCAATGATCGCATTTGCTTCGGAACGCAATGGTCCTACCCACATGTCGTGTCCTACTTCGCCTGAACGTGCAGCCGCAACAAGTCGTGCGATAGCGTTCGGCGCAAGTAAAACGTGACAATCTACGAGAAGAACGTGCGTACCCGTAGCGTGTTCCCAAACACTATTTTTTGCGTGTGCCGGTCCTCTATTTTTAGGCGCATGCACGTAACGAGCTTGAGCGTTAGCGCAAACATTTTTTATTTCACCGCGTCCTGCTATTGGATGATCGTCAACGACCAGCAATTCCACGCCAGTAAGATCGTGATGCATGCGGAGCGAAGATAATGTCCACCACACGCCTTGTGGATCGTCGAATGTAGCCATGCCCACTGTCAAGTTATACATTTTCTACTCTCGGGGTGTAGTCGTCGCACGCAATGCAATTGCGTACTGCGGTATCCCGAGATGATATACGGCACTGGCTATGAAGGCTACATGAGTGTAAAATTGCCAAAGATCCGCCGCATCCACACGACGGTTTTTCTTCAAGTGCCGCGCCTAAATGCTGACACGGAGAAGCCATGTGCAGTTTTATTTTGCGCAACATCGCCATTTGTTCGTCAGTGGGTTGCGCGCCGCGATTCGGTGGCGGCGTTGCACCCGTTGTAACAATTTCAGTTGTAGTTGTGTCAGGATCACCGCCCCAAAACGTGCGATACCGCGCATCATGCTCGTACAGCCAGCAAACTCGGCATCCATCGCGAGAAGGAAAGTGTTTACAGGGTTTCATTCTGTCACCGTCCAATACACTCTTCCAGTACCTGTGGCTCCGTATTTCCAACGAAAGCCTGAGTCGTTGTAAGACGCATAATAAGTACCTAAAAGGTCATCACGTGGATTTTCAAAATTTGGCGTTACTGGACTACTACCGGTAATAATAAAAGGATTACACGAATCTAGCGGGCATGTTGGGCCAAGATTCAGGGTGCCGCTTTGGCCTGAGTCGGGCAGTACACCGTCACCCCACCCGGGATACGGCCAACACGGAGTTCCTACTCCTCCATTTGCAACGGAAAGCCAGTGCGGATTACCAAAACTTTTTAAACTTTGAGGTTCACAACAAAAGTACCCGGTGCCCAGCATGCCGCCAAGCGTCATAGCTACCTCATATGTGGGTAACGAATAATACATATATGAAGGATCAGTTTCGAGACCAAGGCCTCTTAACCCAGTATATTTACCGGCATTACGTCCTTTACACATGCAATCCGTCGCATGATCGTAATAACCCGACCCTGTCCCCTCAGGCCCTCTGTGTGGGTATAGCCTCGACACTGAAACTCTAGCGCTGAAATACAAATCAGGATCAATATCTGCACTTGTAGTAGTACTTGATCCGTACAATAAACCATGTTTATGTTTGGGACAACGTGTGTGAAAGTAATCGTAATACACTCCCGGAATATAAGAAACTGTACCGTCACACGGAGGAATTCTTACGCTACCAGTGCCTATAATGTAATCTACTAATCCAGTTGTTACATTACCGTAATCAACACGTCTAGTGCGTTCTATTCTGGTGTCAAGCACAACAGAAAATCCATCAATACAGGGCATAACATTTTCAGGATCGCTAAACGTAATGGTTAATGTACGTGGAAAATAAGTCAATCCTTGTTCACACCAAAGCGGAATAGCTCGTTTTTTACAATCGGAGCATGCGGTTGTAATTATGCACGGAGCCGTTGTAATTTGTCCGTCGTAAGTACCATCGTGGTCAGGATATCCGCAAAAACATCCATTTTGATCTACATACTGATAATAAGGATAAGGATCTGCTTGTACTAAGTCATATTTGCCATAATCACAGCGATCCAGTCCGTATTTTAACCATTTTGCACTTGTAGCGTTCCATTGCCAAGAACATGACTCTCTGCATACCTTTGGACCTCGTGTTGTTGTTGTTGTTGTTGTTGGCAATACTATAGAATTAGATACACAATAAAGATAACAACGTCTTATCATGTAGTCAGCACTATCGTATATACGGTATTCACCGTTGTCTGGGTCGTATGCTTCATAACTATAATTAAGGACGCCTTGGCTGCCATCACTTGTTACTGAAGAAGCGCGACAACCCGTAGGACAAAACGACTGAACAACTATATTATTTGGTGATTGCCCGTAATCCCAAATAGAATAACCAGCACACGGTGCCGTCGTGGTCGTAGTAGCCGTTGTGCTAGTTGTAGTTACGCCGGGAGCTCCAGTTGTTGTTGTGGAGGTTGTTGTTGTAGGTACGCAAGCGACGCGTATTTCTTGTCCGGCAAATGCTCCGGGATTAGGTGGACGTTCTGGGCAACCGCACGGACCAGAACAAGTTGTATAGCCTTGTGACCACGTATTGGATATTGTCCACACCCACGTGCAGAATCCGGCACACGGTCCCGCCGTAGTAGTAGTTGTTGTAGTGGTCGTTGGTGGCGTGTTGCTACAAGATAAAATTGCTGCTCCGCCTATAATTGTACCGGAATACGCAGGCGGTCCCGGGCAATAACAACCTGCGAAACAATCAGATGCTAGTAAACGCCATCCGTCTGACTCCCACAAATATAGGCAAGAACTAGCACAGGCCGCAGGTGTCGTTGTTGTACTTGTTGTTGATGAGCTTGATGTTGTCGTACTTGTTGACGCTGGTGTGTTTACACGGCAAAACGTATAATACGTATCACCCTTTTCAAATTCTGATAGTGGAGGCGCATCGCCACATACACAATCTTCGCCTTCGCACGCGTTATCAATTAATACCCATCCAGAACTTTCATACGACCACGAGTAAATGCAACTACCAGCACACGGTGTAGTAGTTGTAGTTGTCGTTGATGTCGTACTAGAAGTTGTTGACGTTGAACTGGTGGTACTTGAAGTTGTTGTCGGTGCTGTTGTTGATGATGAACTGGTGGTACTTGAAGTTGTTGTCGGTGCTGTTGTTGATGATGAACTGGTGGTACTTGAAGTTGTTGGTGCCGTGGTCGAGCTGGTGGAGCTGCTCGTGCTCGAGGTCGTCGATGACGAGCTACTAGACGAGCTACTACTCGACGTGCTCGAGGTCGTTGGCGGCATCGTGCTCATTATACACCACCCGTCGAGGTCGTGCTGGTTGTTGTCGGACCAGCCGTGCTAGTTGTTGTAGTAGTAACACACAGGTACCCGTACGGTATACACACGGTAAGAAATTCCGGCGTAAAAATACCATTAAAACAAGATATACCTGATACAAAATCAAAAGTTAATATGGCAGGCGGTGGTGTTGTTGTAGTACGCGTATATTGAATTAAATATATAGGCACACTGTTATTATACAAGGTTCCGCTATAATAACCTAAATAACGCCCGGGTATAACAGTGTTAGTAATCACATTTAAAATTTTAATAGGACGCCAGTCTATGAACCCGCCGTTAAATCTTTGTACGTATCCGTCGTACAGACCGGCACTACCGCCTTCGTTAAAAGGGGAAAGCGTAGTTACCCGCACGGCTTGTGTAAAAGATTTACTTTCGACGGTGTACAAATAATCATTTATAGGTTGTCCGCTGCCGTACAAACTAAGACTACCAGAACCGACAGAGCCACTAAAACGACCAAAATATATTTTTTGGTCTTCTAGCGGCAAATTATTACTGTCTTTTATTTTAATATCGTAAGTTTCTTCAAAAGAATCTGTATCGTTGTTGTAATTTAAAAGATATCCGGGGTAATTATTATTTTCGTCAACGTCATAGTAGCTAACTTTTACGCAAGCTACGTCATCACGGGTGCGTACTAGATATACAGATTTTCCTGAACTTTCTTTTCCGCCAAAACTACCGATATATATTTTTTTTAACAATGGCGCGTAGTCAACATCGTAAACCGTTACTTCAGTTGGACTTGCAACGGTAAAACCATTAGTTGTCGGATTAAATGTTAAAAGGTTTGCACGATAATGTCCAAACGCGTTAGGCGTCGTACTTATAACCTGCACTAAAACACCACCACTACCACTACCACTACCACCACCGCCACCGCCGGGACTAGCACCGTAAATAGGAGTACCGCCACCGCCGGGACCGCCGCCGCCAACAAAACCGACTAATACACCAACATACGTTTGAACGGAAAGCTCCGTACCTCCAAATGTTGGCTGTATTTCTATGTAATTCAAATCGACGTAAGTATTAGACGCGGGATCGTATGCAATAATGTAACCCGGATAATTGCCGTTAATCGTAAGCGTAGTACTAGAAACTCTTATCATGTAGACAACAGAACTGGGTTCGGGCAAAGACAATTCTAAGCGGGCTTCAAATTGAAAAATGCAGTTTGTTGTATTGTTTACGGTTAAATAAATTTTTCCTGTGGGTGTTGCGGTTGCTTCAGCCGCAGTAAATTCAACGTCAGTACCGTCTTCTGACAATGACGTCAGCGCAGGACAACAAGTCACAATGTCCAAATCAGCCTTAAATTCATATGAACAGTCTTCAGTGTTTTCAACTGTTAGATAAATGGTGCCTGTGGTTAGTTCACCGTCAATGCCACGCTCTACATAAACGTCTATACCATCGTCGTTAAGTGACGTCATTTCGGCGCAGGGTAAATCTAGTTCAAGATCCGCCGCAAATTCAAACGTACAGTCTTCGGTATTTTCAACAGTTAGATAAATAGTACCGGTAGGCGCCGTATCCCCAACTGCGGGCGATCCATTGCGCGTAAGAGCAACGCTTGTACCGGCGTCGGACAACGACAAGCATGCAGGACAACTAAACGTAAAATCTAAGGCCACATCAAAGTCGTAACTACAGTTATCTGAAGGCTCTGCTGTCAGATAAATAGTGCCCGTCGGTAATTTACCTGCAATACCCTGTGAAATTTCAATTGCAGCGCCCGCAGACGTTACAGCTGTCATAATTGGACAGGGTAAGGCTAAGTCCACGTTTACGTCGAAATCAAAGCTGCAATCTTCTGCGGTATTGACTGTAAGTGTTATTTTTCCAGACGGTTCTGTACCGTCACGCGAGATTACAATCGGTACGCCGTCAGTAGCCAATGACTTAATAGCAGGACAACTAAATGTAAGGTCACCTTCGATAGTAAATTCAAAGCTACAATTTTCGGTATTTTCTACGGTTAAATACAATGTTGCTTCGGGCAGAGCTCCCGGTGTTCCTTGCGTTACAGTTACAGGTGTACCTGATTCAGATAAAGATGTTAATGCTGGGCAACTAAACGTTAAATCGAAATCTACGTTAAACTCAAAACTACAATTTTCAGTGTTGCTTATATTTAGATAAATGGAACCTTCAGGTAATGCACCGACATCGCCTTGTGTCACGACGATGCTATTGCCTTCTTCTGCTTTAGACTCAAGTGCCGGGCAACTAAAAGTTAAGTCAAAATCAACGTCAAATTCAAACGCGCAATTTTCGGTGTTGTTAATTGTCAGCGTTATGGTGGCTTCTGGTAAATCACCCGCCGTACCTTGCGTGATTACAGCGGCAGTACCTTCTGCTGAGTTAGACGTGAGCGCAGGGCAACTAAAAGTAAAGTCAAAATCAACGTCAAATTCAAACGCGCAATCGATTGTATTGTTGACGGTTAAGTAAATCTTGCCTTCAGGAGGAGCGCCATTAATGCCTTGATATACAGAAATATCTTTGCCTAATTCAGCATTTGATGTCAGGTTAGGGCAACTAAACGTAAACTCAACATCGACGTCAAATTCAAATGCGCAGTTTTCGGTATTGGTAACTGCTAGGTAAATTTTACCTTCAGGTGGGGATCCGTCAGGACCTTGTAAAAAGGCAATATCTTTGCCTAATTCAGCATTTGATGTCAGAGCAGGACAACTGAATGTGAAGTCAAAATCTACGTCAAAATCAAACGCACAAGACGAATCATCTTTAACAACAGTTAAATAAATTTTGCCGTCAGGTAATGCGCCGGGTGTTCCGCCTGTGACGGTAATTGCATGACCATCTGTAGCCAAAGACGTCATATCAGGGCATACAACATCAGGAATTTCAATGGTAACTTGAAAATCAAATTCGCAACATGTTCCTTTTGTGACAGTAAACAACAACGCAGGTTCGGTTATCTTACTATCGTCTGCGCGATACCCTATGAAAATGCTAGATTCGGTTACAAGCAAATCGGGGCACGGAAATTCTCTAGGTAACTCAACAATAGGAACAAGTTGGCATTCGGTAATGGCATCAGGCGGTGGTGGTACAGTGGCGTCGGTTAAAAGGCCACCGGGCGAGATACGCGTAACGGCATCGATGTCGCATTTAGTTGGGTCAAAGATTAGTTCGTCATCCGCCATGGTGTCACCTATATCATGCCGGCGAAAGTGATGCAGGGACAACAACAGCGACACCCGCAAGATTAATGTCAATAATTAACTTATTTTCTTCAGGCACGGATTCAATTTGAACACCGTTACTGCCCTGTATTGTAAAGTTACTTTTACTGACGCCGTTGATTGTTTGAATGGTTTCGCCGCAAGCTGGGCCACCCGAAAGCAAACCACTAATTCCCACCAACGGTACTTCTGTTTCAAACAAAGGAATTTCTTCACAAGGTTGTCCTTCCCCCGCACCTACTTTTGCCGCAAACGTAATAGACCCATCTCGACTATTTTGCTTAATATCTGCGTTATATCCGGGTTGAAACAGCACAAGGTCACGTAAAAATACTGAATCAATAAAAATAATGTTTGTCGGAAAAGGCCACACTAATTCTGAACAATCGGCTGGATTTTCGTAACGAGTCCTGTCGTTGTTCGCTACATTAATAGACGTTATAGCGGACTTGTACGAACTGCGCGTAAGTGCTGGTTCTAAAACACAATCTGCAAGCGTACCAGTTAAAGTTGTATTACTGGCTACAAACGCAGTCAATTCATCTAAAGGACCTGTAACAAGAAATCCTGTCCAAAGCGATTGAAATGTAGACTCGATAAGCGCATCAACTTCTGACCCCGACAAACTTAAACCATCAAGTCCGCTGTCGGTAAATTCTGTCAAATATGCATCAGATGTTGTTGTTCGCGTGAATGTCAGTGTGGCATACGCCAAAGCAGGGCAAGTTGAAGCAAACTCAAAGAAAAATGCATTTCCCACGCGGCGTAATTGTTTTAAATACACCACGTGAAACCTGTGATCAAAATCTACATTAGGCCCAAATGTAAAACCGCAATCAACAATTGCTGAGTTTGGTAAATTGATAAGCGTAGTCACCCCTGATATTGGTCTACCAGCAGTACCCGTAATAAACGGGTACGCTCTGTTGCGATTATCGTCAAAAAATCCAGCTCTGGCCACGGTGAATCCTATAAGTGTTTACGCGCTGTTACGACCCCGCCACGCTAATTTTAAGCCCGGTTTCCGTATTAGTTATTCTTAGTATTGTATCAGTTGCCGCTGCATTGTTGACGCCAATCGTGATGTTACCGTCAAGAGAAGCACAGTCAAATGTCATGTTGTCAGAAATGAAACGCATTGTTTTTATAGGATTGACTGTAGTAAACAACGATTGTGGATTACAAAGCCTGCGGCGGTATAAAGGATCACCTACGATATCTACACGAATCACTGTGCACGGAATTCCGCCTCCACAAATATTATTCTGAGTTATAAGTTGTTTGCGCAGTACAACGCCGTCATCGCCGACAAGCCATACGTCGCCCGTAAGAAATGTACCGTCATCTAGTAAAATTCCTCTAACGCCCTGTTCGGGTACTGGTACACATACGGTAGCAGCAAACTCTGTACTGCTGCGTTCAAATATGTGGGTACCAACGCCTAAAGCTTGAAACACACCTAGCCGATATTCTGCGGAAACAAGGACACCTGCGGGACGGTCATAAACATCACGTAAAATAAGTGTGACCGGCGGGCTTAAAATAGAAAAAGTTGTGGAACAAAGCTCAGACGTACCTTCATTACCAACGTAAATTGTTACTGTGGCGTGTGTGACAATTACTTTAGACAAGTACAATCCAGCGGTACCGCCAATTGGATACAAGTTGGCGTCAAGGAATGTCCCTTCAAGTAAGATTTTACCTGCACGACTGGTCAACGTAGCCTTTTCGGAAAAAGGGTACTTCGTTGTTTCATTTTGTTTACGCCATTCGGGAAATAGAATGCGCTCAGGCATTTACTTCCTCCAGATAGAAGTAGCCGAACTCAGAAACCGATTTATCTGCGTAGAAACCGATACGGCCAACGCTAGGACGGTAATTAGTAACGACAATAGGACCAAATTCTGCAAAAACAGTTGGAATTGTTAAACCAGTAACCTGTACTGAAATTTTAGTTTCTGTCGTTGCGGTTCCGGGCAAAACCGTGGCCGAAATGCGATACCAATCGTCTAAACGAATACCCGGAACAAACACAGAAGCAACGGCGCTCAATAGCTGCACTCCATCAAAATAATGTAGCCGCAACGTTTGAGTATCGTAATTTAAAATAGCGACGTAATATTCGTAGCGCCCGGCTATTGTTGTGTGCGGGCGGTAATTCAATACTAAACCCGCGTTATGTTTACTTCCGACAGTACCCGGACGCATGCGTGTATGTATTGATATGCGGCGGAATACGGTTTGTACGTCAAAGCCTTGCCACAATGTGATATTACGTAATGCCTGTGATTCAGACGTCAGTGCGTACTGAGGTACAAAATTGTCGCTGAAAGATTCAGACAGCGATTGACTCATCCATGTTGGCCGAGTGTTGTCACCGGTAGTCAAAGTAATGAGCCAACGACCCGACGTTGGAATTGGTACAAACATGTCTCCAGACATGTCGCCAAAACCTTCGGAATACGGTAAAGATCCAACGATAACCACACTTTCAGACGGTGGTGGTGTAACGGGAGGTTCCACGGGAGGTTCGGGCGGAATGACGTTGGTTTCTGCATACTGGCTGGGTAGCAACCCTGCACTGGATGGTAATTGCGGGGGCAAGCACGCGTCAAACAAACCAACCGGCGTATCAATAAGAACGCCGCATTCGCTGTCAATTTTGGCGGTAAGTGCAAAACCTTTAATTTGAACAGTAAGCAAACCGTCGCAATCGGGGCCAACCGCATTTATAAACTCGATAGGCGGTTTTGTGCACGTATTGCTGTCCGGACGCTTGCCGCACGGTCCCGTAAATTGTTGAAAAACGCTTTGCAATGCTGCCGTTGTCGTATCTTGGCGCGCTGTCTCTATTGCGGTGTCGATTAAACGTACAACTGCTACTTTACGCAATATACCGTCGATTTCACGATCTTCTCCTACAATCTCAAGCGGTTCTGTTGCGCGTAAACGCACAATGTCTTCTAGCGGCGTTGCGGCATCTAGTGTTCGCATTCCTGTAACGGCAAGAGGCGCGTAACTGCGTGCTGCGCGTGCCGTTAAAAAACTTTGTTGTGGTGTGGAAAACCTTGCACGATAATTAGTTTTAGACGAAACACCGCTTCCAAATGTAATCCAGCCACTTACACCGTCTGCTTGAGGATCTAGAGAATATTGCCGCCCTTCTACGACAGGACGTGCTTCCGAAATAACCGCCAAAGGTTTTAATGTTGCTGCGCCTAGTGTGGTGCTTACCAGAAAAGTAATAGATACAAATGTATCCGTAATTGTGATTGAGCTTATAAATGCATAGCGCCCTAATTGATTAGACCATCGTAAATGTAAATCCGTAATAACATTATTTTGTAACCGTAGCCCCGCGTCATCTACACTTGTGGCAGTTTCATCAACGGGATAAGCAATACCCTCGTTTAACGAATACCAGTGTTGGTTGCGAATCGCCATTAATTACACCCACATCCAAATGGTTCTTTAGCGGGATTAGCCGGTACCAGTTTAAATTCCAACGCACGTGTTGTTGGGGTGGATATTCCTTCGGCAGCCCACAAAGCCGACAATGCCGCAGGGACTTCAATTACTTCACCCACACACGTATCGGGCGAGTATGCAGTATCCTCAAAATGTACACTAACGTACACACCATAACTGTCGGAATCGGAACAGGTTGCGCACAAACGTAATCGCGCTAAAATCGTATCTTGAGCTTTTACTAATTCCGGTTGGTATGAAAATACAGGCCATGCTTCTGTAGGTAAAAGTTCTTCTTCATTTGCAGTGCCAAATTGCGCAAACGACCGTAAAATTGTTGCGGTAGCTGGTACGGCAGTAGGTACTCCGCCGACGTACCTAAAAAAAGTAAAACGCATTTCAGGTTGTATGACACAACATTCTGAATAATTGCAATAAGTTGCACCGACAAAAAAACGACATTCTGTTTCAGCTGTAAATATTACTTGGAGTGACCGTTTTCCTCGACAATCAGCGGCGGCATCCCAGCGCGCAACATTACTTACAAATTGATCTCGGACCGTTTCGGCAGTTGTTGCTATCGTTGCGTAACGATCCCACAACACTTTCAAACCTCGATACGTTCTCACAAAATAATTACAAGCCTGACAAGGCTGACAATCGTTAAAAACTCTAAAACTGTGCCGTGTAGTATCAGAGGCAAACATGCCCACGGGTTCTGCTTCACCGTAATCTACAGTGGCCCGGCGTTGACCACGATAACACGCATCCCATTGCATGTTGAAATTACCAAACGCATCCGGACCGATTTGATTAATGGTACGTATCGGTTGTGCATCAGGATCGCAGCCTGTAAGTCTTCCTAAACCGGCACCGGGTACGCCATCGATAAGAAAACGTGTTTTAAATCGGCCACCGTCGTCGTTGGTTACATCTTGTGGTTCCAGTACAACGTTATATCCTGCATATAATGCAAGAGCTCCGCCTTGGGCATCTAACCCTACGCGAACAGTCTCAAGTCGTTTTGGTACTTTGCTGTACGTACGTGGATCTAATGGTTCTGTTGCAATTGTCCATGTGTTTAGCGGTAAAGTTTGAAAGCATGGTTTATGTAAAACTAGACGCAACACCCCAGTATCATTTAACATTTCGCAGATAAGACGATCTGTACCCCATGCTTGTCCGGCTCCAAGTGTTCCGGAAAATACAATTGCATTGTCTTTGTCTCTAATATTTACAGTGCCTGCGGGAACAGGAGATACGGCTGTCGGATAAATGCTGATGTAAAACGGCGCATTTATGTAGCACGTGTCGTCTGCGTACGACAGATAAACATCAAGTAACGCCCAACCTAATTCAGATTGCTGTACAAAAGGATAATCTGATCCGTTACCGGGAGCTTGGTTAATACCAATACGCGTAAGTGTTGCGCAGGCGGGAACAGACACAGGCAATCTCCTTAGGTAGCGCAACTCCTGTCATTCAAACGCGAACCCAATACCACCATGTCCATGGTTTGAACAGAGATTTGCAAACGCGACAGAAAACCTTCAATATTAGTGGCTTGCTGCGCCAAGCGTTCTAAATCTTGCGTGATTCGTTCGAGTTCCGTTGCCCCACAACACGGGCTTGCACACGTATCGACAAACTTAACACCATTAGTAATTGGCTCAATTTGCAAACAATCTGTACCTGCAAAACTAAAACCACCTGCCGTCGTTGCAGGCACACCGTTAATCGTTTTAATAGGTGTAGTCAACGCAGCGTCGCCATAACACGTGCAATCTTCTACAGAACCTTCGCCCTGAATAAAATTAATGCGAATTCTTGCCAGATCCCCATCAACTACTACAGGCACAAGCTGGCAATTATTTCCAGCAACTAATTCAACGTCACCGTAAAATTTACCGGATGCTTGCGCACCATTAATTAACGTAATAGAACTGACGCCTGTAATAATTGGTCTAATTGCATCTGGATCTAACTGGCTTGCGACAAACTCAAAAAACCAGCTACCCGAAGGTTGCAAATCTATTCCCGTCAATTTGCCGATAACAATCTTTCCCGCAGTGTCAGAAAAACTACCGACACCGCCCAAAGAAAACACGACGTTTTTAGCGCCAGTTGCAAATGATTGCCGTGGAATTAATGCCGTGGCTGCATCAACAGGATCGCCAGAAACTGGCGCATAGCCGACGATCACAGCATACCCGATGGAATAAGCATCTATACGTTTAATAAAGAACCGACCGCTAGCTACGTTTAATCCAGCGTGAATGGGTAAGTCTAATTCGACAATAAAATCTTCTGGAATTGTAAAACTGCTAGACGTATCTGTACCAGTAGCGGTATCTGCCAACGGATAATTCCGTTGACTGTTGTGATTTAGAAACTCTAAATTCCAATTGCCGACAGGCATGAGTATTCTCCTGTCTTGTTACGACGCAGATAAAATTCCAGTCATTTGCAAAATACCAACTTCTCCAGCGTAAGCATCTTCGCTGCGCTGAACTGTAAATAACAGGGTATCGCCGTCTGCAACAGCAAAACTTGTGCTTGTAACGTCAATATATTTATTACTTGCGCCTAATGTGGCTGTTGTAACAATAGTGACAGGAAATTCACTAGCGGCCAAAGGAAGTGCTACCGACGCCCCTGTTGCCGGCTTTGGCAATCGTCGCGCCGTGACTGTAAGACTCGGTAAATTTCCAACGGCACGACCAAGAATACGCAACTTAAGAGAAATAACAGGTGAAACAAAACCAGTTGAGCTCGGAACATGTAACTTACACCTAATAGACGTTTCACTTGCGGCAGGGAAACCAAGATAAGTTACGTCTTCGTAAAATTGTTCTTCCACGCCGTCTAAACGTATTAACTGGACTTCAATTTCTCGCGATTCAGTCGGAACCACGGAGATTTCCACAGGACCTTGATAAAGCCAAGGACTGCTGGCACTGCCAACTACTAAACGGCGACGAGACGGACTGGATAACGATACCGAAGAGCTCAGCGTGTACAGACCTTCACAAACAGGTCCTTGCGTAAATGAATTACCTGTAATTTCTTTAAGGACTTGATAACCTGTAGCACCTGTTGTCGCTAAAAAATTAAGATCCAAGTCAATATTTAACGCGCCTAAAGACCCTGCGGTTCCGTCTGTGCAGGTGATGACAAGGCGCGGATCTAAAGACTTAAGGCTAGTAACTACAGTAGCATCGGTAGCAAATGACGGTTTAGTAAACCAAATACGCATAGACATTTGCTGTCGGCGTGGGCACTCGGCATCGGGTGGATCTGACAAGCTTGTAGAAAAACCCGGAGAATTATATGCAGTTGGCCACGGTACGTCATCGTAACAGTCTGACATCCACCAAATACCGTTACGATCAACAACACACGCTTCGTTTATGCCTAAATTGATTCCTGCGGCACCTAAGAATGTAATATATCCGCGATCCCATTCTACATATGCTTCAGTTACAGGAATAGGCGGCCATACATTTTGCAATTCCGAATGCGCCGACAGGTTGTAGCCAAACATGGCGCCTGCGGGAGCTTTGCCGTTAAAAATTGGATCCCCAGCAGGTAACCATCCCGGTAAGGTTGAATCCGCAAGCGTAATGACGTGCCGATCGCCTGAAGCCGGTTCTGCGTATGCTCCGGCAGGAGCGCATACCAAATCAAACTTATAGTGCACGTGCCTGTCGATGAAATCTGCAAACTGCGGCAACACCAGCACGTTACCGTTGCCATCCGCACGCAATACGGGAACGGTTACAGGTGTCCGCGTATTAACAAGCTTGCCGGGAGTTGACCCCGATAAGTAATACAATCCCGCAGTTACGGTACCCGTGACGGCTTCATTCAAGTTCAACGCTGAATAGCCTGATACAAGAATGTCAGCAGAAGTGGCTGACAGTTTTTGAAGAACGACACCCCACACCTGCGCTGATTCTGCCGCAACGACATGCCCGTTGACGGTACCGCTTGCAACAGCCGATAAAGCTTGCTCAAAGACTTGACTTGACGATGAGAAGTAAACAGGCTGTCCAACTTTAACAGCAGAGGCTACTGCGGTCTTACGGATAACAATTGTTGAACCAACGCCAGACGCACCTAAAACTTCCCATATGTAATTAATATTTTGCTGAAGCTGTGCGGTGGGCCGGTTGGTTACACCAGCTGAAACGGGTTCACCGTCGCGCACGAAATTGATGTATTCGTTTAACACGCTGGTGTTCTCCTTAGCGCAACTGGAGCTTCCATTCCAAACCAATTTGGCTGGAAACAAGCTTTAGTTGTTGCAAGCTGGTTGACAGATAGAACCGGCTAAATACCAAATCTCTCGTAGCATCGGCTTCGTCCACGATGGCAACGAGTGCAGCCCCAAAAACTTTACTGTTGCTGGCATCCGAGAATGGCCGGCCGTGTACGCCGACAACGCCTGTGGTTTGTGCAAAAAATACAGGCTGATTTCCCTTGGGATATGCAACCTCGTCGGTGCTGATGACTTGCGCCGACACCAACGGTATGCGCAGGTAATCTCTGTTAGGCGTACCAATCAGCCCAGTGTAGTAATCGATACCGGCTGAAGATTCTCTGCCGTAACTGGGCACAACTACCGTATCTTCTGCGGAAGCCACATTCTCGTATTCGATGTACATACCCGAAATGCGATACTGCTTTTCACCGGTCGTCAGCAATTGGGCAGCAATTGCTGCCCATTCGTATAGAACGGTATTAGGTTGCCACGACGTAATAGGCGTGATTTTATTTGGCTCTACGTTGTGGAGCCGTACCATGCCAGTAGGAGGTTGGATCTTGTCAGTGGTCATTCGCAGCGTCCTTGAATTAGTCGAATCGTGACATCCTGATCATCCACCAAAGTATCGGCATCTATTATTTCTTCAACACTATTCCCAAAATAAACCAGCACGTCTTCTTCAACGAGCCCGGCATCTGTTGAACTGATACCGTCCATCGTAATCTGGTCAGTTTCAGCATCCAACGCAATAAGCACCATTACGCCGATATGCGGTGGTACGATACGTCGCAACGCGTAAGTAAGGTTTAATCTTAACGCATTTGAGCCAAATTTCGACGGTCTAAGTACAAGCAGTATAAAGTTGTTGCGCAAAATGTTTCTAGTCAGGAACAACAGTGGATTAATTGTTGCCGGAAGTGCCAAAGGTCCGGGCTGTCCTGTTTTAACGGTGCGACTATCTAACAGCATTGCCAAGGTTGCCCCTGCGGCTACACCTCGGTCATGCGTGTCTTGCCAGAACTTTTCAACGTCGCCGGGATTACCTTGCACAGGGAATTCAAACGCTGTGTATCCGTCGTCTTTGGTGTACACATTAGTTGCGTATGTGTTATTTTCACACACGATGTCTTGATAAATACCAGACACCATGAAGTTTTTCCCGATAGCTAATGCTTTGACGCTATCAGGCAATTCCCCACGATTAAAACCGTAAATTTGCAACGTATCCGTTAAAGGCTGTCCTTGTTTTAACTGATCGCCTACTGTGACAAGTAACGTGGCTCCAAGCGCATACCCATACACGTTTTTATCCGTTACCACCCAACTTTTATTTTGAAAATCAAAAATCTGAGTCACGATTTCATCATTTGTTTTGGTTAACGGTACGTCAGCAAAAGCTTCCAACAGATGGTCCAAGGCACGAGCAGATGTACCCTCAATCATGGAATCGTAATTAGCATTTATAAAATCGCGGTACGTGTGCGACGATTTTTGTTCTTGTGAAATGACGTATCCAAACTGATAGAAAAGATCACGCTCATCCCATTCGCTACCAAAGACCCACAACGTAAATTTGCCGTCTTCTGTAATGATGTTTGGATTGGATGCGGGATCTTCCAAGAAAAGAATTACACCATCCTGTACTACGTAATCTGATCCGTTAATTGCCGTATAACTGGCCGCTGACAATCTGTTACTCAGCGCGGGCACTACGCTTAATTTGGCGGGCAGTGGATACGTTGTGTATTGCAGCGCCTGTGTTTGTCCATACGTTACGCCTTGTCCGTAAGTATCCATACCGACGCCGTAACGTGTGCGGTTAAGAATTGTTTGATTGCGTTGTGCAGTGTCAAACGTCAAAAGATGCCATTCTAATTTGCGTAAAGGCTTAAGTTTTAGCCGACTGACTGACGCCAACAATTCATCAAAATTCTGTGTGATTTGTTTATCGCGGGCAGCGCGAGCAACAAATAATGATTTGACTTGCTCCGATTGTGCAAACAAGTCTGCCCAGAAATTACCAACGGTATTTAGCAATACGGATGAGTCGTCTAAGTCATCTTTTGGATAAATTGGCAGTGACATGATGACTTCCTGAAAAGAAACGGGCGGCTTTGGGCCGCCCGTCAGAACAGCGTTATTTCATCTTATCATTCAATCGACAAGGAGCGAGCAAACACGTCAGCTTCCGCCTTAATGTTGGTTGGATCAAGCGCACCAATCACATCAGCTTGTGTTGGAACCAAACGTTCCCAGATCAAATCAAGCAACGCACCGGTGATAAAGGTGCTCAATGAATCTACCAACGCAAGCAACGTTGTGTCGCTGAGCTGATCGCGCAGCAGATTGATAATTTGCTGTACAACAAACCTGAGCTGATCAGGTGCTGCGTATGCTAACCCGCCAAGGACATCAACGTCCGAATCCGCTACACGAAACTTTGCTGCCAACTGTGGGACTACTTTGTTGTCCACAATGGTTTTCAGCAACTTGAGTACTAAACGTGCAGGAAAGGGCAAGAACTCACCCGCTGCTGAAAAAATGACATCAACAATGCTTTGAAGCTTAGCAGTATCCACAAGAAACTCCTTACTTGGTGTTATTCCACAATTTAAACAAAGAAGCATCAACATCCTGTGACTTAGGTTGATAGTATTGGCAGAAGGCAAAAACTTCGCCGGATGAAATCATTCCTTCCAGTGCCTTGCGGGTAATACGTAGGCAACCGGCAGGCAATTGGGTTTTATCGTAAAAGTCGTAAAGCTTTCCGTGCACATCACCCCACGAATTACGAATAATTGCGTAAGGTTCTTTCCATTCGTCATCGATGTCCAGAATGCACATCTGATGTCCCCATTTACCTGACTGTTGGTGGAAACCACTAGAGTCAGGCAGCATGGAGAAACCGTAGTTACTGGCGACTGTCATGCCGTAACCATTAACACTGTAAGTCACGGCGTCTTCCCATGATTTGATCTCAACGGCAGATCTAATCAGGAAGTTCTTGCCAACGTCCAGCATCCCAGCAGGTGGACCGGACTTACCCCACGCCCGAGCGATAGATCCCGAGTACGGCGGCACTTTGTCTTCACCGAAATAGATGGTCCCGTATGCCATTACGGCTGCGGCCATCCAGCTCCCGTAAGAACCGTCACCGTTACCAGCTTTGCCTTTACCAACCTGCACGCGGGATGTGCCGTAGTAATAAGGCGGGAACGGGTCTTTCCAAATCTCGCTCTCATTGCGGACGACGATATCTACGCAACCCGTAACTGCGGCGGCATTGCGAGCTCCCCAAGAAACGCAATCGCCCACTTCTTGGGGAATATTCTTAATGTCCTTGCCGTCTAAAGCTTTACGCACAGCTTTATAATTGGATGATTTACGCGCGCGACCGGGCTCAAGTATTAATCGATTTTGTATAAAATTATAGGTACTTCTAATTCCAGCAAATTCTTCTGCTGCGCCCTCTTCCGACCATCCCCTCGTTGTACCGTCGATATATTCGTCGATGATTGACATCATACTCTCCTTATTTAGCCGCCATTGCCGCAAAGCCGCTGCTAAGTTCTAAGAATGCTACACGAAAATCTTCAGGCTTTACCAGTTTCTTGTCCCGGTTTAGTTTAAGCAATTCGTCCTGCAAAGCTACCGCACTTTTCTCCCATTTAGCTTTGTCCGCTGTCAGATTGGACAGTGTTGCGTCGTTTTGCTCGGTTACTGTTTGCAGAATCTTTGCGACTTGCGTCAAAGTACCTGCGCCGATTTGCGATGCTGTCACTCTAAAATTTTCAGCAAAAGCCGCAGCAACTTCTTTACGCCCCGCAGAAGCTGCAACACTACCGTCCACACTTTTGTAAATAAATGTACCGAGACCGTACGTCTCGTCATCGATCTTTGGTGTTGGAATTGGCATTGGTGGTACAGGGATGGGGGTGGGTGGAACTGGCTCAGGATTACCGTCGCCAACAACAACAGTGACAATGACCGGCAAACTTGGCTTGTCGGCAAGTGCGGTATACGCCAGCAATCGGTATTTTCCGGGTTTTACCGCAGTGACAACAGTTGCGGTAGTGTCATTAAGCAATGCAGCAGGAAACACGGACAGCCCATTGTCGAGCGGAAAGTATTGCACAATCTTGCCATCAGTCTTAGTGGGCCGCACAGCAATAAATTGCCCGGGAGCCCCTGTAAACGTAGCGGGCATTTCAATGTTTTGGCCACAAAGAGCCAGTATGAGCGCAAGCATCGAATACTCCCTGTACAAAAGAGTCTAACTTGTTGTGCAACATTATTACATGAAAAACAAGGCCTTTTGTCGATTCCTCACTTAACCTTCAGGAATCGCCGTTTCAATTGTGACAAATACGTCTTCCGCCCGACAGAAAAATTGTGTTGTGCGGTATGTTACTAAACTTTCTGGAGCATCGGGAATTTGAATAAACTCTGAATTACGCAAGTACTTATTGGATCCGTCGGGGTAGCGGATGCGTCCAAAAATATCAATTGCGCCGACGCTGCTGTTCGTAGGCAAGAAACCGTGTACAACGTCTTGAATTTTGGAAGCGTACACGCGCCCAACAAAACCTACGGCATTAATTGCGCTTGAAACGGCTAACTGGATGGCAGCTACATCGGGTGCTGTTTCGTTGGATTGCTTGTAAACCGTGAAACTTATTTGTACGAAACACGGCACAGGAGCTTTAATCAAACAGTCAGCCCCGTGATGCCTAATATCTCGGGAATTAACTGTGTTTTGTACTTCCATAATTAACGGCATGTATTGAATGTCGGCATCGTATTCCAACGTAGCCCCTGCGCTGTATGTCGCAGAGTCTTGAGTCGTGTCGGCAAATTTAATAACGGCTGTTTGATACCGAGAATACGCAGCTTCGGTTGCAGAAATAATGTCAGGCACAAAATCGTCTGTGCCAAGATCGTATCCACGTGTGTCGGATACCAACAACAATTTACCCAAAGCTACAGCCGCATTCTTAGGCCGTATTGCGCGCACCTCGTAAAATCCGGGTGCTGTGTCTCGGGAAATAGAAAATTGCCAAATAGGTTGACCTGCAATTGTATTTTCACTTAAACGAACAGCGGTTATTGTTTTTTGCACTGTAACAGGCAAATACTCGCTACGAACATACCAATCCGCGCGCCCACCTAATGCAACAGGGAAAATAGAATGTTTGTCCCTAAACATTTCGGCGTCACCGCAGCCAATAATTGACGTACCAACAATTCGGCTATACGCATCAATGTTTCGTAAAAAAGCTGCCATAGTTACGCGGTTGGACAATGTTTTAGCCGCAATACCTTCTTGCAATCGTTTTAAAACAGCTGTGTTTGTTTCAGCAGTTGTACCTGACGAAAAATCCGTGATTGCGTAAGAAGTTACATAGGCGGGCGGAGGATTGACCGGAACAACCAGTGTGTTTTTTTCAATGTTGTATTCGGCGCCTGTGGCAAGTGCTTCAACTTCCAACGTAAACATATACCGCCCATCGGCTGTTGGCGTAATCAACCGATCCGTTGCAGTATTAACTTGTGCGGCTTCAGCTTTAGCAGAATAAACTTGCGTGGTGCGGTACCGTAAACCTTGAGCTTGAAAAAATGTATTGCGCCCGAGCGTCACTGTGATGTTGTTGCTCAGGATAATAGCAACACTGCCTGTAGCTGCGGTACCGGCTTTTCGTTCCAGCCGAAAATTGGATAATACGTCGTCAACCAAATCAGTGTCGGCCAGATCAGGATCTTGCTCCAGTGCCAATAAACTACGTGCTCGCCGATAGTCATTAATGAGTGTATCGAGACGAGTCGCCAACAGTGCGTGATAGTAGACAAGTAATTCGTAAAAGACGCCACGACTAACATCAAGCGTAGGATTATCTTCTGCTATTCGTTGGCTAACTTCGTCGATAGACGCCGCAACCAATTCGGCAGACAATGCATCAAGCGCTTGTGGGGTAACTGCCATGGTTCACTCCGTTAACGAACACTGACACCGATGGGCGTGATGAACGTGTAGTTTGACCCCGCTAAAGAAGTCAAAGTCATTGTTAAGTTGACTTTACCATCACCCAAAGTCACAGCATCTAATGTAACATCATCAAGAATTTCGTCGTTAGGATCTGTTGTTTTAACTTCTGATGTCATTTGTCTGCGCGCAAGATCCTTAGATGTTGTGAAGGATGAACGCACGTCTGCAACCGTACGCCAGTACCCTCTTTCGGCGTCAACCATAAATGTGGTGCCGCGATTTGGATCGTACCGCAAGCTTCCTGACTTTAACAAAAAGATTAAAAGAAAACGTTGCATCAGTTTATGAACGCCTGTGCAAATCTGCCCGGCGTCTTTTGCCGTAAATAAAGCTTGTTCTAATTCTTGCGAAGATCCTACAGCTTTTGTTTGCCGTAACACACAATAATCGTTTAAACGGCCTACGTAATCGGCAACAGTACTCATGATTAAGCACCTTTAACTTGACGACTTTGTTTTAGAAGCCCGCGCAGATATTCAACGTTGTTTTGCGTGAATGGACCCGTGTCAGAGCTGTGTGCTTTTTTACGTCCAATTACATGACACGTGGCGCGTATTCTGCGCATCGTATGCCGCATACGTAACGCACGTTCCATTACGCTTAATGTTTCTGCCATAGTTGTGGCAGCAATAATATCGCCAACAGTTCCCGGCGGTGCTTGCTTTGTTGCCGGAGAAAGTACTTCGGAAAACTCGTCAAATATGTCTTGCCGTGAAAACGGTCCTGACATATTTTCTAATTCCGCAACACCAAGTGCGCCATCCCAATCTCCCGGACGAAACCATACGTGTCCCCGTCCTTGGGATAAATTTGATACTGCGTCTTCTGCATGCGTTATAAAATCACGAAAACGACCTTCGTAATTTGCGTCCATGTTGACTTTGCTGCGTGGACGAAATTCTTGCGAAGATTGCGCTGCCATCACCCGCCTCCAAACGGCGACAATTCGCCACCTTGATCCAAAAATGCTTGAATGCGCGCCTTACCTTGACTAATAGCTCCGGGGGAACGCTTTAATTTATTAGCAAGCTCCATGTTGCTTAAAAGACGTTTTCCGTTTAAACCCAACGTATGTTCCATAATCTGTTGATGGTATGGATCAAGATCGTCGTATACAAATCGAGTCCAAGCAGAATGCTGTTGTTTTTGCCAAGGATTGCTTGCTGCGCCTTCGTAACCAGACGTGCCGGTTTCAGGGTCTACAATTTGTCCTTCAGATACTGGCGCATAGAACTTACGAACGCTATGCATGCGTTTTGACGACAAACCCGTTTTATCGGATAATTCATTATCTGTGGGTGATCGTCCAAGTTCGTGTTCTAAATCTTTCTCGGCCTGCGAGAGAAAATAACTATCTTGCATTACACGTTCAGGCGTTTTTAATACGCTGGTCTGTTGGCGATTAATTCGTTTAAGGCCTTGCAATTGTCCGTACACATACGCACTGAGGCGCCCACGATTTGGAGCATAGCCGTGCATAGTATCCAACACGAGTTTACGAGCACGACTTTCAATCAATGGGTTGCTTTCGCCAACGTGTGTTTTAATTGCGCCAGCAATGGTAGGTTTTAACGCTTTAAGTAAACCAGCGTTGCTTTCTTGTCCGGGCGTAGTTTTCCACGCCCGATATGGCTCAGCAAATTCAGGTTCAATGTCCTGTGCCATAAATGATTACCTGTAAAACATGAAATTTAATGGCGCACCGTGTAATCCGCCGCCGTGAATACTTGAAGCTGAAAACAGCGTCGGTCCTTCTATATTATAGTCGGCGAGTGCAGGTCGCCCTAATCGCGCTTGCGTTGCGGGGCTGGCGTATTCCCAGCCAGTACGTATGTTTGACAATACAAAAGACGTACCTGCCGCAGGTGATTCCGCATTGATGTAAAAAGAAACCCGCGAAACTTGACCAATCGTATCAAAGGCTAATGAGTCACGAGTGTCGCGGATTTGTACGCCGCCAAAGCGTTCTGAGCCGCTGCTAATGCGCACGATTGATCCCGGAGCGATATCGAACCGCAACCGACCTGATATGTGTTGCTGCCTGCCCCGTAACGCATTTTTACTAAAAATTTCTTTGGCCCAACGATCAAAAATAGTCACGGTAGCACTAACACCCGTTTCCTGACCCAACAGCAGTGGATTTTCAGCCGTAGTGATCAGTTCTAGCCACGGCGGACCACTTACAGTTAAGATAACACCCTCTGGATCAGCTGCTAGCGATCCGTAACAACCAGAAACAGTTAGATTGTCTGAACTCATGACATTTGTAACGGATCCCGACGCAGGCATAACAATAACACCGGACAATAAACGCTCCAGTGCTCCGGAAGAAACTTCTGAGTCGTATTCCGTGGAATAAATTGTTTTATACGCCTGACTATTTGCCGCCGTATACAACGGTACGTCAGCAATCACTAATGCACGGTCAATCATAGGTACGACAGCCATACCAAAAGCCGGGCACAACTGCGTTACGAGTTTTGTCCAAAACGATGATTCTGCATAGCTGCGCAACGTTTCATTGTTGAGAAATTGCATGATAGCATCGATTATTTCAACATCAGTACCCGCATCAAATCCTAGAGGACTGCCGAACGTATAGTTAGCGTATGCGGGACCTGCACTAACTTGTCCGATTGTGGCTGGATCTTCGAGTCCAGACCAATCAGGGCCTTCTATACGGCTCAATGCTCGTAATGCACGTGTATTATTTCTTACCATGACATTTTGCAAACAAGTCAAATCAGCCGCTTCAACAGGAAAATGCTGTTGTTGCGCAAAACTACTAAAAATTGTTTTAATAACACCCCACATGTCGTGATAAATTTGAACATCCAGTAATCCGGGCAACATTAAAGTATTAGCGACAGAATCGCTCGTATACGCACCAACGTCTTGAAACGAACCCATTACAGCTGCAACTGTCATGTCCGCAGGATTGTTTACATGCGCATTGCCTGAAAGTGCTGAAGACGCTGCCAAATCATGCAACCAATGAATCAACGTTATTTCTATTTGATACTTATTAAAATGTTTGGTCCGACGCACAGCAGTTATGTAACCATCGAACAAAAGAATAGGTGTTTTCCACGGTTTACCCGTTGTCTCATTCCCGACAGGAGCAAAATAAACTTTTGCTGCTTGCATTTTGCCCCAAACAAAAACGTCGTGAATCGGAGCATACCGTGTGGCATTGCTTGATTGCACGTCGCGCCCAACGCCAACAGTGCACGTAGCTGCGGGAATTTCGTTCATGGCGAAATCAGCACTAAATGCTGTCAATGGAAACACTTTGTTGTTTACTGCCAAATGCAACGAGCGAGGACCTAGTCGAGTAAAATCCGAATACGAATAACTGACACCAGCTTGTGTCGGAATGATCATGTGGACACTCCTACGCGTAATTGCTCTGTCCGATACGCCAATGCCAAAGCTACAGCAGCACACTTTAACGGCAAATCAGGCACATCAAAGAAAATATTCCGAAAAGTTTGAAAAGGTTGTTCGTCTGTAATGCCAAAAAGCGCAAGTAAAGTCGGTTCTCCGGCTACGCTGATGTTAGCTATAATTTGTCCTAATGTGATTTTAGGTTTATTAACAAATTCGACTAGCCACGTTTGTGCGGCATTAGGCGCCGTCAGTGAGAAGTAATAACCACTTTTACCAAGTCGCTGTTGTTCGTTGGCAGCTAATCCCGGTAAGGCTTGAAATTCATTGCGAGATCCTGTCAGATAAATGTCAGCAGCGCCGTTGTCTGTAATCGTGTAACTATAAGCCATGATTCCATTTGCGTCGTCAGATTCTGGGCTACCGTGAATATTCATACCTGCCGTTGTTGGTCCGCTTATTCGTTGCGGGCGAGGATAATACAGCTCTAAGTTAAAAAAATCAGATCCGCTGGCGTCGTAGGTATGTCTTGAATCTAAAGCGGTTGCGAATTCGGCCAATGAGCTATTTAATACGCAGCTAAGAAGTTGGCGTGTTCGGTAATTCAACGTTTCAGGATCTGGCTGTCCTCCAAACAACAGACGTCGGATGTTTTGCAAACTTGATGGTAATGTCACGCTCTTATATCCGGGCGTTTGTGGAAGATCGCCTAAACGGCCAGTAACTGCTGAAGTTACGGTGTTATTAATCAAAAGTGTCCATATATGATTAAGCATGATCATCCCGGCATAGTGGCTAGAGTAAGATTCCATTGCACCAGCTTGGTTGCTGGATCAATGACTTCCATATTGAGGCCCAAAAGAAATGCCTGAAATGTTGTGTTGTAGATCGTGACAAACAAGGGAGTTACTTTAGTACTGGCCTTGTTGGCAATGTACCAGTTAAAAACATTTGCTCCAGAATGCACAGACGGGCCTCGTTCACATGTCTGAGCAAATGCCAATCCTGACAACGTAATTTGGCCAATCCTATCCCCAAAAGAATAAATGTATACACGATTGCCAACAGTGTGCAGAAACTGTGCATTAACTTGATGGCTTACAGTGATGCGCGTTAGTATTACGGCAGAACGTTGATAACTTAAGTCTGTAAGGCTTTGATTGTTAATAGCAATCATGCGAATGTCACAATACGACGTTGGCTGCCGTACCTGCACGACACGGCCCGGACAGTTAGCAAATAATGTCGGCATGACTGGTAACCTCTTTAAGCGTCCATTGCGCCGCGACCATTGTTTATTTGCAGGTTTTTACCTTGCAGTTGATTACCAACAATTTCAAACTTACCGGACAATTCACCTTTAACGACCAATTCTTTTTTAGGATCTGCGGCTTTTGCATCAGGCCTTTGTTTGGCTTGTTCCAAACTCTTCAAGAAGTCTTCTTCTTTTGCACCTTTTTTAACCACGCGATTCATGGTTTTAATGTCATCAATTGCTCGAACACCAAATTCTTTCGTAAAGTCCGCCATGTCGCCTTTTTTCATACCTTCGTCATACGCTTTTTGTATTTCGTCCAAGTTCTTTTTCTTATCTTTTCCAACAGTTTGCAATCGTTCTTTTGCGCCAATAAATCCAATAAGTTCTTGTTTGACGTTGGCACCGTTTTCACCTCCCAGCAACTCATCTAATTTTTTGCGTCCGTCTGCACTTAATTCAGGCATAGCCAAACCTTTAAAGCGATCGGCTACTTCAGAATTTTTTAAACCTTGTAATTTTTCCGCCTCTGCGGCTTTTTCTAATTCAGGTCTGCGTTTGTCGTACAAACGCCGCAGTTCCGCAGGATCCATGCCTAGAACCTTGGCGCGCGCTTCTATGCTTTTGTCTAACTTAATTTTTTGTTCTTTAGACAATTTGTCGTTGCCCGTTTCTTTAATAAGGGCAACGTCTTTTTCGTCAAACTTTTCTAGTTTTTCAGTATCAGCATATTCTGTTTGAAATTTATTCTTAGCCCCCGCATCTAACCCTGCGATTTGTTTGTTGATTTCTTCAAGAGTTGTTCCTTTTACGTCAACACCAGCGGCTTTAAGCGCCGCAGTTTTCATACGGATTTCTTTGGCGTCTTTCCCTACGTTTGCGCCACGCATGCCTTTCAATACGGCGTCACGTTGTTTATTTAAATTGGCCATTTCTTGCTGCGCTTCCACAGCCGCTTGCGATTTCTTGGGATCGCTTATAACGTCTTCGGTAAAAATACCCGCACGGAATTTAGCCATATCGCCGCCGCTAAAGTCTGCGGCAAGATTGGTCATTTTTTGCTGAATTCCTTCAAGTTCAGCTGCGGTATCTAGCGCGCCCTTGCCCATTTTCAAAACAGCCAACGGTTCACGCAATTTATCAATCATGTTTCTAAGGTTGGCCTTATCCTCATCTTCTAATTTTTTCATGTGCGCGCCAGCATCCGTCTTACGGAACTCATCGAATTTTTCACTTTTTTCTTTTTGACGTTGTTTTAGAATGTTTGTACGCGCCTGTTCAGGATCGCGCACATTATTCTTTGTCATTTCTTTGTTAATTTCTGCGTCAGATACGCGGAATTCGTTATACGTCATAAGCGCAATCATTGATTCTTGCTTCGATGCAAGCGTATCTGGAACTACATCAATAGCTCTACGGTGGCCGAGGTGCTCCTCAATGTCTGCTTCAGTAATGCCTAAGGCTGCGGCTCTTTTTTGCATCATAAGAAAATCGCTTGCTTCTTTACGGGTACTGCCTTTTGCTGCGTCAGTTTTCAATAAGGCATCAATTTCAGCTTCTGTAATCGGTTCTTTAACCATGCGGGCGCGTTCGTCACTAATTCCTTTGCGCGCAGCTGCGTCTGAAACTTTAAATTTACCTGCTGCTATATCATCTATTTGTTTAGTTGCTGTTGCTTTTTGCTCTGGTGTTGCTTTAGGATCCATCAGTACCGCACTAGCTTGTTTTTTTACATTTGCAGTAATATCTGTTTTATATTTTTCAATTTCATCCGCAGTAATGTTCTGATTAACGCCAAACATGCCACCCATAGTTACGCTAAGCGTACTGCTACGTTTAGATGCTTCTGTTGCGGCATCCATGTCTGCATTGGTAATTCCTGTTGTTGAAACAGCTCCTACGGCAGCGGCGCCTTTCTGAAGTTTATCTACAGCACCTTTAAGCGCCGTTTGTTTGACGTCAATTTCCTTTTGCAAATCTTTGTATTCTTTTGTGTTGGGTTTGAACTTCATTTGTTTTTTAGCTAAATCTTCAATTTCTTGCTGAACTTTGCCCATTTCTTCTACTGGTGCCCCAAGCTTTTCTCTAATTGTGGCAATGTCTATGCCACCAAGTGCCGCGCCAATAATTTTCATGCCAGCGTCAGGATCACCTTCTTTTGTATTTTTAACTGCGTCCACAATACTGCGTAGCATCGAATCACCCGTTACACCTGACATCGTAGAACGGGCAACATCCTGTATTTTTTCGTATTGTTGTCGTGACCGCGTTTCTGCCAAAACACGTGGATCTGTAGTTGTCAGTACGTTCTGCAACTTGGCGTTCATGCCCTTCATTGTCGTCTTGTCCATGTTGCCAATAACGGACGTGGCCAACATGCGAAGAGCAGCTTGACGTTGTTCTGGATTTTTAGGTAAAGCGTTTCGGACATTAGCGGGTAATTGCTCTTCAATAATACGCGCCATATTCTTTTCAAAGTCAGGCATTTGGTTGTAATCGTCAGGCGTTAACTCACGCATTTTAGCAACGACATTGGTTGCAAGTCCCGACAGCTGCGTTCCGGAAATACCATAAGGGCGCAATCCGGCACCAAGAGAAGCTACAGCTGAACGTGTTAGCGTACGGCCTACTTCTGCTGGTTGTGCTGTCTCACGTACGTAGGCTGCCAACTCAGGGTTACGGTCTAATGCTTCACGTGCTTGTGGTTTCTGCGTAAGCATGTTCGCAATTGTACTTTTGGACAATCCTGCGTTAACACCAATTTGTTCAACCTGCTGATTAGTAAGTTTTGTCAAATCAACTTTTCGGCCGCCGATCGTAGCAAATGTCTCGTTGTTCTGGATTGCTTCCAGTACGCCCCCCAAGTCGGTACCAGCTACCTTACCGTCCATAGCATCACGCATACGCGCCAAAGTACCGAAGCGCGTACCAAGATTAGAAGCGATTCCTTGTGTTGTTAATTTGCGACCGAACTGTGTCATTTGAGCTTCTGTCATACCACCAAACACAGGCGTGGCGAAAGCACCTGAAGAGCGTAATGTTGCGTTGAATGCTAAAGCGTGTTGCGTTGCTGTCATGGCAAACGGCGATTCAATTCCCAACTGACGGCCATGCACTGCGGCGTCTTGCTGAATCAACATAGCGGTATCTGCACTGATGCCTGCGCTTTTAGCAAGATAATATGTTTGTCGCACCGTCTTAGCGAGACGGCCTGCGTCAACTTGTCCCATTGAACCCATAGACATAGCGTCTAACGCCCGCATCAATTCGGGTATAGGTGCATTGGGTTTACCTGCGTCGCCAAAAATATCACGCATCGCTGTAATAGCTTCAAGATGCGATTTCAATGACCGCTTTACTTTGTTTGTATCCAATTTCTCCATGAATCCAGCATCTTGTGTTGCAGCCTGTGTTAATTTGCTTAAATCGTCTGAACCCATACCGCTAAGATCAACCTGACCATTTTTGCCTTTACGTATGTTCTGCACGCCTGCTCTTCTAGCCAAAGCTACGGCATCATCGGCAGACATGTTCTTGGTTAAATCCGCCGCAGAAATTGACGGACGGAATGCTGACCCTGCAATCATGCCACGCGTCGATAATTCACTGTAAAGAGAACCAAGCTGTCCTGCGGAAATGCCTTTCATTTGTCCGATTTTTTCGTCTGAATAAAAATCCTCCATGATATTTTCGTTTAAACGTTTAAGCGATTGATTACTCATGCCCATTTGACCGGTAGTTGGATCCAATCTATAGCGCCCAGCTGACGCCATGCGTTGCTGCATAATCATTGCAGAACCACGCCGACCGTGAAGTTGGTCAATCACATCCCCGAACATAGGGGCGAGGAAGGGCGAAGCAGAAACGGCTAAATCTGAAATATGCCCGGCGGCTGTTTTCATCTCTGGCGTGAATGGTTGTCCTGTCAGCAACGCCATACCGCGCATAGTACCCATGAACGAAGATCTGTCTTGCTTAGCTGCATCTGCCTGCGATTCCTGTAAACGTCTATAGAATTCCTGAGACTGAAGCCTGTCGTACATGTTTTGACCGTGCCCGACACCAATTCCAGCCATTCCAGCTTTTGACATAATCGAATTGAATTGAGAACCCAACGCCATTTCAAACATTAATCGCGTCTCAGGGCCACCGGGAAGAGGTAACCCTGACATGGATGATGAAAACTGTGGCGCTAAATTGGAAGCCAGCGGCGCATAACTTGCTCCCATGCCGAGAATATTAGTTATGCTTTGTGGGTCCATTACGTCTTACCTCGTGGTCTTGGAATTTTCTGAGTAAGTCTTTGTTCCAATTCCTGTACCTGTTGTGCCGCATCAACTCCTGCTTGTTTGGTTTGCATCAACTCCTCTCGTTGCTTATCCGCAGCAGCCTTGTACTTAGCGACAACGGCAGGATCGTTAGGGTCTCCAAACTCTTGCGTAAACGCTTCTACGAGCGTTTGCTTAGTAACAGCTGCACTGTCCTTGGTTTGCCAAGGGCGCATAATACTTATCATATCCTGAAACAGGTCTCTGGCCTGCGTCTGCACCGACTTGAACGAATCCTTTTCCAGACTGCTGTTAGATATAAGTGCGCACTGGTGATTGTGTAACACTTTCAACAAATCAAGTTCGTCCAACGATGCCATGGCTTGCACCAAAGGCATTGTTCTTGCCCACCACGAAGAATCATTAATTTGACAAGTTTCCGGCTTTATAATGCCGCGCAGAAACGCCCGAGTAATCAGGACGGCGTTTCTGTCTGTTTCCAAAAATTTGCGTTGTCTACCATCGCCTCCAACTGCGTAACCATGCGGTTAAAATCACGGCACGTCGAGGCAACTACGCGGTGAAGAGATTCTGTTTGAAAAATCTCAGCCGTCATATATTCTTCGACGATACCTAACCCACGATCGTCAGGTGCAAGGGTTTCTGGTAACTCCCAAAACGTTGTAGCCGTCTTGTTAGTCTTGGGAGTAAAACCTTCAGGAAACTCAAACGAAAAACCATTAGTGTTCTTGGTCTTAATTTCAACGAGCTGTAAGTAAAAACGATACCTGTTAACAACTTCGTACAGATCCCCTTGAAATTTAATCTTGCCTTCGTTGACGTCATACACAATTTGCTCGTAACACGTATCAATTTCTTTGGGGCGCAATGACCGGAACGTAACAAACAATTCCCCGTTAAATAAACTGTACCGTTTAACAAAAGGTTTATTTGCCAACATAGCCGTGATGAACTTGAGCTTGTCGTCATACGTTGGCTCAGGGCCATTTCTTAGGGTCAAATCCCACGCACAACGCGGGCAAACAGTAATTGGTGTATCAATCCCTGTTTCATTGCTGTCTGGTCCTAAGACATTAAGCGGCGTAGGTTCAGGTATTGGAGATGCAGGTGCAGGTTCGGGCGTATCGTTTTCAATGGTTATATTTGTACTTCCGCCTAAGTTACTAAGTGATTTTCTAATTTCAGCCATTTTTTCGGGAGACAAATCTGCAACGGCAATCGGTTCAGGCGGTATAAATTTACCAGCGTTAGGCGTAGGTGTTTGTGCCATACGCGTTTTTTCTTCTGCCATAATCTCGGCAATATTTCCAGTTATCTCGTCGGTTTTCGTAGATACAATTGTTTCAGTTGGAACAGCCGCAGGTGGCAAATTCTTACCACCTGTGACGCGTGCCAGCAATTCTTGCTGACGATTCAGGTTAATCGACTTACCCATGTAAACCTCACCCTATTTGGAGAAAACCTTCTTCCATCGTTACGTTCTGTATATTACCCAATTCAGGCTCGTCGTAAACCCCCGACGCCCGAGACGCTGCATTTCCTGTTGCTGTATCTAACAAGCCTCCACCTATGGCTATCATAAAATTTTCTTCCTCTTTCCACGCTTTACGCCCGGGCCACGGATACAAGTCTACACCTTGATATGACACGGGATTTTCAATCCAGCTTTCACCGCCAGTACCAAGACCCAACGATACAAATTTTTCCCAACGACGCTGATCCCACAACATATTTGCGGTTTTATACTGGTTTTGATCTTCGGTATCTCGATAACTAAATTGCATATTTTTAATTGTGGTGTCGTTGCCAAGTTGTCTGTCTTGGTAATACGACTGCACAAAATACGTGTCGTGCATTTCTTTACCTGCATCTTTAAATGCGGCTACGGCATCTGCTTGAGGCTTGGTAATGTCATCCAAAGCACCAGATAACGTGTCTGGAACTTTTCCAACCATACCCGCCTTAGACTGGGCAAAAGTTTTAAGCGTTGCAATGCTGCCTTTAGCGTATACGCCGCCAGTTGTAAAAATGCTTTTGTTGTCGCCGTAATTAGTAATGTTGCCCCCAACTAATAGGTTTACTGGAAGGATTGCGCTGGTTGCGTTAAAACTATACGCAAAATTAACGGTACTGTCTTCGTTGGACGGACCTATAAGGAAATCAACGCTTTTATTGCAGAATACAGCTACACGACTACCGTAGAAATTAATTTGACTGCGTCCTTTGTCAGCGTCCAAATTGATTTGTTTATCCGCTGCCGAACGCAAATACACGTCTCCGCCATATGCAGCAACTACGCTGTCGGGAGCTTTAAATACAATTCCATTTGAAACAACGTCTTGGCCAATGTTGTTTTCGTATTCTTGCAACGAGCCCATTCCCTTGCACTCAACAAGTACACCGCCTTGGCCGCCATTACCTGCCAACATGTGCAAATTGCGTTGTGCTTTAATACGCACGTCGTTATCAGATGCAGAAATGTCTACAGAAGTTTTAGCTCTCAACACAATCTGATTACCCATAACAACTATGTTTCTTCCGGGTACCAGTTCAATATCCCCAGCACATTCCAATCGAATTTTACCGCCAACCATTTTGATTGCAGAACCAAAACCGTCGGCTAAAACAACACCGCCATCTTCGAGGAAACACAAGAAAGACGTTGTTTGATAGTACAAGACCTCGGCGTAACGATGATCGATACGCATAGAGCGAGGAGACACCGGTGACATGGTGTTAGCCCCGCCCAATTCTGCAAAATTCAAATTGTCCTGCACTTGTGTAAACGTAGTGCCTTCCGATTCTTCCCGTACCCGGTAATCGTTCTTGTGGTAATGGAAGGGATGCACGCGTTTCCAATTAACTGCATAAGCGATTAATTCATCTACGCCCATAACCCGACGAATGCTTGGATTGTCGTCAGGTACGCGTACATCGCCGACACGATGTTGTGTTGCGTTACCGAAGTAACCTGAATACCGATAATTATCCGCTTTAGCGTCGTCGCCAGTACCGTCAGCTGCATCTTTGCGCTGCTCCGCAATTGGCATGTTAACACGCCGACCTATCATGACGGATTTGGCGCTAAATAAATGGTACGATCCGTCTAATCCAATCCATTCCTCAAACACGCCCTCAGGTGAACGTGCAGAAAGTGTATTTTTTCCGTCAAAAAGTGGTACGGCAACTTCACGCACATGTCCCTGTCCTAGATATCCGCCGTATTCGCGGTAACGGTAGAATGGGCGGGAATCGGCCGTGTCTTCTGTGGCACGTGACTCCGTCGTCTCGGGTTTACCGCTTACGTCATATGGCGCATACGGCCACGCCCCTTTGTCAGGATCATCTTGCCGTTTAAACGCATCAGCATTATTTAAACCGTCAGTGTAGTCACTACCAATTTGCGTATCAGGACGTGACAATCCCAGCGCTTCCCACGGATACGTGGCTACGCCCGCAACAAAAGTAGATTCGCCTTCATCGTTACCTGTATCAAGTTCGTAGGTTGCGGATTCTACCAATAACTGCTGTCCTGCGATACGTAAGTGGCTATCGATCAACGAGCCCCAAATACCGCACATTTCGTTAACACGTAATTGGAACATGTAGTCATCAAGCGAAAATAACAAACCTGTAGCGGTACTAAACACCTTTTCTTGCGACGTTAGGTCTCGAGGACGGCCTGCTGAAAAATCAAGCGCACTGGCGGCGTTTAAAAGACGTTGCACGGGATACGAATGCACTTGCTCTTGAAACATGCCCGACATTCCGCCTTGACTGATAAAGTCGGAATAATTTTTACCTTGAGTTAAATCTTCTAACTTTTTGACGGGATACACCGAAGGAATAGAACCAATAATATAACCAAATGGTGAATTTCGAGGCGTATATACCAAAACCGTTGAGCCAGCAGGATACACCGTTGCATCACGTACACCAAACGGCATAAAACTAGCCGTACTGAGCGAACAACAACGCATCACACCGCGACTATCGTTTAATTGAACGCGATGCCACCCCAGATAAGGAATAGTGTGCGCAACAACACCGATAATGAGAGATTGACTGCCAAGTACATTGTGTTGTGTCTGCAAAACTCGATTAACGTCTCGCGCGTTAGCGTGAGGACTAATAAACATAGCCTCTAAGTTACGAAGCGCAGAGTCTAGTTGAGGTACGCTGGAATTGTTGTTATTACCGAAAATATTGTCAGTCGCACCAAGATGCGAGTCATTCATGCAACACCATATAGATCAGGATAAAGGAAAACCCCGTGGTAATAATACCACGGGGCGCATAATAAGTAACAAACTTTTAAACTTAGTCGCCGGTGTAAGACAGGTCGGCAAACTCAAGTACTGAGTTTTCGTTGATAATCAAGTTCTGCGCCTGCACGCTCATACCGATTGAACTGATGACGCATGAATTGAGAAGTACCGAAAACACGCCGCTTGAAACTGCGCCTGCGGCAGGACATTGCGCCGAACCAACATTAAGTGCCAGTTGTTTTGGCGAGCAAGCATCGCCGTACGCAGCGTAAAAATTGCGTACGGAAAAGTTAAAACCAACGATGTGTGCAACGTTGACGTTGCCCTGTGGCTTGCCTTCAACGTAATAAACGTTTGCAGCATTACCGGCAACGCCCAATTCGTACACCTTCGTAATTGGACGCTGATATTGCAGAGTCAAGCTCTGCATCATCAGTCCGCTAAGTCCACCTGCTGCGGTGATAATGCCCTTGTCGGCACGAAAACCGCCCGCATACTGTTGAACTTCACGATTAAAAATATTGGCCATGTCAAACCTCCTGCCGCGGTAATTCGGATCAAACGATCAGACGTACGGCAATGTTGTTGAGGGCATACGGAACCGAAATATTGACCGTGACGTTCAACTTGTCCTTAAGCAAACTGTCTTGTACAACGGCAAGATCCGCGTACGCAATCAGCACAGGACCCGTAGTTGTGGTATTTACAGTAAATGTATCCAGCGATTCACGCAGCGCCAAAGATACACGGTTGATGATGTTTTGGTTGATATTGTAGATGCCGATGAATGGATCAAGCACATCGCGTACAGCGTAACTGACATAGTCCACATTACGTGTAACCGATTCTTCACGCTGATTGATGTCGGTATATGCACCGGTCGTGAGTGCGTGCCGTGCAAAAATCTGGCCGTTGTTACCGTTCTGCGTCACAATGAATACGCCGGAAGCTGCCAACGTATCCAATTGCGCACGGTTGAACTTTACCGTGGTGCGCGCAGCCCGAGAGTAACCAACGATTTCAACGCGAGTCATTGGTTGCTGTGGAAGCAAGCCGGCAGACAAACCAGCCAAAGACGCTGCAAGGAAATAACCTTCCATGACAGTGCCGCTGGATTCGATCGTGTCAGGCCATACTGCGCGAATGCGACGAGAGCCCCAGCTACCAGCATCCAACGCAATTTCAGCCGCTTCAGCTGTTGCACTGAGTGAACGCCAGATTTCAATCTTAGCCGCGGAATTAACTGGAGCAGCAGGCCCCGAAACAAGTCGCAACTGATCTTCTGACACAACTTCAGCAATTGTGTATTCTGAGTAAGTGACGCCACCAAAACCATCGCCTACGTAAACGGCGCGTACAATGTCACCTACACGCACATCGTTGGTGACAAAATTACCATTAGCGTTAGTGTTGCTGACGATAGTGAATTGAGAACCTGAAGTGTCAGGATCGTCAACAATCGTAGCCAAGCATTCTTCGCCGTCAGAAGTAGTGGCTGCAATGTGGTTGACTACGGTCGAACCAGCGGACACTACAGGAATCTCTGGAATACCTGCGAGGTTTACCCACAGTACGCGCCACAGTCCGCGCTCAGGCGACGACAAAGCCGTTACGTGTGCAGCGTAAAGATCCAATACCGTACGGTTGCGGGTCAGCGGCACAAGGTTGTAAACATCGTCGCGACCAAGCAATGCTTCCAGCACATCGGCCCACGTTGTAGCATCGTCTGGATTACTAACAGCCGTATACCCTACAGCGGTACCATTGCTGTTTTCAAGCGCCTTGAACACCCCCCACTTAAGTGGATTGTCTGGGTCAAGTGGTCCAGAAATCGCATCATCAATTTCACCAACGTTGTTAATAAAATTCACTTCGTTAGTAAGAGTTTGCACCCACGCGCGGTATTCTACATACACAGCGCCGTAATCCTTAGATGCTTCGGAAACAACATCCAAAGGCAATTCAACACCGGAATCGGTCCAAGTTGAATCGTAAGCAACCATGCCAGAGTACACACTGAGTTCTGTTTCGCTGGTTTCCCAGTTAATCAGAGGTGCGAATCCAATGCGGTTCTTCGTGACGTTCAACACCGGTTTGCGAATGTACAAAGTGACTTCGACGGGATCACCAGCAGCAATACCTGAGTCAAGACTGTGACCAAGTTCGATGGTTTTATAGGCACCCGCAGATTCACCTGTGCACGAAATGTAATAACGGTCGCCCTTAACAAGGCCGCGAGATTGACCGAAAGTCAGGGTTACGCCTTTGGTACCAATATTAACAGTGGTGTTGCTCACCCAGTTTACAAGCACTGTCGTAGGCCCTGAGACATCGCTGCCGTCGTTTGTGGTGACGGAGATTTGTGGGGGCAGTGTATCGATAGCCTTACCGCCACGGGTCACCGTAATAATGTAAGTCGTGTCTTTACTTGCGGCATAAGTACCGCCAGCTGTGACACTAACAGCGGCAATGAAGTCAGAAACACTTGCACGCCAACGCTGACCGATGATTAAATCATCCGCAGATACGGCGTCAGCCGTAGCCGACGCTGAGCATCCGCCAGCCGCCGAATTGTAAAATTCAACGCGAAATCCGCGTGTACCGATTGCGGTGCTTTGACCGACTGCTGCGGGCGTAACTTCGGCTACGTCGTCACGGCCAGAGCCTGAGATCACGCGCAATTTAGCGGTGGTCAAGTCTCCGTTAACAGATCCGCCGGTTACAAGGATGTCATATGTTTCGTTGACATCACCGCTGGCGCGACCTTCGTAGTCGTGAGCAGCGACAACGGGGTATACGCAATTGTCAGGGCCAGAAAGTTTAACGATAGATGCGGCATCACTCTGCCACGGTGCGTTGCTTGCGTCAACTTCTACAGTGCCGACAGAAGAAGCAACAACGTTAGGAACTAATTTCTTGACGTAGGTCCACAATGTCACGGACTGACCGCCGCTGATACCACGAACTTTAACTACGTCGCCGGTTTTAACGTCGCGATCGTAGAAATCGGCTGAACGTGGGTAGGCCGTGCCGTTGCTGGCGAACGACTTGGTGTCAGAGATGATGCGGTTGCTAAAACCGTCAACTTTGGTAATGACTGAACCAGACGACAATCCGTCTTCGTAATATTTAAGAAGAGCGTCTTTGATGTAGACCTTAACGTAACCTTCGTCTACTATGGCGCCAGCAGGGAGAGTAGGCCACGCATAATTGTTGTCAAGAACGGTATCGTAGTAGCCCAGAAGGCCCTTAGACCGTTCACTTTCTTCCGCATAACGCAATAGATATGCGTGCGGGCCGGAGATATGGGCGTTCAATGGATTACCATTGGCAACCACAGCTGCTTGAAAATCTTGAAAAACCTGAACTTGCGGAAGAACGTACGTAGCCATTTTCTGTACCTCCAAGCCTGTATTCGTTATACAACCAAGGCAAAACCTAAGTCAAATTTACGCCGTCCAACAAAGTACTAAGTTTAATACCTTGCAGACGCAACGCTTCCTGCCGAATCTTCCATGCTTCCTGATACGCCCAGCCGATAGTCACAGGAATCACAAATGATTCTTTAGCTTCCTCGATTTCGGCAATCGGTCCAACATCTGTGACAACTAATCTAAATAAATTCAATGTATCCATCAGAACGGGTGCAAACTGTGTAATCTCGCGCTGCACCTCTGTAGCTAAAATTTCAGCACTTGCACCGGATGCATGAATGCAAAATAACGTATGTGACCCCGCCCACCAAGTTGCGTAACAACTATTACCGTAATCGTCTACACCTGCTTGATCACCAACCAACATACGTGTATTTGAATACTGGTTGCGCTTAATCAAAATAGCGGGACGCTTCTCGGCAAGATCACCACGCCAACGGTGAATGCTCTCTATCAATATACCCGTTGTTAAATCTTCCTTCCAAATGTAACGACGCAAATCGTGCTGTTCTATATTTTCTGCCTGAAAATGCCGCGTTAATAAATCTCTAAAAAATCCTGTCAACATGATGGGCTGCAAACCCATCTGACACAGCGAATTAATTTGCAAACCATCTGTCGCACGAGAGCTACGACCTTTGGCCTGTTCGTTATTACCGAAGCCCGTACCCTGACTGAGGGAATCCGGCGGGCACCAATTGTCCGGTGTCTGGGTCACGTGTCGTTCCCTTTCCTAGAAGACGCTCCATCAAACGTTCGTTATCAGGTTCAAACTCTTTCATTCGCATTGTCTCTAGACCAAATTTTAACGCATCACCAGTTTTTTGGGATGCGTTTGCTGCGTTAGTATTATTTGCGGAACTTGCCATATAGCCTCACACACAATGAATGCTTTGAAAATCACGTGGAATTTCAATCGTATAAACCGGACTGGTGTACGCAATTGGACGCATTTCTACTTGCGCCAACAACGGTACTCCACGAATCTCAGCAATGTTTTGCACCGAGTGAATGTAATATCTGTCGTCAGTCTTATCTGAAACCCAAATATCATCTTCCGACATTAAATCTATTGCGATCATACGCGCCTGTACAATCACGTCGTTAATCGTACCTCTAGCTTGCCCCGCATCTAGTTCGATGTGCCGACGTGCCGGACTAAGTTCAGCCCAAATACAACTCATCGGATAATAATAGCCACAACGAAAACCAGTACCGTAACAGGTTGGACAATATGCGTCTCGTGGTTCATTAGTTTGTAAATCTGTGCACACAGGACATCGTTGCCCCGTCCAACGGCGTTTAAGCAGATAACCTTCTTGACCGCCCGGACCCACACGGAAAGCCAAACGATTTTGTCGGATAATCTCTCGTGCGTGTCGCCATCCACGTCTATCCAGTACACCCAATCCAAAAACAGGCGCAGAGTAATACGTACCCAATGGCGTTGTTAATTTTACCCTGTAGTGCGTGTATTGAGTTTTACCCCACACACGTTGTTCTGGATCGATGGCGCAATACTGGTTTTCAACAGGAAGACCTACATTTTCCCAAGCATCAGTATCGGCGCCAGAAATTGAAGCTACCTGCAATTGAAATACTAACGGACCCGGATCAATAAACGTTTGTAGCAATTCCCACATGATCTTGGAACCGCCACGGATAACATGACTGACGATAACGCGATCAAATACCGCAGGACATGTCGTACTGCACGGTTGACACGAATTACGATCATCACTTTGTGCGGCATCCCAGTACATGGTGACCTCCATTCAATAAGTGTTTTTACCAACCGTATCGAATGGTGTACGAAGATTCCTGAATTCCATAAATTAGTTTAGTGTTAATTTCAATTTTCTTGGTCTGACACCATACAGCATATTCTTGCAATAAACGTTGACCTTCTGCCATGTATTCGCGTTCTTTGTTTTTATCGTCAATAGCAACACCACCCGCCTGATGCGCTAATCGATTTCGGCGATAATGGTTGGCAGACATTACGTGTAAATGCCCTGCAATAGCTCTGAGCCAAGGTTCACGGTAAGGAAAACTGCGTGTCGTGTGATAGGCAGAACTGATAGGGGGAGACATTAAATTCCAGTCTTCTACAGGCTTAGTCATGGCGTGCAGAATTTGATCGTCGGAAAACTCTACGTCATCTAGAAGGATGTTTTCACTGGCAGACGAATCCATGATCTGTTGTCTAATTTCTTTGATGGTGGGAGGGCCAAAATCCGCAAAAAGGGTTTCGTTATCTGACGGAAACAAAGACCTTTCTACCAATACGAAAGAATCATCGACGCCAAGAAGTTTGTCTTTACTAGAAAAAACACCCCACGAAATACGATACAAGCCCGAGTTCTCAACAAGAGCAGCAGGAAGAACGGCCTGCAAAACACCATTAACGGGATCAGGCGAAGTTACAGTCAATTCCCAGTTTGGATTAACGGTATCAGACGGACCACTTGCCATAGCTTCTTTGGCTCTGAGTTTGCCGTAGCCTGTAGGACTAGCACTAAGACTTGCCGAATCAGCAATTACAACAATCTCAGGAAAAATTGAACTTAAATTCATAGGGTTGCCTTTACGGTCCCTGAATATGTGTTCGAGTGTTGCTGTCATACCTTGGGGCACGATGAATGCCTTGGATCTGGTGGCTATCTTGCAGTCATCAAGTTCAGGAATACCTGCCGTGATGATGGTGCTAAGTTCGCTGACGTCAAACGTGCCTTCGGAAATAATCTGAGTAGCAGCATTACCCTTCCACTGATAATAGTGCGTGCCGGGTTGAGTTGTCACGAAATCGTACTGGTATTCACCAAAAGCCTTACGCGTAATGGTGCCGGGATAATTGGCGTTCTCAAAAGATGTATCAGGCTGCTTAATCGCCAAGATCACTGTGGTGGGGTCTACAGCAATGCCAAGAGCATCCCTGAAAACCACAAGCAGCCTGACTGTATTTCCAACCATGTAATTCATAGGACGCTCCCTTTGTAGTTACCTAATCCTACCACGGTTGAATTCTTTAAGTACTTACACAAAAGCCGACTCTGCGACTTTGAACGAACCCTCTACGGCACCTTGCGCCGTTCCAGTTCCTTCCCAGCGATATTTGTGTGTACCCGCTGCCGTGGAAAGAAAATCGTAGTGAAATTTACCCGTAGCTGTTTGAGTAATATCCCCGGGATACGTCCATTCAATTACAGTACTGTCAGGCAATTTAATCCTCAGTGTTAAACCCGTAGGATCAATAAATGCGCCCGCAGTATTTTGAAACGTCACAAGTAACCGAATTAAATCACCAATCGTGTAATTCATGACGCACCTGTTTGTTGTCGGCTGCTGCCTTTTGTCATGATAATCGCTAAACGGGAATTACACACCAGTAACTGTTGATTGTGACGGTATCGTAGAAACCACGCGCGTAGTAGATGACGTGGATGCCACCCGTGTCGCCTGTGTTGTTTGGACTAGAGATGTTTTGGAAACAACACTTCTTACAGACGAGACAGCTTGAGTTTTATTCTTTACAGCAATACTTGTGGATGTCTGACTTTTAGTTGAAACAACAGGCCGAGTTGCCGATGTAACAATTGTAGGAGGCACAACGTCTATTCTGACTGTAGACGCATGTACCCGCGTAACGTTAGTGTCTGCAATGTTAACGTCTAAAACAGTGTTGGTTGTCGCCGCAAGTTTGATCAATAATTCTGTGTAAGCGGCGGCACTGGCGGCAGATAAATAACCGTTACCAAACCCAAGCCCATCTAAAGGTACAACGTCAACATTAAACAAAGGTACGCTGACGTTTGCCGTACCCGTTGCTGTGCCTTGTGCCGCATAGATCGTAATAGTAGGTAGTGTTACACCAACAGATCCATAAGCAGAACCATCAAGAGGCTCAACCGTGATTTCGTTGCTTGGACCTTCAGCCGCAGCACTAATGGTTATTTCACAAGCAAAACCTGTCAGCGCAAAGGTAGCAGGTGCCGCCGAAACTAAACGATCAACAAGAAGAAACGCACCAATACGATTTTCATTAAACGTTGCGGTTTGTACACGTAATGGATGATCGTGCGTAAATAGTACAGAGACACCGGTTAAGTTTAAGGTCCCCGTGGCGCCATAAAGTCTTCTACCGACGTATCCTTGAGCGTCGTATTCAGTTTTAAAGAACACGCCCGTTTCAGCAATAAATGCTCTGCCGTAAAGTAGATTGGCGTCTTGTGTTGTGTATGTGAAAGCTTGAGTTACAGGTGAAAGTAAATGGCTGTGACTTAAGTTGGCAGCATTACTTGTAAACGCATATGTTCGTAAAACAGCAAGTAATTTACGTGCAGTACGTGAACCCGCAGATGTGCCTGTAAGTGTGTACGTTTGAACCGCAGCCGTGACTTTATACCCAAAAGCAAGCCCGGTAATTGTTCCTGTCAGCGTGTAAGTTTGAACTGCGGCTGTAAGTTTACGCGTAGTACTTGAACCTGCGGCTATTCCTGTCAGTGCGTACGTTCTAATCGCCGCAGTAAGTTTACGAGTTACAGTTAAACCCGCAGATGCGCCCGTTAGTGTGTAAGTTTGTGTCGCACCGGTAAATTTGTGCGCGCCGACAAAATTAGTTGTCGTTCCGCTCAGTGTGTAAGTCCGAACCGCACCAGTAAGTTTTCGTGCCGCAGTTAAACTTGTGTTGTTTCCAAGCGCCTCAAAACCGCGGTATTCTGCTGTAAGCCGTGCATTTAAACGCAAACCGGCAGAAATACCATTCAACGCAAAAGACTGAACCGTTGGCGTTATGTTGTGATCAGATCTAAGAAAAACATCAATACCCGTTAGTGCAAACGTAACAGTTGTTGTGGGTAACTGCGCCGTACGCCGAAGATTTGCAGAAATACCTGTAAACGTAAGATCATCTGTGGTAATTGAAAGCGTATATGCAGATGCGCGCGTTATTAAAAACCCAACATCGTGATGCCCGACTGTGAACGCAGATACCGTTGCAGTTAACGTGTAACCGCGTAAAAGATTGCTGTCGTTTCCTGTTAATGTTCCGGTATTTGTTGTTGCTGTAAGTTTTCGAGTAACAAGCGTGTTTGCGGCTATGGTTGTGTATGTGCAAGTTTGAGTGGTGCCACTGATTGCGCGCCCGACAAAGAAAGCCGTAAGGTTAGATCCAATGTGGTAGTAAGTTTGCGGTTCTACCGTAATTTTTCGAGTTAAAGAAAAATTTGTATCGTTTGTGGTAATTGCATAAGTACTTATAGAAGCGGTGAGTGTGTGCGCTGGCGTTAGGGTTGCGGGATTAAGTGTCAGTGCATACGTTTGAGTCGTAGCCGAAATTTTGCGTGCACTGGTAATTGCAGCAGCGGTGGTTGAAATGACATAAGTTTGAAAAGTAGCAGTAAGTTTACGTGCTGATGTTAAACCAATTTCTGTTCCTGTTAAGGCATAGGTCTGAAGAGTAGCTGTAAGTTTACGTGCAGCAGTTAGTCCAGTCGTTGTTCCTGTAATTGAATAAGATTGAACAACGGCTGCAAGTTTATGGCCAAAGGCTAAACCAGTTGCTGTTCCTGTTAAGGCATAAGTTTGAAGCGTAGCCGCAAGCGTACGTGTTGCTTTAGGTGTAGCCGCTATGCCTGTTAATGCATAGGTTTGAAGAGTAGCCGTGAGTTTACGTGCCGGGATTAAACCAGTTGTTGTTCCTGTGAGTGCATAGGTTTGAAGAGTAGCCGTGAGTTTACGTGCTGATGTTAAACCAGTTGCTGTTCCTGTTAAGGCATAGGTTTGAAGCGTAGCCGTGAGTTTACGTGCCGCTTTAGGTGTTGCGGCTATTCCTGTTAAAGCAAATGAGCTTGCTGCGGCTGTCAGTGTGTAGTTGTTTAGCGTGGCAAGTGTTTGAGTTAGTGTGGTGGTTTGACCGGTTTCAGAATAAGCGCCGGCTGTAGTGGTGAGGGTGTAATTTATGCCGGCAACTGCTTGAGTTAAAGTGGCAGCATTTCCTGTCAATGCAAACGACGCTTCGGGCGTGGCGGACATGAAGTATTTTGATACTCTAAACGCAACAGCATTAACGGCCGATGCTTGAAAATCGGGTGGTGCTGCATAACGGCTTCCATAACCGGACGCAGTCGTAAACGGATAGGCTAACGTGTAAGGTGATTGCGTGCCTGAACCAAAAACTACTACGTCTGGTCCAGCAGCAACCGATGTGGCTGTTCCTGAAATTTCATCTACCGGATCGGCATATTTTGTACCAAAACCTGTGCTGTCAGACCATGGATACGCTACCTGTCGAGGTGCGCTATCCACCGCTCCAATAAGCGCATCACCTGTAAGTGAAAACGCAAGACGGCGCGGCATGTTTGCGGGTAATGTTGTCGGATTAGAAAATTTTGTACCAAATCCTGTAGTGTTCGACCACGTATACGCAAATATATACGGCGTGACCAGACAACCAAATGCGACAATATTAGGACGTATGGCCAGACCATAACCACGCGGTGACCCTGACGGCAGTGTCGGATAATTTGTATAGCGCGTGCCAAAGCCAGAAACAGATGACCACGCATATGCGGAAAGATACGGCGTACTATATTCCGCTAAGAAAACGGCTTGACCGTCTTCTGCAAATTTAACATTATTTACGTAAAATGTAGGTGCCGACGCAGGAGTTGTAAAGCGTGTACCGAATCCTGTACCTGTTGTCCACGGGTAAGCGCCTATAGACGGCGCCGTACTAACGTTTCCGCCGACAATGACAGCATCGTTTTGCCGGGTTACCGCAATACCGCCGGTAGTAGTTCCCGTATTTACGCCAAAAGGCCCAGTTACTGGATTAGTGTATTTTGTGCCAGATCCGGAAGCCGCTGTCCAACTGTATGCGTGAATACACGGTGAACTGTCATTCAAAAAGAAAATATCAGTCGCAGAAAAAGTTACGTCGCACGCTTTTGCGGCTAGCAACGTAGCCGGATTGGCATATTTTGCACCAAACCCGCCGGACGTCCACTGGTACGCATTTAAAAACGGTGAAGCTGCTGGACACGAAGCGATTTGATACGCGCCTGTATAATTAAACGCCGTATTTGTGCCTGTTTGCGTAAAACTGCTGCTGTCTGCAACAAGCCGGTACGCCTTGGACTGCACAGTAGCAATGCTACTAACAGCGGAGGTGGGCAGTGTCAAGTATGTAGCGGTTTTAGTACCAAACGAACTGCGACCCGCGTCTAATAACGAATAAATAGAAATGAATGGTGTAGTGCTGTGCCCAACAAGCAAACTTAAATCGTTAAACGTATTAAGTGCGGCCAGCGATTGACCTGCTCCGGCAGGTAAAGAACTAGGATTACTGTATTTAATGCCAAAACCGGAACTGTTATTCCATATGTATCCAGATACGTATGGCGATGCCGTTCCCGCATAAAATAACCGATCACCTGTGCTTAAAAAGAAAGGCGCATTTGCCGATGGGGAAGACACCGGATCTGTGTATGCCGTACCAAAACCGCTGGCAGCTGAAAATGGATAAGCTCTTGTTCCGGAAGAACCACATGCAACTACAAGAGTAGTTCCATCAGGATTAAATGCTGCTCCCCCTGAGTTAGATGGCGGCAATGTTAACGGATTAGCGTATTTTGTGCCAAAACCACTAACTGACCACGGATATGCCGACACAAAAGGCGAAGTATTATGCGCCACGGCAATCGCAGCGCCGGTCGGACTAAAAACAACTTGTGCCGATATTCCGGTAGGCAACGTTACAGGATTAGTGTATTTTGTGCCAAAGCCACTTACAGACCAAGGATAAGCAGCTATAAACGGTGTTGTGCTTGACGAAACCGCTATAGCGGAACCGTCTGGTGTGAAACTAACGCCGCGCCCAGTTGTTGCCGGAACCGTGACTGGGTTTGTAAACCGCGCACCAAAACCCGTACGATACGTCCACGCGTACGCAGATACGAATGGCGTATTACTATGGGCTACAGCTATGACATCGGATTTCATAGCAACGCCACTACCAGCGCCGGTAGGTAACGTGCTTGGATTGGTATATTTTGTTGCTAAGGTATTTGTGTCAGCCCAGTCAAAAACTTCTACGTACGGTGTTAACCCTTGCGCCGTAGCGACTACGGCGGGAGATTTTGCATACAACAACGAAGCTGCAATTCCGGTCTGAGTAAATGCCGCCGTTGTGCACGGCATACTGTAAGCAATTGGCGGTACAAACGAAGTCTGCGCCGGCGGCAGTGTAAATGCCGCAACGGTTGCGGGCATGTAATAGTAACCTGTGGCCAGAACCGCATCATTAATTGTACCGCCTGTGCCAAAATTTGAAGCGGTAGCCGATGACGGTGGCGTACCAAATCCTGAAACCGATGACCACGGATACACAAGAACGTTTGGACCGCCTGAGCTTGAACTTACCGTTAAAGTATCCGCCGTAAACCGCGCGGAGAATGCGCCAGTAAGCAACAATGTTGTGGGGTTAGAATACTTTGTTCCAAACCCTGAACCAGCTGTCCACGCATAAGCAGTTACATACGGCGTTGTCGCCGAAGCAAGGGCAATCGCGTCGCCTGCCGGCGAAAAGTCAACGTGTACGCTTGCACCGGGCAATACCGGACTAGGATTGGCATACCGTGTACCAATTCCCGATACAGTATTAAACGGATAAACTGAAACAAACGGACTTGTCGTTTGTGCAACAGCTACGGCAGTAGCTGTAAAAGCAATGCCATTACCTGCGCCTGCGGGCAGCGTTGCAGGGTTGGCGTATCTTGTACCGAAACCAGTTCCAGTAGTAAACGGATACACACTAAAAAATGATGTGCTGCCTGTTGCAACACCAACCGTTGCGTTATCGGGCGTAAGAGCAACATCATTACCCGTGGCGTTAGGTATTGTTAAAGGATTTGCATATCTAGTACCAAACCCGGATGCCGCCGTAAAAGGATATGCGTACAAATACGCCGAACTGCCGGTAGCTACAAAAATATCAGTTGTCGAAAAAGTAACGTCGTTACCCGTAGCAGCGGGTAATACAGCAGGGTCGGTGTATCTTGTACCAAAACCGTTTACAGACCACGGATACGCACTAAGACGCGGGCTAGTACTGTGCGCAACAGCAATGGCCGTAGGCTTTGTACCGCCAAACCACGCAATGCCGTTCCCTGCGCTAGCTGGAAGTGACGCAGGGTTAGAAAAAAACGTGCCTGTTCCGGTGGATGGATGCCAACCGCAAACACCTATATACGGACTACCTGAATGCGCTAATGCAAGATGTGCCATAGCGCACCCCTAATTAGACGGCTGCCTGTACCCGAGCCGCTTTAATTTCAGCAATCAATTCGCGCATTTTGGCCATATCTGTCACTTGTGCTTCAAACGTAGCCAAAATCATTTTAGCTTTGCGCTGTTCCATTTTTTCCGAACGAATACGCATTTTCAGCTCGTCACGGAAAGCCAACCGCGAAACTGTATCAAGCTCGTCGTCATCAACAATTGACGCAGCAAGTTGATCGCGCCCCATGCCTTTGTATTTTGTTAATTCATTAGGCCATGTAAGTGGCAAGTCAGCAAACGTGGCAATCATCGCTTCAAAGTTATTAATGTTTACCTGATACTGATACACTTCGTTTTCGCGCATTTCAATTGCTTGCGCCACATTACGGTCATGTTCGGTTTGCGTAATGCCTCCGTTGTTTGATGGAAATACATTACCGCTACCCATGTCGATGTCCGGCATAACGCCTCCTAAGTTACAGTCAAAACACCACCAGAGCCGTCAAAATCAATTGTAAACGTGTCACCGTTTGCCAAAGTAACGCTGCTGGCATAATCGTAATAAGCAATTAAATTTTTACTGGCCGCCGTGTCATTATACAACACGACGTATCTAAAAGGCCCAACTGTTCCACTAGCGGTAAGAACCAAGTCAGCGCACACTAATTTGTATGTTCCCGAAGTTTGCGCGCTTGTAGACGTCGTAATGTTGCGTGTCGAACAGTTGGTGTAGGAGATTTCGCTGATGTCCGTCAACACAGCATTAGCCGCAGAAGGTGCCGTATTGGTAAGAGCTACCTTTAACTGATCCGATCCCAAATTGTGAACTTTTTCCATTGCCGCTTCTACAAATGGTTGGAATTTGTAGAAAGCTGACGTGACTGGGGAAGGGCTACCTCCGCCACCGCCACTGTCAGATTGAGTGCCCGTACCTGAGTTGTAGATGCGTGCTATTTCAGTCGCATCAATTGCCGTGTCGTAAATACGGAGATCGTCGATGAGGGTGTTGCTATACGACTGGTTAAAGATTTGAAACGGAGACGAGGAGTCGTAGCCCCCCGCACCCGGCCCAGTAGTTGTTGATCCGCTAATGGTGGCAGACGAGCCGTTGATGTAAATGGACCAGTTGGTGCCATCCCAGCGAATCACCGTGTGCGTCCATACGCTGGCGCTCTGCGCACCGCTGACAGACATGTAGAAATATGGCGAAAACGCTAGCGACTCGATAAAGAGCCCTGTCGGTGTCGAGTAGCCGATGTAAAACCCGGTCATTGAAAAAATCCGTATCGCCGGACCATCAATAGACGCCTTCCACCAATACGCAATCGTGAATGCGCCTGACGTGGGAAGGAGGTTGGTGGACGTGTATGCGTTTACCCCGTCCATCAGGTTGTAAAATGCGGTTTGGTAGCACTGGTTTACTTTCCCACTACTACCGATTGAGCCGTAGACATTCGTAAAATTTGTCGTGCCCGTAGCATCGTTGTACGTGCCTGAGGTGTCAAACAAGTAATGATGCGTTTGCGCCATTGCAAATTCCTAAGTAAAAAGTTCTGAACGCATTGCACGTTCAGAACTTACTAAATTTGCGACATTTATACTGTTACGCCAACGTCAAAACACCACTCACGTTATCAAAGTCAATTGTAAATGTTTCGCCCGATGCCAACGTAATGGAACTACCGTAATCGTAGTACCCAATCAGAGGGTTGGTGGCTAGTGTCGCAGAACTGTTGTAAATGTAAACGTAACGGAAAGGCCCTACAGTTCCGGTTGCAGTCAAAACCAAGTCCGCCAAAACCAGAGCATACGTTCCTGATGACTGCGAACTCGTAGTTGTGGTCAAGTTACGTGAGGAACAGTTGGTGTAAGAGATCTGACTGACGTTAGCCAAAATGCAGTTAGCCGTCAAAAGATCAGGACGCGTACTTTCTGCGGATGGCGCCGTGTTACTCAAAGCGACGACAAGTTGATCTGCACCGAGGTTATGCATCTTTTCGGCAAGATGCTCAACAAAACCGTATACCTTATTGAACGTTGCCATGAATCAAACTCCTTAGTTCTGGAACTTCAGTGGTGTCGTAACCGTAACCGCAAATGTACCGTTTGTTGAGGAAATGTCATTACCAAAATCGACATATCCTACAAGTTCGTCAGCAGATGATGCGCCACCTCTGGACTTGTATATTACCCCACCTTTTGCGGTGATGGTAGCCGACGTCCACGAAGTTACGACAAAAGACAGCTCAATGTCGTTGTTAACATTGTCTACGGCCGCAACGGTAACAACACAAGCATTGCCGCCTGCCGTATAACCGACGCCCGTAACTTCGTTCGTGACATCATTGCGCTTGGAATGAGACTTGGCCGCACCGTAAGCCGATGTCACCAAAGCCAGCTTGAACGTGTCTGTGCTGAAGTTGATGTTTCCTACCAACCCATCACGAATACACGAGTTGTACACAAGACTTGCCATTAAGTTAACTCCCATGCAAGCCAATTTCCGGCAGTAGAATCATAAATTACTTCAAGCGCATGTTTGGACGTTAACGTTTTATCTGTGCCAGTAGTGTCAATCCTGTTGGCAGCATCAGACGACGTAGACATGTGTTTAATTGTAACTGTGTCTGTTCCGACGTTGACAATACGAATCATTCTGCCGTCCGCATGCGCTGATCCGTTGGGTGGAGCTATTCCTGTAAGTTGACTGGCTTTCGTACAATTCAGCCGTTGAAACGCTGAACTGCTAAACGCCAAATTGTTTGTATTAGTACTTATATTAACTGTGCTGGACGGATGCGCAAACGACCCTCCGGCACCAGTACTTCCAATCGTCAATATCGTGGCACCCGAACAACCAGCTTCAACCACAGTCGTCATGGTGCTGAATCCCGCAGGACCGCCAGCCGCTGTAGTTGCCGTCATGTCTGTTTTGACAGGTACCCGAGAACTGAGTTGATCTATTCTTAAACCTGACATAGTTAAATCCACAAAAGATAATCGGTTGCGCCACTATTCCACATAATATGATCTGATACCGTATCCCACAACAATTGTTCAATGGGTCCGTCGTTATTAGACGGACGCCAGTACAAAGGAATTTGTGTGCCGATGTCTGGCATATGTCACCAAATAGCTACGATGTTGGTTGCACTGGTACTTGACGATTTTACGCGCGAAACACGTAAAGGAAGCAACGTACCGGCTTGAATACCTGCGAACAATACAGTCTGTCCGCCAGCCAATACAACGTTAACACTACCTGCACCGCCAACCCACAAACCACGCGTCACGTATGTAAGGTCGGTGTCGTTGTTGGGTGTGACAATTTCAGCGTTGTCGCACGGGCTTGATAATATTTCGGGTTGTCCTGCGCACGTATCAATTGCAGCCATAATAACCTCCTAAAAAAAAAGCACGCCGTTACCGACATGCTTTTAGTAAAATTAAAATATCAGCCGTAGTGGCGGTTGGCGCTGTTAATCTTCACCAGCCACTTAAACATTCGCCCGAGCAGGAAACAGCAAAAACACTCCGCATCGAATGACCGGCTGATTACATGTTAAATCAAACCAACGATTCCCAGCAAGGATCTGACAAGCTGAGGTTGTTGGCGCGGTCAATACGCACCATCTTGGACTGACCCACACCGTTCAGAAGAATCGGGTTGGGAGTCTTGACGATTTCCAATGTGCCGTTAGCTAAGGCATTCTGGAAAGCAGTGATATTACGGCGGCTGGCATTACGATCAAGGCCAGTCTGGATGGCTTCGAGGATATTCCCGAAAACCGAGAACTCTTCGTTAGCTGCCAACTTGCGTCCGTGAGGAGGCAGGAAGCCAAACGTACGGCTACCGCCGCTAATGTTCTTTACTGTGCTGAAGAGGCAGGCCGTACTGTAAGCCATGTCCTAGTCTCCTTTGTATAAGTACTTACTGGTTGCGAAGAGCGGCCTGAAGCTCCATAGCTTCGGCGGCCTTCAGGGAAACGACCGAGTCGTAGATCTCAGGATTCTGCATCAAAGCAGCCGCAAGATCGCTAGGTGCCGAAACAGGCGCACTGGCAGTCTTGTTAAACCCAAGAACATTTTGAAGCGCGTCCTTGGCGTTAGCAATTGGATCATACGCTTCGCTAGCAGTTTTGATCTGGCCCTGCTGATGCATGGCAAACAGCATTTCAGCTGTTTCGAGAAGATCATGCGCTTGCTTTTCGTTTTGCGGTACAAAACCAGTAGCTGCGGCAAATTTCTCAAAAATCAAACCGTTGTGCACGTTGCTAGCAAGTCGGGCAAAAGCGGTTTCGGGATCAGGCATGCTCATGGCAATTCCTTATGCTTGGTTGTTAAAGAAAGTTTGGCCTACGGCGCCACCATTAGCATACAGATCCCGACCAGTCGCCCAATAGTTTGGTGATTTTGGTGGAGATACTGCGCTTGAATTGGCTGCGGCAATTGAAGCCAGAGTCGTCAAACGACCGGCGACATTGTAAACGGTGATTTCACCCAGAGTCGTCGGACCCGAAGGTGCAGGAGTCGGCGTACCAGAAGACTGCGAGTAAGGACCTTGCAGTGTCAGTGATTGATCGACGTATGGACCGGCAGCGGCAGTGCTAGACATAGGAAATCCTCCCGACAAACCCGGAGCCCCTAAGAGCTCCGGGCTTGACCGTTTGATCAGGCAAAGTCAACACGGGCCAGACCGGAAGTGTGTCCGATCGATCCGCCGAGGGTTTCATAAGCGAAGAACTCAATCATGTACGCTTCGCGACGGATGTACATGGTGGTGTCTTCGAGAACGTACGACTTGCCGATGAACTTGGGGTCGGCGAAGTGATAGAAGGTGTTGGTTGGAACCAGACCCTTCTTGATGGTGACGACCCAACGGACACCCATGAATTCTTGAGCGGACCAGCCGTTTTTCATGATGTCTTCGCTGATCTGACCACCCATTTCGTTCCAACCGAACTTGCACACTTCCTTGATGGTAATGTTGTTCAGAAGGACCGAGTGCACTTCGAGGTTGCTCGGAGTGTTTGGCATGATCTTGAGCGAATCCCAAAGGGTATCGCGAGTGATACCGCCGGAGATGGTTTCGTACTGGACGGTGCCCGAGGTGGGAACAGTCAGACCAGCGCCTACGAGGGCGGTGTTCACAGCGCGAAGGAACTTGCTGTCTTCTTCAGCCAGCATGTCCTTGATACTGTTGTCCGACAACACCTGACGGATGTCCATGATCCAAGTTCTTAGTTCATCCACGTCTTTCGTAAAACGTGGGGTAACGATACGGTCAAACATAACGCGGTAACGAGGACCACGGATGTAGAGGTTGGTCGGCAGAGTTGCGAAAGGAATCGAGATAGCTGCTGGGCTATCAGGTTCCTTGTCAACGATCTTTACTGGCTTGTCGGTGTCAACCTGACGATCCAGTTCGTCGTTGGTGATTGGAATCGGCGGCATAATCCGACGATAGAAACCATCTTCTCTCATTTTCGTGCGGGTAAAGTCATTGACAGCGTCAATAGCTTCCTTTTCCAGCATCGGGTCGCGAGAAGACAACTTCTCGAACACCGCGCGAGAAATAAGCTTGCTCTCATCTTGAGTCAAAGCGGCCATGAGAATCCTCCAGTTAGTTGGTTAAGTCTAATTCCTTACGCGTGGAACACAGGGCAAGGCCAGAACGCAAGGCCGGTTGAGCCGTACCCGTTGTCCACGAGGCCGCGAGAAACGATACCCACAATCATGTTGGTACCAATTGTACCGCCAACCAACTTGCCAGCAGTTGTAGAGCCGGAAGTGGACGAAGTCAGCGGAGTATTGGGAGGATAGGAACCGGCAACGTAGGCGGTGCTGACCAACTCGTAAGCGCCGGTGGCGACGAGGGCCAAAGCCTGACCGGTTGGGTTGATGGCAATCCATACACCCTTTTCGGTTGCGGGATCACCGCTTTCGTTCTGAACGTCAGGATCGCTAGATCCGTTGAACACGAACAAAGGCATGCGGTTGGTGTTGCCAACGCCCAGTTCGTATTCGCCGCTGCTGTTCAGGTGAACAACAGATCCGGGAAGAACTTCAGTAACAATGTCAAAAACACTACTAGCAAACGGAGCACTGTAGTCCAGCGCCGTCATGCTAGGCCAGCCCTTAAGGGCATTCAGCGTGTAAGCGGTAATAGAACGCGGAGCAGCCATAGTAAAACCTCCAAAGTAAAAGCAACAGGTGTTTTAGAATCAGCCAGCCAATCCGGCTAACTTCATCAGCGGAAGATCAGACGCTTTAATTTCAGACGTCTTGCCACCTACAACACCGGTAAGTGAGTTGTAAGAACTGCCATTACGTGAAGCAAACCCAGCTTGCTTCTCTTCCCCAACGGCTCTTCCAAGTTCGCCGGAGGTGGATTCACTAGCTTGCTTGCGGTATCCAGCAGTCTTCTGTGCAAGATTTTCAAGCAATTCCAGTGTGTGGGCGTGCGACGAAAGCAATGCAGCCGCTTCCTTTTCGCGTCCTTGGGGCACGAAGCCCAAATTTACAAGCAACTGCAAAGTACCAGAACGCTTTTCAGCGGCCTGTTTCTCGCTGTTCCTGTACGAGGCGAGTACTGCGTTCGCCTTCTTTTCATACGCACCTGCCACTTCAGCAAGTGTAAGTGCGTTATTCAGTACGACAGCCATATTAGGATCAAGCACTGGATCGTCCTCCTTTAAGACAATGTGTACTTAGCGCTTCTTCGAGCGAGAAAAAACTTCAGTCAAATAGCTTTCGGCCATTTTCGCCAGTGCCCGTTGCGTACGAGCCGATGACATTTTTTCGGAAGGAGCGGGAGGAAGTCCAGCACCTGCTTCAGCACCTTCATCGCCACCGTGGCCACCTTGCAGCAATGCCATGATTTCTTCTTCAGGGATGCCCATTTGCTTGAGGGCTTCAATCAATTGTTCGGCTTTGGCCATTTCGTCGCCGCCTTCGCCGCCACCGTGGCCTTCTGCGCCCATACCACCGAGTGACGCAAGCATTTCAGCTTCGTTGCCGCCGGGTGCGCCACCCGCGCCACCCATGCCGCCGGGAGGTGCACCGCCGCCACCCTGAGCAACCGCTTCCTGCAACATGTCAGCTTCGGCCTGCTTACGCAGTTCGGCGCTGTGTGCAAGATGGTATTCAGCAAGCAAGTCAGCCTTCAACGATGCTGCTTTCACAATGTCGGAAAGCACTGAATGCACCATGTTGTCAGTTGCTTGTTTGTCCGAAATAACATTAGCAAGATCGTAACCAACTAATTGCGCAAGTTCGCCGTCAACGGCTTCTTTGTGCTCAAAGCGTTCTTGCTTCTTAGTTTCTTTTTTTTCGTGTGCATAGCCGTGGGTGCTTTCGTCTTCTGCCTTCTTAGCAGTCCACGCCACGTGTGCAATCTGTGCGACAAGCTCGTTGCCAATGTCGTTCATGTACGAAGCCAACTTCTCAAGTGAAGTGTAGTTGTCGTACGAGAACTTGTGGCCGTCGAGGCTTTCGTTATCGGTACGGGCGGGATGCGCTGAATCCGAATCCTTCTTCCCGGCTTTGGCCGAGTTGGTTTCGTTAGCTGGATCTTCGCCGGTGGGTTGTTTGTTGGTACCGATTTGCAATTGGTCATCAGCTGCGCTACCGGGAGTAGAGACAGCGGATTCACTGCGCTTGACGTTGTACGTTGGCATTGCGGCGTAACGCGAAAGACCAGAAAGAATGTCGCGAGCGGACTTGGCAGTCGCAGCGCTATTAACGCCAACGGCACCCTGATCCTCTTTAACATCCTTATCGTTCTCGGCGCTGCGCGCACCTTCCTGAGCGACTTCGGTACGATCATCCACATCCTTCACAGGATGCGTTGTACCGCGTTGATAACCGCCAGCTTCGGTATTAGCTTCCGCACGCTTGACGGAGCCGCCAACGGTTGCCAGAAACTGTTCGATCGTATTGATCGAATTTTGCAATGAGGTGGACATCTCTTAGTGGCTCCTCTCGCCGGTTTGGTGTTCCTAAGAACCGCCATCCTCGGGTGGAATAACGAGCGAAAGCTGTTACACAACCTGATTTTGGCACAGACTCATCCTGCAAGTCAACAAAAAGTCAGCATTAGATTCTGTAGAAGCAATTTTAGTAAGAGCAGCAAGTTTATAAATAGCATACTCTCGCGCCAACGTCTCTCCAGAACCGCCTACCGCCGCAATTCCATAAGTATCTATTACTTCTGGAACAGGATGCTGCCGCAGTGTAGACAACATACATCGACTATCCACTGCGGTTTTTTCTAACGAATAACTTGACACTGCTCTGAGGGCGGCGTCACGTTGTGCTACCGATGATTGTTTTTCCAAAAGGGAATAACGAGAATTGCAAATATGCCGATCCAAAGAACCATCGGCAAGCATTCGACCATATACTCCCGGAAGTCGTCGCTGTGCATCAACAACAACCTCATGTGCCGTTTTGCAAAATTTAGCGTATTCCCGTAATGGTAAAATAATCTTGCGCTCGGCCAAAGCACTTAAGGCCGCAGCTGTCTTTTCTGTGTCATTCACCAGCATCTGCAAATCCGCATAATTCAAACCAGCCTGTACGTTAGCAGCAAATGCTCTGCGTGTTTCTGAAGGTAACAACGCCCCTTGTTCAAGTACGTCAAGACCATACGCCAATTTTACCTGAACATTGACCCAAGGCCTATCGTATCTGTTGTGATCTTGCTGCAATACCAAAGATAGTGGCGCAACAACACCAAGAGCTTCTGCGGCCTCGGCTCCAAACTTGTCAAAGAAACCGCCGTCTGATGCAGCCTTCTGAAGCCAGTCAGCTTTATTGGCATAAGCAATACGGTCTGCGGGACGGAATACAAAAGAAATGTCAAAGTAACCGGGATTAGGATTATCGACGTGCAGGTGATGCACGTCGTTACCCACTTTAATTAAGCGTGTGAGATTATCTTTGCATCCGCCTGCCTTGCACATCGAAGACGTGCAATATTCATCTCGTGTGCGCGCGCTGTGATTGCAGTAACTACAAACATCGTGGGCTACACGACAAGCCATGCTCACAGGGAGGTCTTGGCCCATAGCTAGTTTTTCAAGTTCTTTGTCCGCAACAAAACCTTTATTGCGTTCGGCAGCTTCTTTGGTTTTGTTAAGTCCTACAAGAAGTTCAACACGACGCATGGTGGGATTGTAAGCAGACAGTTTTACAGAACCGTAACTCTGGAGTGGATCTTTGTTCTTGTGGTTGCGGTACCATTTAGCGTGCTTAACAAAAGAATCATGGCACGATTTGCAAGTAGCTTCTTTGAATCCATCCCCGTTGCGATTGGGACCATAAGCTTCTGAGGCACCCAAAGCAATAAGATGCACAGGTTCTTCGTCTGCTGCAAATTTAACTTTGTCTAAGTATGGCAAAAAGATGTTAGCGGCATCTCCAGCCCTTTTAACGAAGTCAGATCTGTCCGCACCAGTAAGGCCACGGGACGCAATCTTAATCGTCGAAGCGATTGGGGCGTCGAAGTCCCAACCGCTTGGACTGATGATTTTGACCATTGCCATGGTATTGTCCTCAGTCTTTACTTAGATTGTCCGTCTCTAAACTTTGCCAGCCTTTCGGCGATCAATTTGCGCGCTATTTCATTAAGCGCAGTGCTTTCTCTTGTTTGTTCAAGGAAAGTACCGGGCTGCTCTGCGGGATTTTTTGGATCGCCGTACAGCAAAGGTTGTACAAGATTTTCATAACCTTTTTCAACAAGATACGGGCCTACGCCTAAAAGAGCTGCCATGCGCGTGCGTGGTGCTAAATGGTGATGCCACGGCAACAAACCTTTTACGGGTCCTTTAGGATTGTTTACTTCCATTTTTACCTGATCGCGCAATTCCTTCGGGTTATAAGAACCTCTAGCAACAGCTTCTGCCTGTGCCTTAGTTTGCTCCGTGTGTGCTGCTTCTAGCCGCTCGCTAGTCATAGCTTCATTTCTTGCCACTTGTGCTTTAACTTCGGCTTCTCGCAATTCAGCTAATGCCTCTAGACGGGCTTTAACTGATGCACTATTAGACGGTGCTGTTTGTTGTAACAAATTTTGCTCTGCGGGCGTAAGAGGTGCTAAACCTACGGTAGATTTATAACTTTCAAGTTTTTTACGCAGCGTTTCAAATGTATCAATGTTCGGTTTAAACGCGTCTCGCGCTGCTTCAATTCTTGCTGCTTCGGTCTTAAACGCTTCTTGTGCCGCAGTCTGACCTTCTCCGACAACAGACGGCATCTTCTTATTACGCCAAGTAAAAGGATTTTTAGTTCTAGGATTAAGATCGTCGGGTAACGTTACGTTCGACGGAGAGAAATCGGTAATACCTCGAAATGCCGACAAACCATCAACAACTCGGTTCATTACATTAGTGCGTCGCGCAGCTCGCTCCGCTGGACTACCGTGTGTACCCACAAGTTCATTAATTTTTGTAGCTACCTTTCCTGTGGGCTCTGTATTTATAACTTTTTCCAATTCGCGCAAATTTACAGTTCTATCTGTAGATTTGGCTCCCATAACAGCACCTGCGCTCTGTAAACCGGCCTGTATTGTCTTAAAAGCATTAGCATCAATGTCAGCCGGTCCTCCAAGTCCCTTTAATCCAGTAGCCATATCTTCGTGCATCGTTGGCAATGGTAACGGTTTACCGTCTGAACCGACCGGCATCGTGGCGGCTACTTGATCTTGCGTAGTGCCCATATTTTTTATGTTGCCGCTATTTTGCTCGGCCAACACTGCTTCTTGTTCCAATTTTGGCACGGTTGCTTGCACAACAGGATCTGGAGACTTGCGTGCAGTATCAAGCTCCTCTCTCTTTTTAGTCGCTGCCGTAGTCGATGCACTGGTGTAATTTGACACATTGTTTTCGTCAGGAGGAAGATACGTGCGATCGCTTGTAACAATGTCTTTGTGCGCTTTTGCTGAATCGGCCGTAGACCGAGGTACATCTTCTTTGGCAGGATCGGGTGCGCGCAACGCAGAATAACCAAGACCGCCGGCAAGACCCAATGCACCGCCGCCACCGATACCCAACAAAGCATTATTAAAGACGGATTTACGGTCTTCCTTTTTGCGGAACAAGTTAGCAGCGGCCGTAGAACCACCACCCAAAACACCGCCCAACAAAGCACCGGCACCTGCGCCAACCGCAGCAGGATTGTTTTTGAAAGCTGTTACCGCTGTGTCCACAATTCCGGGTTCAGCATTCTTTTCCAAATACCTGTCATAGGCCCGCTTCACACGCGCATGCGCTGCAACGTTGGCCAAATGTGCCGCAACTTTTTCTAAGATAGCCCGCTGCATGAGTCAGCTCCGTTCCTTTTCAGGTGGACGTGAAGGACGCTTAGCCAAAGTAGAACCGCCACTACCCAATTCCTTGAGTTTGGTTTCTGTGCCGGTAATTTCTCCCGACTCAAAGGGTTCAACGCGACCAGCTAAACGTCTACGCAATAAAGGCCCCATAATTCCGGGCTGTTCCGCAGACCGAGGAGCCATAGCCGCAATTTCGTTAAAAGCACTTACCACGCGATCAGGATCATAACCGCTGATAGGATCTTCTGCATCTGTCATGAACCGATTGAGCATGGCTTGAGTTTTAATTTTACGCATGTCCGTAAGATGGTCTGCACTATCAAGATCCTTCACCATATCAATCGTCTGGTCTTCTGCGGGACTACCAAATGGCGTCATGGCTGTACGCAACTGGTTGTATGCAAATAATCCCTGTGTGGGAATCACGCCGTTAAACGCTTTTTTTTTAAAAATACCTTCGTCCTCATCTTCGTCGTCATCTGTATTAATACCACCAGCTTCTTTGTTTACATAAGCGCTTATAACGTCAGCTTCAAGACTCTGAGCGCATTGAGCAATTTTCAAATACATTTCTTGAGCTTCATGCATTGCGTGCGCCGCTTTAATGTTGTCCCGAATCAAACTGTATGGTGCAGCATTAATGTCGATAGGCGCAGCTTGAGGTTTAATTGTTACGGCGGCAGCGCGTTTCTCGCCTGATACCTTAAACGTGCCTACAAACTTTTCCTGCAAACCCAAATGGTTGTACACAGAATCCATCAGTGATTTAACGTCAGCTGGATTAAAGAAAGACGATGCGATTTTTTCCACAACCCCAAAAGCTTCTCGATGATCTGCTGGAGTGCGGAAATATGACACCAGCGATGCAAACTTGCTGTTTACGGCATCTGCTTTAGAAGACAGATCACGCCGTTGTTCTTCTGCTGCAAACTTTAATTTAGTGACGTGTCCCATTACAGTTTCAAACGTAGGCACAGGAGCGGCTGTCTTTTGAATTTCAGGCAACTTCATGTGCGCTAATTTTTCACGTTCTTTTTCTTTGTACCAATTAGATGGAGCCTTGGCGTAGTCCGCGTGCACATCTTCAGCTTTCTTTTCCGATTTACCGTAAATGCGATTAATCACGGCATCAGCATCAGCCAAAGGAAATTCAGCAAACTTATCAAGGATGTTTTTATTATCTTCTCGTTGTGCTGTTTGTTTGCCCGTGTTGTAGGCAGCGCACACCAACTTAATCTTGCCGGGTGTGTAGCGTTCGTCTTTAGCAATTTTAGTAATTGCCGCATCAGGTGCCATACCACCGTTAACAAGATCAACGGCTTGTTTAATAGCCGAAAGCAAGTTCTGCTCTTCGCGTGAATCCAAGGTTTGCATGACAAGCTCCGTTATTTGCTGGTGTGGTCAGCGAGTGCCTTGGTTTGGTCGTCCTTCGTAGGGCGCGGCGGCGGTAGTGCTGTGCTCTGTATTTCCCTTTGAATATCGTCGTCATCAAACCCAGCCGTTATTTTCAAAACTTCATCCGCACGCAACTCCGCTGCTTCTTCATCATAACGTCCAAGTTTCGTCTGCGCCAAAGCCTTCTTGCCCTTATCGCCAATCAACCAGTCAATTCCACCAATCATAGAACTAACAGCCGTCGTCAGATCGCTGTCATTCTTACGCAAAGAAGTCGCTGATCTATCCAGAGCCAACAACTGAGAGTGTAACCCAAAGATCTCAGCAACGTTGTATCTGTTCAAATCAAACTTGGTAGCTGCTTGCGCACTTCGTCGCCTGATCGTACCTGTCCAGTACTCGTCCAACCATTCGTTTAGTTTATCAGGTGACTTCAATTTTTTGTCAATTTCGCACGAAGCAAGGAATGGCTCAAGCACGTGCCTACCGCCAAAATACGCAAACAGCTTTAAAGTCCCATCGTAAAACGGATCGCAAATCGAAATACTGCGATCGACAAGATGCTCGTTATGACTATCAGCGTGGCCCGTATTGCGGTTATTAACAAACAGAGACCGCATAATCGAAGGCACGAGGATCATCTTGGTGACCCAGTCTCGCTTGTCGAGCCTATCACTGACATTAAAAAACAAACGTTCGTACCAGTCGATAGTTTCAAATGTTGTCGGCATCACCTCGGCAATTTCTTCCGATGTCATACCCGCCAACAACCGTGCCTGAATAATAAATGGATACGTTGCGTCTTCCGTAGATCGTTCATACAAATCGACTGCGTAATACAGGCCCGGATTCTCGTAAAACAATTGACGGCGACTTGAATCGTCTTCTTTGTTTTTCCACCTGAGCAAAAAATTACGCGCAACCTTGACGTAATTATCATCCCGCGCGCTGCATCTTTTAGGCGCAGGATGATTTTCAAGTAAAGACTTGACGCGATCAAATCTCCATTCCGGTTTACGAAATAGATTAAAGCGTTCAAAATCTGCGTGACCTAGCATTGAATAACCACTTACTTAAAGATTTCCCCAGCAATCGTAACAGCGAAAGTAGCGTTACCTGAAGATCCCGGTACGGTGATCTGGAGGTAAAGCTTGTGGGGATTACCCAAGCGGTTAGCCATGGTGTCTTTATCTTGATTGAAAAAGACAAAACCACGACCGCCACTGGATGTCTCAGAGAAATATAACAACTTACCTGCGGTAGCCGTAAGTGTCGGTGTTACACGGTACAGATCGGGCGGAAGATCGCCTTGGTAATCGCCAACGCTTTCTGACTGATTTGTACCACCAGCAGCAATAGCGTTGTTAAACAAAATCACTGAGAAGTTTGCTGGAGCACCGTCTGTCTGAATAACGATGATCTTGGAAATCACCGAACGGCTAGGAAAATCAATCGTAAAAGTTTCAGTGGCTCCGGCATTTACCACGAAACCACCTTGCGGCGTACATTCATACGGGATAGACATGGCACACTCCATACACAGAATTATTCGCCAGTAGCTGCGTCAATGCTTGGATCAGGACGACCTACGCCGCTATCAAACATCACGCCACTTTGAACCGTCTTTTCCTTAAGGAAGAGTACCAGATCACCCAGCACTTCAAACGCATTACGCAACGTATCTTCCAGTTCAGGCAAATCTTGTTTGCCGTACCTGTCCTCAAATTCTTCTTGATGCCAATAGAATAGGAACAAGATACGACCTAGCTTGTCAAGAGCTTTCATTAAGTCGCCCAAGTACTTATCAACAAGACTGTCTTGGCGCACGGTCTTCAACATGCCACTAATCATGGCTGTGTCAAACACTTCTTTTTGCCCGGCTTGCGACGCCTGCTGTCCGACAAACATGGCTTTGGTATCAGGCATGTAGAACGGATCGTAAATCTTTGGATCCGTCAGATTACTGTCCATGCCGGGAACCAAAGATGTGTACTCTTCAGGATACCGGGCTGGATACATGCCACGACCCACAGGTTCCTGTCCGTAGAAAGGCTCAGGGAAACCGGGAGTGTTAGGTCCGCCTGCAAGCACACTGTTGTTAAATGGCGCGGCATGCTTGACGAAATAACTTGTGGCAGAATTGTGCTTAGCAACAGCGGATGCTTCCTTGAGCATTACGCGCGCCTGCTTCTCGGCCAAACCATGATCAGCTACGAGGTGAATCACTGCGGCCATTTTCTTAAGACGATGATTTCCGTGCGTGGCTGATTGAATGTAGAAATCAGTACCGGTGTCTTGAATCTTAAGTGATGCCATTTTCTCGTACAGCATCAATTGGATATTTACCAAGTTACCCAGTTCGATGGGTGAAGGATCAGACCGTGAGCCTGACTGGAAAGGCTTAGATTCGCAGCAAGGCATGAACGTAAAAGGACTATCGTCTTTGCGGCTAGTATCGTTCTTCTCTCTGACCTTAATCACCTTGTAGTCAGAGGGAATGAACATTTCCCCTGCCACCGTGCGAAGGTTAGTCCCGGGACGATTATTGATTGTGATCTTAGCGTCCCACGATTTGTAACCGTTCAAATTGTCATTCTGAGGGTGCATGCAAGTACGCGCTGCCAGATTACCGGGACGTGACAAATCAGCGTGATCTAACCAACTGACACGATAAGCACCGTTACTCAATACTTCGGTAACTTCAAACGGGCATGTACCCGAGCCAATCTCGTGGATAGCTACATAAGTGTTGCCTACTTTGCAATCACTGATGTCGCTAAGACCGTTGACCCATTCCCTAAACACCGAGGGCAGTGGACAGTCACACGACTTTACAAACACATTGGTGCGGTGAGTGTGCAACCACGACCTTGGATCGTCTTTGCGAACAACCAATACAGTGTTTTCACGGCCACGACCTGACGCGGGATTGCTCAGTACAACCATCTCTGTAAAAGTGCCGGGCTTTTCCAATACCTCGTACACGCCACTCTCATTAGGATTCATCAGTTCCATTTTGACTTGCGTGTTGAACGCCATACTCACGTCTTGGGAATCACGCTTGTCAGTGATCAGAACGCCATCATCCAAAAGCTTCTTGCGATCATCATCTGTAGAGTTCAGCCTCTTGTTGTCGCCGTCCGTAATGGTCACGTCGTTATCAGCTTCGGCTGATCGTTTCATCATGTCAGCAATCTTGTCCTGAATTTCATCAGGCAAAATATTCTTAAGTATGTCACCGTCAAAATCATCAGCGTCTCCCGACATCTGAATGTTTTGCATGGTGATCTTCAAAGCACCCGTTTTAATAGGATGCGTTTCACGCGCAGCAGGCAAAATGTCAAAAGACTTTTTTTCTTCCTTTTGTTTGCTGCCTGTCTTGCGACATGAATCATCAGAATATGGTTTCTTGCCGGGAACAGGTTCATATCCTTCCCAACAACGCGATTCTTTAGTCGAATCTGTAACGTCGTACGCCGTTTTAGGTTTCATCTGCGCCGACACAGGTGTTGTTGGAACCTTGTTCGCTGACGGTAATAATCCAGCAGGTTTATTACCCGCAGCTAGTTGCGGCGCATTAGGCGTTGACCGTCCTGTGTTTTGCGCAAACATGGCTCCTGTTTGTGCCCGAGGGGTGCCCGTGCCCGTCAACGACATAGAATTAAGATTAGAGTTTGGCTGACTCGCAACGTTTTGTCCCGACTGCGGTGTAAGCGATTGCCCGTTAAAATTCATCATTGATAACGGGAACGATCCACCGGACGCACCCGTGTTCATCATCGGCTTATTCATGTCCACAGCGGTAGGCATATTCATCTGCCCACGCGTACGGAAACTAGAAGGATCGGCACTGGTTTTGACAATGCTCTTTGCGTCTTCCAACGCTACGCTCGCCATGTCAGCCCAGAAATTGGGTCCGTAAAACTTATCAAACCCTTCTTTGATCAAAGGATAGGCCTGATACATTTTTTCGTACGCGGCTTTTAACAACGGAAAAGAACGCAACACGTTACGCATATCCAGATTTTCAGCCACCTTGGTATGCCGAGCAAACAATATGTCATTACGATCGGCAACAACTGCGGCTAAGAACGGCAAGAATGGTTGTGCCCATTCCGAACAATTAAAACCAAGATCGGAACTAAACTTGGTAGCTACAGGAGGATTTGCCAAACGATTAAGGTTAGGCAGTAATCCACCTAGCTGGAATGTATTCTTGGCAGACGCTTCACCTAATACGTGAGGCTTGCGACTAATGACGTGATTGACCCAGTTCTCTTTCATGGGAACAAACATATCTTGTTTCTTAAGATAAAGAAGTTCGTGTCCCTTGAGATCCCCGTTCAAAAAGAATACGGGGGCGTAAAGCCATTGTTCGCCTACTTTAAAGCCAAAGATGCCTACGGCTTTAGTGTTGTCGTCGTTACGTTCGACCAACTGAAAGCCGATGATAAAATCTAGAAGACGTGGAGCTTTGTCCTTTAAATAAGCGTAAGCAAGCGACGAAAATGCCTGCTCAAAACCTTCGGACTGCTCTCCACCAATCGTGGCTTGTTTCATCCAATGCTTTAAATGCTTATAGTCTGCTTTTTTATCTCGCCAGTACGTACCAACAACTGTAGCGACTTTCTCAAAGGAAAAAGAGAGTGTGCGTGACATGCGTGTGTTCCTTAGGTAAGTACATTATTCAAAATTATAACGTAGGAGCGAGGCAAACCAAGACAAATGTCAAACGTTGCGTTTATTGCCCCGCAAGGTCTAAACCTGCGGCTGTCAGTGCGCGAATAATGTCAGGGCTGTTTTTAAGTCGCAACATTAACGGTGACGTCGGGCTAATGTCTAATTTATCGGCTGCTATCAATTTACTTAATTCTTTTTTAAGTTGCTGCGGATCTTCTAATACAAATTGATTAAGAGTAGCATCTGTTTCAGGTATCACTTTGGCGGCAATCATTGCTTTGTAAAGCCTATACCGGTCTGTTTGATCGTTTAGATTTGCTGGAGGTAAGAGGTTGGGTTCTGTTTTCTTTAAATCCGCAGGACGCAATTGCGATTCAAGCTCTTTTTTAAGGTATTGCGCTCGTATCGTATCAAGTTGTTGCTCGCTAGCTCCCTGTGCCTGTGCCCGCGCATATTCAGGCGTTCGCTGTACCTCGGCATCTGAATAAGCAGCATTTAGCGCTTCTTGTTGCTTAGGATGTAATTGCATAAAGTGGTCGGGGTTTTTATCTATTAATAATTGTGCATGCGCTTGTATTTTTGCAGGATCATTATTCAACAATACGCCTTGGGTAATTTTTCGTAGCGTCATTTGATTTTGAGCCGCAGGCGTACTCTGATTCGTAATTGTAGGATCTTCTCGCATAAAATAATCTTGCCATGTTCTTGTTACTTTTGGCGGCGCGTATCCCTTTACGCCATCAGGTAAAAATGCTGGATCCGTTTTAGTAATCGGCGCAGTACCGTGCGTTTGCGCTTCTAATGTTTGTCGAATCTTTTCTTTTTGGATTGCATCGGGTGTCAAATTTCTAACAGCCGCTGTATTAGCTAAGTGCCCTATAGGAGAACTTGCCAAATCAAGCGAAGACCAAAATTGTTTGCGCAACTGATTTGGAACTTCACCAAGCGCTTGCAACATTGTCATTTTTCCGCCCGGATACCGTTTATTGAACTCTGGATCCATTTGCGGAAATACACCACGTAATGCTGGAATTGTTCTATTCTCGTAATCATGTTGCATTTGTTGTGTTGTACGCGGGACCGCCGTTTCCGTTGCCGCATCAATTACCATTCCAGTCACCGGGTGCTTAAAAGGAAATGCCAGTACATTACCCGCAAATCCTACTCCTTTGCCTATAAGATTTTTACTTAAACGATCAGGCAATCGTATGCCGGGTAACATATCGGGTTCAATAGTTCCGCCCATTAATGCCCCTGCTACGCCGACACCGTGCGCAAGTCTACCGGCGTCGCGCTGCAATGATGATGCTGGAGATAAAGGCGCCTGAAAAGTTGACTCACTTTTTGGCGTACGCGTTTGATCTGCGAACGTGCGTATATGTTCAGCGTATGCCGGTGATCCTATTTGCGCTTCAGCTCCGTTGTATAACTTACGGTCTGCTTGAGACATTCCCACAGGTGTAGGCGTTGGTTTAGGTGCTTTTGGTGCAGGGGGAACGTACGGCAAGCTTGGTCCCGAAATATACGGCGGAATCTTATTAGACGTAGGATCAGCGGCCATCTTTACCCTAGCCGCTAACTTTCCAAGCTCTGATGCCGTAATCATGGGTGATTCCTTAAATGCTTATATTGTTTAAAACTTATTTTATTTATGGAATGGCTTTTCCGTCCGCATCGTATTTGTTTTGACGCGGGGGTGAAGACGTTGTTGGTTTGTTAATATTGCCCGATGGAATGGCTTTTCCGTCCGCATCGTATTTCCTTTGAGACGGAGGTGAAGACGTTGTTCGTTTTCCAACAACGCCGGAATACGCCGGCGCCGACCTTTTAGTTTCTTCTCCCCACGCTCCGGGCGGAAGTAAATTATTTAACATGTTTAATGGCGCACTTACGGGTGTTCCCGCTGTTGCCAAAGCAGTTCCTAAAAGAGCAACTCGAGGATTTTGCATAATTCCGTTATAAGCATCTGCTAGAGCATCTTGCTGCTCAAATTTGCCGTGTTGCACATCTATCATTTTTTGTATTTGCGCGCGGTATTTGGGGTCATTCATGACAGCACTCATTTGAGTAGATCCGCCAAGATGTCCACGTCGCCGCAAATCTTCAACAAACGCAGAATACGGCATTCCCATTATTTCGCCCTTTGGCCATTGTCCTGTCGCCTTGTGATAAGCATCCGCCACGTGAGCACTTTCACTTAATACAGCTGGTAATTCAGCTCCAAATATTGTGCGCGGAACTTCGTCTCGCCGCATTCGTGTTGGCACACTTTGCGTCGTATGCACGTGTTCGTGCAATCGAGCAGAGTCAGGACCAACCGAAGGATAATTTTTATTTAAAAGTTTAATGGCCGAATTATCTGGCGGATTTTGCCACGCTGAATCTGGCGGCATGTTCATAATTTGTGCGCTTTCTACGTTGGCGCCGATGGGACCCATTCTAACACCGGGATCCGTAAAATATTCATCGTAATAAAACGGTCTTGATGTGCGTTGTTTAAACGCTATGTCTTTCATGTTTTTTAATGTTTTTTCAAATTCTTGTTTTTGCGGTGCTTTTGACGGATCACGGTACAGTGCGTTAGCCGCAGAATACGTTTCGTGTCGTTCATCCCCGGGATGGAAACTAAATGCTTGTTGCGGTAAATATTCCGATAGCGGCCCTAACAACGAAGGCGGCACATTAAACCCAAACGGACGATGATTACTATAATGTTTTGCTAGCAATGTTTGATATGTGCGCATGTCCATCTTAGGACCATCATTTCCTGTCAAATCTTTGCCTGCGTACGGAAAATCTTTCTGGGGCACAAATTTAGCCGCACTACCGCGAAGCGTAGGATCTCCGTAAGCTTTATTTTCGCTAGGATTAAATAAACTTCCAAATATTGGGGCATTTGTGTCAACAGGCTCTCCTATCGGTTTAATGCGTCCTGTCCTTGAACTGGTAGGAAATTTAGGTAAAAGCTCAGATTCAAAATCACTAGAAAATTCCGGTATTGGCTTTGGTGTAGCTGCGCCAATAGACGCACTTGCTCCAGCCATCTTTACCCTAGCTGCTAACCGTCCAAGCTCGGATGCCGTAAGCATAATTACTCTACCTCCTCATCGAGTAACCCCAGATCGGGACTGTACTGGGTTGTCTGCTGCCTTAAAATTTTGTTCGTTTCCAGTAATTCTTTCAAACGCGCTGCTCGTAATTCTTCTTCTGTAGGTAACGCCGTCTGTGCTACAGAAATTGGTAATTCAGCAGGCTCTGGCGGTTCATAACGGCGTGCCGCAGCATTCTCAATGTCACGAATTGTTGTTACAGGCGTTGCCTCTCTGATCAAAGAAGCAATATCTGCGGCACGCTTATTACGAGCTCTGGCAATACCGTCGGCAATACTATAAACGCTTTTCTTTTCTACCTTTTCAAGTTTGGTGTAGTACTTAAGATCTTCCACCAAATGATCTTTGGAAATGTCCGCAGCAATGGCAGGATTAGTGGTGTGCTCGGATTCCGTCTTAACACCCTTAGCCATTTCCTTCTTGGGAAAATCAGAGACGTTGTACTTGTCCCCAATGCCCCCCGGAAGAATGTCATCGGCGTGTTTGTACTGGTTTTTAAAATTGTCTAACAACGAATCAAGATTGTCTGCGCGCGTATTGTGTGTAAGCGTACCGGGCATGTTTCCAAATCTGCTCATATCTGACTTGTTGGAGTCATACAATTTCCGACCTAACTCAGAACGATATGCTTCAACTTCAGGCGTCCACGGGTTTCCTTTGGCTTCTACTCTCTGCTTAGTTCTATCTAGTCTTTGTTGCAAAAGCTCTGTTAATGGTGTCGTGACCAAAACACGATGCGGGTATTGCGCTAATTGTTGTTTACGCAACGCAGCTAATTGCGTGCCTTCCACAATGGCACCGTCTTTTGCCGAATTAATCGTGTCGAGTGCCATACGTCGAGCTGCATCAAGATAACGCCTACGTTCAATCGATCCGGGCGTCATGTGTTTGTTTTCAGGGTCATTCTTAAATATCTGTTTGAGTGCAGGATGATCATCAATACTCGTGACAGGTAAACCCAAAGCATCACTAAGTTGTTTTGCCACCGTGGATTTGCCTGCGCCACTATGTCCGCTAATTAAAATAACTTTGGATGGATCAGTTTCTGCGCATTTAACAAAATACAGGTCGTCACTAGCGTGTTTATCCGTACCAGTACTATTACTTAAAAATCCTCTGTCTGTTCCAAGCATGCTTAAAAGTTTTTGTTTGTGCTCCGGAGCCATGTCTTTCATGGCTTCATCTTCATCCCTAACACGATATTCTGGGGCCATCGCAGAATACATGGGACGTGTGCCTAAAAGTTGTTCTGCTGCACGACTGGGGACTGTGCCTGTTAAACCCTTATCTGTAACTGCAAGCCTAAACCGATCAGCCATGTTTTGTTTAAACGTAGCATCGTCGTGCATCGCTGAATCGGACGGATCGTACATATTGGACATGCGGTACGCCAAGTGATGTATGGCGTTTAACCTAGCAGCATCTGCGTTCGACAAATTAACTGATGTCATTTGCTGGGGTACGGCCAAAGGCGCAAACGTTACAGGTTTGCCTGTTTTTGCTTGGATCCGCGTGGCT